CGCTTTAGGATCTCGCAGTATTCCACCACATCTTCGTCTTTTACTAGCGCAACAATCGAGTCATGAACCAACATAAAGATTTTAGCATCTAGCCCTTTTGCTGCCACTTCATTTGCTGTTCGCATAGCGCCAAGTAAGTTAACATCACTGGCGAGACTCTGTACTTCGGCGTTAATTCCACTACGGACTTCGTGAGCTGCAATGCCTTTATCTGCGCTAAAGACATTAGGTAGTCGGCGTTTCCGGCCAAAGAATGAGTATGTGTAACCATTAGTTTGAATAAAGTTTTTGCGATCATCAAGCCATTTCTTTAGCTTGCTGAACTTTGTAAAGTATTGTTTAATATCATCACGGGCTTGTTCAACTGGATAGCTTTCACCATCTGGCAGACCTTTGGTAACAGTGGCCGCCACTTTGTTAGCACCAGAGCCGTACAAAATACCGAATGAAATAGCTTTAGCACTCTGACGCATACTTCCAAACAACTTTTTAACATCTTCAACCGCACAAGGCAATGAGAATACCATTTTAGCAATTGTTGAGTGAAAGTCACCGCCTGAGCTGAAAACTTCTTGCAAGTTCTTATCACCCGATAACACAGCCGCATAATACATTTCGGCTGTGGTCAAATCCTGCGATACGATTTTATAGCCAGCTGGAGCCTGAATACAACCTTTGATAATAGGGTCGTCGCGAGGTATTTGCTGAGCATTGAACTTCCCAGAACTACTAAGACGACCACTAGTAGTAAAGATAAGGTTAAAATTTGTACGAATACGACCGTCGCGATCAATTTCCGGTAAAATCTTTGAAATATAGGTATTCTGAATTTTTCCAAGCTGACGAACCTTTAGAATAGCCGCTGGCAAGGGGTGTTCTTCAGATAACTCTCCGAGCACTTCTGCGTCAGTTGAGACGGCTCCGGTAGCAGTTTTCTTACCAGTAGGGTTGAGCCCCAGGTAATCGAAAAGCACAACACGAAGCTGCATAACTGAGTTAGGGTTGAATATTTTTCCAGAATCTTTTTCATATTGCTTGACAGCTTCAAAACTATAAACGACCTTTTTGGCTTCTTCAATCTCGTAGTCCAAGTACTTTGAAGCAGCAGCCATGCGCTCTGTGCTCATGGGAATACCAACTTCTTCCATGTCCATCAAGAACAGTGTACCTGGAATCAAGATTTCTTCATAAACCTTACGCAATTTGTCGTTAGCTTGTACAATGGGCCAGAACTTGTGGAAAAGGTCGTATGTAACGGCTGTGTCAATCGAAGCGTAACGACTAATGGTATCAAACGGAATAAGGTCATAAGTAAAATCATCTTGCAACATACCATTAGCGGCACAGTATGCTTTCTTGTAGTCATCTAGTTCCGAATCGTAATCACCGTAGTTGGTGTACTTTAGGGCCAGAGGTTTCAAACCATGACTATCAGTTTCGTCTAGCACGTAGTGCATAACCATTGTGTCGTGTACACGATCACGAGGAAAGTCGATATCAAGGTGATACTTAATCATCTTAAAGTCGAACTTCATGTTGTGAAATACTGTGTAAAACTCGCGGGCAATCTTACGCATCAAGTCTAGGCACACGTCGTCTAGACAATCAGTTAAGATATATCGACCATGCTGAGTTTTATAACTCATGGAAACGCCTAGTACATAACCATCGCGTGGGTAAAGGCAGGTTGTTTCCGTGTCCCATGCAACATAGCCTTGGGCGTTTTCTAGCACTTCACGCAAGAAACGCTTGGCTTCAGCAGTATCATCAATGCCTTTAAAATCACCCTGAATATTGGGTTTTAGCTGGCCTTTGATATATTTGTGAATACGGTCTACAGCACGCTGAAAGTCGGGCTTACCTTCTGGCTTAAAGCTCAGCATAGCTGGATTAGAGATAGCAATGAACTTGTCATTAACAAGCTGTCCAGCCATGTTTGTAACCGACGTAATTTTTGCGTACTCTTTGGCAGCTTCTGAACCAACCAAGATAACAAAGTCGTATTCAGTCAGGTCAACTTCTAGGTCAACGTCTTTTTTCAGCAACTTAGTAATTGGCACTGAACTCATGTGAAAATGGTCAAACTCAAACTCAAAGTAGTCACTATACCGAGTGCGGTTCGGTGCTTTATCAATAACTGCAATTTTCATTTATAATTCCTTGTGATACTTTATTATAGCGTATCTAAGCTAAGATTTCAAGTTTATTTATTAACATACTCTGCGATTGATCGAACGTTCTCGGCATCTAAATCGCCGGGATCACTTCCATCTGGTAAGTCAACAATTTCTGTGATAAAACCCTCTGCCTCCAGCAGGGGCTTTAAGTTTTTTGCGGCACTACGACCCGCATCGTCACCATCAAATAAAAGGTAAACGTGTGTGATGCCTTGTGCTCTGAATGGCAGCAGCTTTTGTTTTGTGTCGTTTTGAAGCGTGTTAGTACCAAAAGCACACACAACATTCTCACAACCGTTGTCGTATAAGTTCAACATATCAAACAAGCCCTCAACAATTACCATTGATGAGTAACCACTAGGTAAATGCGCTGGGTAAAGCGGAATCTTTACCCCTTGAGGATAGTTGATATATCTGGGATTACCGTTGGACATTGTGTGTCGGCCAACAAACACTTGCGTTTTATTGGTAATATCTTTGATTGGAAAGATAATACGGTCTTGTAGCTTTTCTACTTGATTTGTATAAAAAGCCCCAAAATGCTTAAGAGTTGCAGGACTAACGCCACGAAACTGTTTTGTCCAAGGTGTGTAGCCTTGTGGCAAGTCTAGTTCTTGACCAAACTTTTTAAGTGCATCCAGCTTTTCTTTTAATGCCAAAATCTTCATTGGTACTAGGTTGGTGAATACACCATAGTACTTGAATAGATTTGTTTTAAACCCGCAGGCAAAGCAATGGGCTACGCCCGTTACTTTGTCTACACGAAAACTAGGGTTTGAGTCTTGGTGGTCTGGATTTAAGCATTTGATTAAGTAGTCACGACCCGAAACACTAAACTTCAGGTCGTTTTTCTGTATGAGTTCTAGTACTGGGTCTGACATATTAATCTCCTGCTTTTGGTAAATGCTTATGTGATTGCCAGACAAGCATTGCGTGCTGTAGCTGCTCACACTGATTTAGTCGAATATCGTCCATAATTCCCATATTTAGAAATTCACTGCGCATATTACGCATAGTTATTTCCATTAGCTTATCATACTGTTTTCGTAGTGTGTCTAGTACTACGTCGTATTCTGGGTCTGACATATTATGTGTTTATTTTGTAGAAGTTCTTGCAAGCTAACCATCCGTTTTGGAAAGCGTTTAGCTCTTTCCATACTGGATGTTCGGGATGATCGTGAATATTTACAGGAAATTCGGGATTATCTCGGCTAAACCAGAAATCAGCACTAATATACGCCATTTCAGCATCTTCTAGGACTTCTAGTAATTCGTTTGTGTTGTACATTATGCGTTCCAAGGTAAGTCTGCACCAGCATCCGATACTGGCGGAGCATCGTCCTGTGATTTCTTACCAGCTTTCTTTATCGTCTCTTTAGCTTGTGGGCGATCCACGCTCTGTGGGCTGATGCGTAGACTATCCCAGTCAATTGGGCACGTAAATGCCATTTCCTTGCCCCCACGAATTTTTGTCGTCTCAAAACTGATCGCATTAGTTTCTTTGTCATGCGCTTCCATAGTAAGGGCAATATCCGCTGCGTCCAAGATACCTTTCGCAAAGCGGGCTTCCCCGTCCTTATCAATCTGATACGGGCTGACCATGACGATTTCATACTTACGTGCAAGGTTTTTGAGTTTCTTGGATACTTCAATTTGTGGTTTCCAATCATACTGATCGTTACCTTCTAGGACAATTTGGTTCAAGTAATCCACCACTACTAGTTTGAGTTTATCGCCGAACTTTGCTTTGGCTTTGCCAATGTGCAAGTCGATACTGCTTAGGGTCAAGTCACGGTCGTCAACAATAATCATTTGATTATCGGGTTTTAGACTGCAACTACGTACCAGCATTTCTTCAAACTTAAATCGATCACGATGACGCATGAACTCTGAAACTAAGTCTTCGCCACCAACAAACATTTCTGCACGAGCTTTTACAACTCGTAATAGTTCATCATCAGTTAGTTTGTGTTGCTTTAGGTTCTGTAAATTAACATTAGCTAAGATACTCAGATTACGCTCCATCGTTTCTTTAGCAGTCATCTCAATGCTGAAATAAATGCTTGAATTGCCAGATTCGTACTGATTAATAAACAAGTTGCTACTAGCAATAGATTTACCAGAGCCCCGCTTACCTCCAATGAGAATAAGTTCCTGGCGAGCAACACCGCCAAGAACACTGTCAAAGCTATTGTTAAGTCCAAGATATACACGTTCTTTCTCCAAGTCTTCTGGATGCTGAAACATCATCATATCAGCCATGGTAAAGACTTTTTCACTTGTGTGGGTCTTTTCCTCAATAGTCAGCGCAATTGTCGCTAGACTTTCTTTTATTTCGTTTGTATCGTAGAGTGGGAGTTTATCTACGAATTTATCTAGTAATTTTACCGTTTCATTCTGAGTGTATTGGTCGATTAACGCATCCAATGCTACTTCAGCAGAAACGTCTGGTACCTCGGTTAACCGGAGAGTCGCCAGAGTTTTAGACGCCGGACCCTCCCTTAAGGTTAGCTCAAGATCGTCAAATGACGGTATAGCGCTGTACTTCTCGTAGTACTTATTAACGACGCTATACAAGGAAGAGTACGCAGGGTCTAAGAATACCAACTTCAGCTTTGCCCAGATATCTAGGTTACGCTCAGTTAATAATTTGTTTAAGACTACTGCACTAGTATCCAAGTTACCCTACTTTCGATTCGTTGTCTATTAGAACTTGATCTACGATTTCGGTTACTTTATACATAACTTCGTCCCGTAGCTTTTTAATATCTTGTTGATAAGATGCTCCACTGTCATATAACAAACTAAGCTGCTCATGCGTAATAAGCTGCTGTAGTCCAAAATAGATGTGGTCATAGGCCATAGTAGATTCTGGTGTAATCTCTACCTGTGCTGCCTTGCCATAATTATGCACAGCCTGTTTTACGACTTCTTCCATCGTGAAAGACTCGTTATCATGGTATGTAATAGTTACTTTCATACTATGAACTCCTTAAACAGAAAAAGCCCGGGAGCTTTATGGGACTCCCGGGCTAATTGGTTAAACCAAATTAAGCGGCTGCTTTGGCTTCGGCCTTGGCTTTTTTAGCTGCACCGTCATAGTCAGCAACTTTGATACCACGGCGAGTCAGCAAAGTACGCAGACCACGCTCAGTTTTGTCAACAGCAGCTGCAATTTCTGCAACAGTCATTGTGCTGATAGCAGCACCCAAGGCAGTCACTGGATCAACAGATTCCTTAGCGTGTGATTCTTTTTGTGCTGGAATCTTGGCAATCTGACCCTTACGTGTCAAGCTCAGGGCTTTACCACGAACGGAGGCAACAGTCTTGTTCAACTTGCTGGCAATATCTTCGATAAAGCTACCAGATTCAGCCATCTTCACAAAAGTGGCTTCTTCGGCTTCAGTGTAAGTGCGAGCAACTTCCACTTTTTCTGCTGGCTTCACTGAACCAGTCAGTTCCAAAGCAAGCAATTTACCTTGGATTTGTTTCGCCGAGAACTTGCCACCAGCAAAGTTTTCAGCGATTTCTTTGTAAGTCAAGTTACCGGCATTTGCTTGCACGAAATCAGCGAGATCAGCGCCTTCGTCAGCAGTAAATGCGGAAGTTTTTTCCTTGGCAAGACTAGCAACTTCACGGTCTAGTTGACGCAGCTTAGAAGCGATACTACGAGTAGTTTTACCAAGTTGTTCAGCGGCACGCTCAACAGACTCAACGCTAACAGGGCTTTGTGATCCAACGATGTTCATCAGTTGGTCAACAGCTTCATCGGACCAGTTTTTAGTAGCTTTTTCAGTCATTTTTGTTTTCTTTCAAGAAAGTATTTAGGTTTGTTATAATTGGGATGCCGAGGGATTCGGCTTTTTTGCGTTTTGTACTAGCTTTATCTTCTTCATCAACCAAATAGTCTGTGGTTTTCGTTACAGACTCTACTGCTTTGTATCTAGCAGCTTCCAGAGCTTGGTATGCTTCTGCTTTGTTTTTGTAAGAAGATAACTTTCCAGTGATACAAACAGTTTTAGAATTGTTGTTACTGTTTGATGTGGAATTTCGAGTAGATTTGAAAGAGAACGGCAAAAACTCTCGCAAATCAGGGAAATCTGTTTCTAGCCAAGTAATCAGGTTTTCGGTAACTTTGTCACCTAAACCAGCGGCTTTGCACGTTTCGTATGTGATTTCGTCGATATTGTCAACTACATCACAAATTTTCTTAGAAGCCGTTTGACCAACCAGAGTAATCGAGAAACTTGCTAGCACTGTGGCTAGATCAGCCGATTTGGCTCGTTCGATTTCATCAAGTAGTTTTGCGGCAGTTTTTTCACTACCTAGGGCTTCCGAGACTGTTTCCAAATCAAGATAAAACAGTTCAGTCAAATCTTGCAAGTCAAGTTTTTCAACTGACTTTGGCCCCATACCTTTGATGCCTAGGGTCTTGCAGAAGTGTTCAACTTTTTTGGTAAGCTGAGCACCGCAAGCCGTGTTGCGACAAAATAATTGATCGTTGACCAATTCGAGTTTGTAGCTACAGCAGGGGCAGGTTGTTGGGATTTCGATCTTCATGTTGTTTTATCAATTTGTAGACTATATTATAGCTGATTGGGGGTGCTTTGACAAGTGTAAATTTTTATTCCTCAAGCATCAACTTTATGTAAAATGCAAGGTATGATTTCTCCAGCCCTGATAACGGCTACCGTGTCGCCGATTCGTAAATCCAGCATTTCAATAAAACCAGGATTATTAAGAGTAGCACGACTGACCAGGGCATCGCCAATATAAACAGGCTCCAGAATAGCAACTGGGCTGACTTTGCCCGACTTGCCAACTTGCCATTCAACTGAAAGTAGTTTGGTTTCCACATGGGCTGCTCGTTCTTTTTTAGCATAAGCACCACGGGGATGCTTGGCTGTATAGCCCATTTCATAAAATTGGGCATTGTCATTAACACGGAACACGATACCATCGCAAGGAAAGATTTTATCCAAGTCTGGTTCGTTGATTACACTAAAGCCAGCCAAACGCAGTGCGTTCATGTCTGCGTTGAAGGTATCGTGCAGGCTAGGCTGAACACCATAAGCAAAGAAGCTCAATGCCCGTGACTGAAACTCGGCTACATCTTTTAGGTTAAGAGCACCTGCGGCATAGTTACGAGCATTGTCGATGTTGAGTGGAGCCACAATCTCGCCAGTGATCTGGTAAACGCCTTGAAAAGGCACTGTTTGTGGAACAATAGGGTTGCCCAAGAACTTGTCAGTAACAATCTGACCTTCTACACCATCCCCACGGGTAAGAACTCGAACAAGATTACCATCAACATAAAGTAGGCTAAGAGCTGCCCCATCCAACTTAACACTAGTAGCAATAGATCGAATGCCTTGGAGAGGTTTGGTACCTTCATCTTCGTAGTATTTCTGTAGTGAGTACATTTGGTACAAATGACGCTCGGTTTTGCTATTTTGTTTAGTGCCCACAGCACCATAACCCACACTATCAGCAAGCGCGTCAAACTGTGCATCTGTGATGAATGGTGAGCCTGCATAATAAGCGGCTGAAGCCGAATCTAAATATTGTGTAATTTTGTTCATAGATATTATTATAACAGTTTAGGGTCACAGAAACAAGTTAGGATTTTAGCCGCTCACTGTAGTGACGAATAATCTCTTCACCTTCAGCTTTAGAGCAAATCTCAAATAGTCCGTCTAGGATTGCATAAATATTTTCAGTGCTGGCCGGAATACTAACACCTTCACGACTAGGAACCCAGTCACCTTCGTAGCTCAAAAAGAACTTACGAAGCTGAATATAGGTTGTATCACGAAAATCATTTACGGCTAGTCGAACCTGAAAACCCTTGTCCATGTTTTCTTCGATTGTTTTTGAGTAGAGTATATTCTCGTCCATAAGTTTTGGTACATTCCATAGGTTGATAGGCCCAAAGTATAGATCTGGCCACGTAATCTTTATCATGTATAATTATTGGGGTTTTGGCGCAGATATAATTTTAAGCAGGTTTTCGGGCGTTGCTTCTACTGCCCAATGCACTACAACCCAATCCTGTATACAGTTGTGCGCGCTTATGTTTTTGTTAACGTCAAGCCCATGTGCTTTGTTGTAAGCAATACCCTGACGATGCCAAGTATCCCAATACTCGGCAATAATAGCATCCTCAGAGTATACCATCCACACAGGCTCATTTGTTGTACCAACAGGTTCAGCAAATAGCCAGTGTCTCATTTTACATCTTTCTCTTTGGAATTGTCGATGCCTTCTTGAATATACCCATCAAGACGTTGTTCAATAATAGTTAGAACTTTGCTTGACAGTTGCTGAACTTTTTCATTCTCGGCAACTCGCTGGGCGGCATAAGCACCTACCATTGTATATGCTGTTTTCTGGCTAGGTAAAAGCACTGATATAAACGAGCAGAATAATCCAATACCAAACCATATTTTAATACGCTTCCATATCCAAGGTTTTTTGCTGTCACCGTATTGATCGGATAAGTAGATAAGTAAGCCGAGGGACGCAATTGCCGAAAGTGCAATCAACAACCCTAGTAGTATTTTAATACTACTAATGGTACTGATAGCGTATACTAGTAGTGCTAAGTCCATGGTATTCCTTACTTGCCAACGTTGACGTTGGTGCCTGCACCAATCACCAAAGTGTTACCTTTGAATGTTGCAATAGCCTTGGCAGTTTCAAAAGCTGCCTCAGCTTGTTTCATACGAGCCTGAGCATCCATGTACTGGATAGCACCTGCGTTTTGTGCTAGAGCAGCAATACGTCGGGCTTCTGCTTCGGCGGTTTTGACCTCAACTTCTTTTTGCTTGAGTTCATTCTTAGACCGAACCAAATCATTAGCACTAGCAACAACTGTATCACTTGGTTGCACATTACGAATCATAACCTGATTGATAGTAATCGAGCCATCCAGTTTTTCTTCAGCAAGGTTACGAGTGATTTCTTCCTTGATGTAGTTTTCCATTTCAGTGCGGTTGTCTGCCATGTCCAGGGCTTCGTACTTTCGTGCTGCTTTGTAAATTGCATTACGAGAATTTTGTACAATGTAGTTGTACATCACGTAAGTATCGCCCCTGAACTCAGCATGAAAGCTTTTGTTCTTAGTGGAATACAATTCAGCAACAGCTTGTGGATTGATGTTGTAAACAACCACAGCGTCCAAGTCCTTCATTGTAGAGTTATCCTTGGCAACTGGACTCATATTTTCCAGCGTGACGTTGACATCTTTGGTTGGAAAAGTCAGCACATCACCAATAATAGTCTGGTTCATGCTACCTGGCAACAATTCACCTGGCTGTACTTGTTTGTATGCGTCAACGCGAACACCAACCTCGCCAGTTTCAATACGAGTGCAAGCACTGGTCAGTGCAACAGCGGCGATAACAGCGGAAATTTTAAAGATATTTTTCATTTAGAACAGTTGTGTGATAGCAAAAAGAATTAAAATGGAAGCTGTGGCTGCTGCCCCAACTTTAAAAGCAAGTTTGTACTCATTGAGACTAAACTTGCTAACTGAATGGTAAACAAAAGCCACTAGTAGTGCAACTAGCGCAAAAACAAGGATTATTTTAATCAAATCCGTACTCCTAGATCACGAAGATGTTGTAGGCTGGCAAGCTCATAATGTTCTTGCCAAGCTGACTGCAACCACTTGTCGCTCAACAAGAAGATGCGGTAGATATATCCATACTTTTCAGTGAGCTTTTCAGACTCAATCAGCGCAGTAGAGTCGTACTTGGTAGAGTACACTACTTCGCCAACTTTAAAACGATCACGCTGGGCACCATCTGGAACCATCTCAGGGTTAAAGTAGCTTGACCCAGGCACACGAATTGGCACTGAGTTTTCTTCTAGAATACGTTTGATAAATGTGGGACTGCGATATGTCATCTTGGAGATAGCGTCCACAGTTTCGCCACCAAGGTATTCTGAGATAATAAAAACAATGTCGTCTTTGGTAGCGGGCTTACCTCGCAGTTCAGCTTTGCGTTGCGCGGTACGCGCCTGCTTTTGCTTGAACTCCTCAATAATTGCACCAAGACGAGTTGTGTTGTATGACATACCAAGAATCTGACAAGCGTCCTTCTTGGTAATAGGCTTGACACCTTCTTCCTGAGGCTCAAGTAGGCGGATGACTCGGCTAATGTTAGCGTCTGTCATCAATTCTTCTTCACTTGCTGATTTCTTGCGTGTTGCCATACGATTCCTTAAATAGATAAGGCGGCATAGAGCCGCCTTGTATTACTTGAGCACTGACAGGAAGTAAACTGCGGCTTTGCCAGTCAGTTTAGACAAAATGTCTTCGTCAACAGGCTTGCCTGCATCTTCAATAGCTGCTTTGAGATCAGCAATAGCTGACTCTTTGCTTACGCGAGCTGGCTTGTCACCAGCGGCGGCTGTTTTGGTTTTAGATGTAGATGCTGCGCTAGGGTCTTTTTTGACATAAACGCCAGCTTGCACCAGTACCATGCGAACGCCGTTCGGAGACATTTCGATTTCTTCGGCAATGTCTTTGATGATTTCTGTGGAGTTCTCAGGTGTTGGGCCTGCGGCTTCGTATTTTGCGATAACTTCTTGCTTGAGTTCGTCTGTCCAAGTTGCTGCCATGATATATGTTCTTTCTGTGATTTAAAATAGTATTATACAGTGTAAAGCTGTAGGATTCAAGTTTGTATTTTTAAACGAATTCGGTAGTTACATTGGTCATGCGGCCTGGAACGAATCGTCGATAGTTGTTAGTGAGATCAAAGTCTGCATACAGCGCCATACGTTGATTGTACATGGTATCTTCCAAGGCTTTGAGTTTTTGAACAAACTCAGCGTATGCGTCCATGTCCAGCTCAGATACGTCGATACCTTCGATGTGCTCAGTGGGAGTAACCAACTCAACAAGCGTACGATGTGAAAAATCGCCGTTGGGTTTTGTGTATGTGAATTCTTTGATTTTCATTTGTAAGCCTTTGTTGTCTGTCTAAGTATATATTATACAGCGATCAGCTAATGCGTTCAACTGGAAATTTCTTGATCTGTTTTCAGCATTTCTGTTCTCAGACCAATTTCAAATCTCAGTGCCATAGCTGAGTTAAGCATAGGAAACAGCATTAGTGGAGCAACCACTGTTGTGATAAGAAAGTAAATTACCAAGCTGAGTTTGGGATACTCGGTAAAAGAGTTCTGTATACCAGCATCTCTCGCTTCACATAAGATAGGCCAAAACCAAAAATAGCAAGCAGTAAGTGATAAGCTACAGGCAAAAAGAATGTAGTAGCCAATCAATTCCATGTTTTGCCTTCGCGCATAAATGCCCGAGCACCGATGCTGAAGTCAACTTTGCCTTGGGGCAAGTTATCAAAGGTTTTGGTACTTGGAGTTTGAAGCGCAGATTGCTGCACCTTAGGGTTAGAACTAAACAGCTCTTTGGGAGCACGTCCTGTAAATTCTTTAAACAACTTGGCCAAGCGAATTGCTGTATGTGACCACTGTGCTGTAACAGGAGCTTTACGCTTTGAACCAACTTCTAGCAATGCATTTTCGATTTGCTTGTTATTTGGCTGTTGTTTAAACAGTTTGGTCAAACGACGCTTGCGATTCGCTTGAGTACGCGCAACACCTTGTGGAACTGCTGCAGGTGTTGCTGGTGCTTTGGATTTTGTTGCCATTATGTTAACTTTCTGATTCTATATTGTTTTGAGTTGGTAGCTGTTTCAATTAGCTCTACGGCTCTGGCCGTTGCTAAGAACTCTAGTACTTGAAAGGCCTCGCCATACGTTTGTACAACTACCGAAGGCTCGTTTACTATGTTGCTAACTTGCTTTAGTAGTTGTAGTGTCACGTCTTGGTACTCAGTAGTAAGCAGCTCGTTTAACAGCTTCTTGAACGGATTCTGGGCGGTGTTTGACTTGGTAATTATCCACATCGGCTTCTGCGTCGCTTTCTACATAGGTTGTGATTTCTTTGGCAAATTTGATTTCGCCTGCGATGCGCAAGACTTCTTCAAGAGCCACAATAAGTTCTGGAATACTCTCAACGGCAATAGGCATATATCGTTCGCAGCCGTCCGTAATAGCTACTTCATCAGTACCACCAAAATTAGTGCCGTACTCTAGTTGATTATAGTAGAAGTTACCACGAACATCTGGGCCAAAAAGGCCTTCTTCACCAAACATATCGACGTCAGCAGCTGTAACTTGGGCAAAATTAATTTTCATTTGTTTTTAAAGGTTGGGTTGTGTTGTTAAAGAATAATTATATCAAAAAGTAATAAAGATTTCAAGTGAATATTTCCACAAACAAAAAAGCCCCTCCATGACGAGGGGCTTGTAAAAGTGGTGCGCCGAGCAGGACTTGAACCCGCGACCAACCGATTATGAGTCGGCTGCTCTAACCAACTGAGCTATCAGCGCGTTTTTTCTACTAAGTCTTTGTATCCCCGATCACTGGGATGGATATTATCCTTAGTTGGGTATTTAATTGGCAGTACTACATCTTGGTACATTTCAGCAACTTCGTTTACATATTGCTGAATACGTTCAATAGGTACTTCACTGCCTTTTAAGTTACCGTGTGGAAGAATCCAGTAAACTCTGTCAGCTTGAACTAGTTCGCGCATATTTTCCAACTCACGACGAGTTTTAACATACTTGTGATCATTACTACCCAAACTAATAATTACTGTTTTTGCAGATAAATTCTTAGTTAGGTATTTGTTATTCCACTGCCAAGTGTTAATTCCGCCTTTTGAGTACGAAGCACATTCTGGACGCTTGGCACTAACACCAACAGCAATCGAATCTCCTAAGATCAGGCACTCTAGCATTTAGTCCTCGAAAATAACGTAATCTTCTTTGCCTACACCACACTCAGGGCACTCAAAATCGTCCGGAAGGGTATCCCAAGCGCCTTCAGTGGCTTCATCGTGAACGTGGTCACATACTACACAAATATATGTCATTTTACTGTTTCCCAAACTTGTTGATATGCTTCTGCATGACGCTGCTCCACACGCTTAAGTGCTGCAAAGCGCTTTTCTGCTTTTTGTAGAACCTTGATAAAGGCTTCTGCGTGCTCACGAGATTCCTGTGTTTGGTTACGAGCTTCTTGTGCAACTTCGTAATTACCTTCACGAATTGCCTTAGCTTCAAACAATGGATACATCTCTGTGTATTCGTATGTTTCGCCTTCAATGGCTTTTTCCAAACAAACTTTTGTACTAGGCTTGCCAATTAATAGTTCTAAGTGACCCCAAGCGTGTTTTAGTTCTTGGCTTGCAGTATGCTCAAAGTGGTCAGCTACTTCTGAATAACCTTCTTCACGAGCAATTTTGGCAAAATACATATACTTTGTATAGGCCATGGATTCACCGGCTAAGGCACTCTCCAGGTTTTGTAATGTTACCGACATTGTTTTTTAACCTCTTCTAGAGAAATAGGGGTATAGTTAATACGTTCCATCGAAACGTTAAAATAACGACGGTCTGGAATTTGTGATAGTGGCATCTTTACCACATTGTGGTGTAGGTGCCCATGCACATTTAATCCCCAGCGAGCTAAGCTCTCTGAGTGAATGGGTATATGGGTCATGATTAGACCCTCAAACTGATGACTACCACGAACGTCTTTGAAATGTGCTGCGTACGCAGATAATTTGCACAAGTCGTGGTTGCCTTTGATTAAAATTTTCTCACCATTCATGCGATACAGAATATCTAGTGCACTGGTCTTGGAACTCATGGTTACGTCACCTAAGAAGTACACTTTATCACCGGGACGTACCACTGAGTTGTGACAATTAACAATATGTTCATTCATGTGACTAACTGACTCAAACTCGCGTAAGGCAGTACCATCGTCGCGTTTGAATGTTAAGATGTTAGCGTGGTCAAGGTGATGGTCGCTTGCAAAAAATATATTAGCCATTAGTATGAGCTCCAGCTAGTGTCGCTGCCAACGCGGTGGCCATCGTGTTTTTCAGAGTCGTAGTCTTCATACCAACCCTCAATCCCCTCTGAATAATGCTCGTCATCTTCATCGAAGTCTTCGGTATCCACGTATTCATCACGCGGATAGATACCATACATTTCTGCATGGTCTTTAGCACATTCCCAGGCTAGTTCTGATAACTGTGTATCGGTCATGGATTTTGGAACTAACCAAAAACTCCACGAATCAGTGCCAGCTTGGCCAGCGTCCATGCCAATAACAATTTTACGCATAAGATTCCTTAGATACTAACAGTTGTTGGCTGTGGCACAGTCATTTCAGCACCCTGCAGCTGCACATAAACAAATGTCTTGCCTGGGTACATTTTAGCCAAGCGTTTGCACTCACTACGAGCCTGTGTTGCTGAATATTGCACAGTTGGAATAGCAGCAAAGCTAAGTCCAGTTGCTGGCTGAAAGCTACCAACAATAAACTGTTTGTTACGCACTGTATCGTGCATTGTGGCTTGATTTATAATTTTTGTTGTGTTCATGATTTGATGTAATTCGTGTATTGAGTTAATGTCGATGTTGTGGTATTTTGTTAAGTCTGCCACAAATTCTGCCATTGTTAATAGTTTATCTGGATTCATAATGCAGAAATCCCCTAAAGAAGTATATATTATACTGGCTTTAGGGGATTTGTTCAAGTTTAAAATTTTGCAATTCGTTTTTGCAAGATACCTGCATATACCATCATTGAATAGTATTGCATTTTAAGTAGCTCTTGCTCGTCACTATCTAGTGTTTCAAAGGTTTTATTTACAAAAAAGTTGTATAGTGCTTTGGCTTTATCGGTTAAAGCACTGTGTTCGTCTACTACTCGTTGTTGGTGTGGTTGCATAAATTGTGTTCAAGTTTATATAGTTTAGGGTCAAGGGTAACCCTAATTGCCGCATCCCCTGGAGGCTCCAGTACATCGAGCGGTTCCTTAGCGGTTTTAATTGGTACATCCTGACAGTTTCGAACTGCCGACCCTCGGAATGTAAATCCGACGCTCTACCACTGAGCTAAGGATGCAAATTGGAGCGGGGTACGAGGATCGAACTCGTCTCACTAGCTTGGAAGGCTAGAGCACAGCCACTATACCAACCCCGCGCTGTTTGATTTTTTCTAGTATTTCTAGTTTTTGTTCGTCTGATAGCTTGTACCAGTCTGTTAATTCTGCCGAAGTTCGTTTACATCCCATACAAACTCCTGCCTCTATCTTGCATAGTTTTACACAAGGAGATTCCACACTCATGGGTTTAACATTTGTGGTGTATATTCTGCACCAGCGCCTTGTGCGCCTGGTTTGCCTACCATGTCAGCATAATCTGAAACCATTGTTACAAATAACATACCTTGTTTGCGTAATAAGTCTACGTAAATTAAGGTGTTCTGTAATTGAGGTATTTCCGCACTACAGGCATTACCAGTTTCATTTGTCCAGTAGACTTTGTACATTGTATTTTGGCCAGTTTGGCGCAAGGGTAATTGTGGTGCGGGCTACAGGGTTCGAACCTGCGACCTGTTCGTTGGCAACGAACTGCTCTACCAGCTGAGCTAAGCACGCATTAAAATGGAACATCATCTTCAAAACTTGTGTCATAGTCTTGACGACTGGCAATTTCTGCCAAGTATTCGTATTTGTTGCCATCCATGTATGGGGCAACTTCTTCGGCTTCATGTATCTGCCAACGGGCAAAACTAGCCTGCTCTTGAATCAGCTCAATAGCCTCGGTTTGAAACTTAACGTAACCGGACTTTTCAGCCCAAATCAAGTATTCGTAATGATCTTGGGCTACATCGCATACACGGCAACCTTTTAGTTTACCAAATGTGATTGTATCAGTTATCCCCAGTTTAGGGTCTTTGATGTTTTTAAATGAAATAGCCATAAGAAAGCACACTGTGGCTGCCGGACTCAAACCAGCTTGATTTAATGGATGTGCCACACCCAGTGTGCTGTCTTATGGCGGAAAGCAGAGGAGTCGAACCCCATCCCATTTCTGAGAACCTGGTTTTCAAGGCCAGTCGCAGGACCAACCCCGCTGCATTACTTTCCAGAGAACTAAACCGTACTTGCGCAGAGGGTTTAGCCATGTTTTATTCTTGTGCTGCTTCAGCTTCACGCTGTGCTTGCATGGCTGTTAGACGACGGACAACTTCTTCAGAACCCATCCAAATGTCTTTGTTGTGCATCATTGAGGAGATTTCTTCAGGTGTCAAAAAGCCTTGATACACTTCAGTCATAAAGTTTTCTGACCAAGTACGTTCAAACTGCAGCTGATCGTACATTTCGCCGCCTTTGCCAAATGTTCCGGCACTATAGTTGTGAAACATAAACAAGCTATGTGGAGTAACTTCTTGACTATGACCGTGTAGGAAGATCATGGTAGCTGCACTCATACAAGCGCCTTCTACACTACAAACAACAGTAGCATCTGTGTCCGACATTACTCGCAAGAACTGTAGTGTAGTAAATAGGTCACCACCAGGGCTATTGATGTAAATGCGAATTGTGTCAGTTGCTGATGCGTTACGAATAACGTCAAACCACTCAATGTATTCTTCAGCGTCACAAATTGGCCCGCTAAGATAAAACTCATGAATGTGTGCGACTGGCTTGGTGAAATTGTTTGAGTATTTGTCCGACTGAAACAATTTAGGGTCGAGAATGTTTGTGTATTTCATGGTTTCCTTCATAAATTTTAGCATACTACGACAGTCCGGCTCTGATTGCCATATGTGGTTCAATATGCTAAAATTTATGTTGGTTTAGGGTCAGGTTTATTCTGTTACGAGGAAAACCTGACAAAACCCTAGGCGGCTGTTAGGCTACCAATGCGAACTGTGTATCGTTTGCGTTTATTTTTGTTTTGCTTCTGCGGCCAGGAATCCCTAACCCTACGGCTTCTACATTGCCGAGTTGTCTACTTGTTTACTCTTTGCCCTGTCGAAACCAAATGCAGCCCCATCAAAAGCGTATTACTTACAACTACCAGTTTTATAGAGAGGACTCGAACCCCCTTAAATACGCTTATGGTGGAGCTGGCGGGACTCGAACCCGCGTCCAGAACCTGTTTCTGTCTGCTTCATACAACCATATTTTAGCATACTACCCATGTCAGGTGCTCCTGATTACCCGTGGAAGGTGTGCGCGCGTTACTCCACATATATGCATTAAGTGGCAAGTAATATGCTAAAATATGGTGCCGGTTGCATGAATCGAACACGCGACCTTCTCGTTACAAGGGAGTTGCTCTACCAACTGAGCTAAACCGGCATTGGAGTAGGTGACAGGACTCGAACCTGCATAGAACGGATTTGCAATCCGACGCGTAGCCGTTCCGCCACACCTACATTAAATTTGTTTACGACGAATACAACCTTCAAAGTTGTCCCATAATCGCTCAAACTTCATTTGATACATTTGTTTGAGTCCGATCAAATAGTTTTGCTTGGCATCTTCGTCCAGCTTATCATACATATCAAGCATCAGCTGAATGTCATCACAAACATTCCAGCATTGCATGATATTTTGTTCTAGGTCGAAGCGGTCGGACATTTTAGTTAGCCAATACAAATTTTAATCGGTCAGCAGCATAGCTTGCTGCAAAAGCGTTGGGCTTTACTTGAGCATCAACATTACAAGTACCTTTGATATAGCCAATAGCTTGTTGAACAACACAGCTAGAACCGTACATTAGGTTGGGGTTAATATCTAGGTGAACTTCAACGTGACGATCTTGTAGTACATCTGAAAGTTCATGAAATAGGTCTGAAACCTTATATACTTCTTGCATTAAGCGAAGTGCTGGTTTCGACACCTTTTGGTCAAAGTCGCGTTCACGAGTTACTGAACCAAAGATTTTGCAACCGTGATTACCGTCAATGTGAACAACAACTGCTAGAGTATAGTCAGCGTGCCATACACCATTAACTTTAACACGTTCGCTATCAGCGCCAAGGTAAACCTTGGTTTCAGCTGACTGAGCATTAATGAAGTCTTTGACTTCTTGTAAGTTAAATTTGTGCATGATATATGTGGAGCGTCCGGAGAGATTCGAACTCCCAATTTCTAACTTCGTAGGCTAGGGCATTATCCAGTTATGCTACGAACGCATTAAGTGTGGCAGAGGGTACAGGAATCGAACCTGTGACAAGGGAATCAAAATCCCGTGTGATACCATTTCACTAACCCCCAACAAAAGAAAAGTCTAGAACAGTAAAATCAGATATTGGCCCATGCACCAGCGGCCTTGCCACGAATCGAACGGGCATCGTTTTTATAAGCATTAAAAGAAGTAACTGATTTATTCACTAAGACTATATTTGGCTCCACAGACTGGGATCGAACCAATGACCAAACGATTAACAGTCGTTTGCACTACCGCTGTGCTACTGTGGAATATATTAGTTTAGCACACTACCCCTTACCCCGTTGATGTGATCGCTGGACAACAGGTATCTCTCCTGCTTGTTTATAATGGATGGTAATACGCTAAAATAATAGTGCTGGTTACGGTTCCAGCTTGGACTTATCGTATCCAACGGATGAGTTACGGACGCTCTAACCGTAACGGCACGGACCTAAGGCAGGTTCTATAATCAGTATAGTAAATCTTATTAGACGCTTATAAGCATATACAGCTTGACGTAACTTACTTATCTATGATAGGTACTGATAAATTTGGCGGTCTTATGGGGTAACGATCCCCATCTACAGCAGTGACAGTGCTGTGTGCGTCCATGAACACTTTAAGACCATATGAAATGTCTAGCCGGTGAGGTATCCGCGATTCGATTCAGCTCTCTATCGCTTCCCATTCTCCGTTTACTTTCCTTACTAGACTAAACTGGTACGACTGAAGGGACTTGAACCCTTAATCAATTAAGCGGCAGATTTTAAGTCTGCTGTGTATACCATTCCACCACAGTCGCATAAATCTGGTGGAGAATGAGGGGATCGAACCCACTTGCCTCTAGAGGCCACGGATTTACAATCCGCTGTCCTACCATTAGAACATCTTCTCCGTTTAAAGAATAATTATATCAAGTTTTGAAATCAACAACAAGTCTAAATTTTGGCACGCCCCCAGAGACTCGAACTCTGACCAATGGTTTTGGAGACCAACGTGCTGCCATTACACCAGGGACATATATTTAACTTAAGAAGAGTGTACCATCAGCTAAGCCTTTGCATACAATTTCTTGTAGTTCAGGCAGACTTGAAAGTGGAACCGACTTGCCTTGTGCCAAGGCTTCTTGTGTTTCGCTATTATTACGAGTTGTTTTGTCTGTTTCCGAATCTTCTAGCCTATCGCGACCAAAGATTGCGTCCCAGCGTGCTGCGTATTCTTCGTTTGCTACGCTTAAGGGTCTAGGCTTTGAGCCTTTGCCACCATCACTCATTGTAATTTCCTTGTAAGGTGCTTGGAATAAATCGCTACAGAGTTTTCCCGGAATATGCTTCCGGTGCCATACCACTTGGCGAATAACGAATAGGCTCGTAATAAAAGAATCGAACTTTTGATGAAACTGTAACTATCGCCAAAGCAATAATAAAATAGCCCTTGAATAAGTATTATCGGTGTTTTGGTTAGATTAAGAGTCTAGAAGTAGCCGATAAAAGCGCAAAGGGCTTAGAATAACATAGGAATAATTAAGTACAGTGTGTTTTCAAACCAAATAGAAGTAACTGTACTAGTGCACCATATGCTATTCTAAGCCCTTAGCTTAGAGCCCCACCTTTATAACACCTGACTGGCTACAGGCTTGGGTCGTGGGTAAGTAGGTTAAGCAGCTTCCTGCTCCAATGCCTGGATGTAATCAATTACAGCTTCTGAGAAACCATTGATCTCAGTCCATGCTTGGTGGTTGACTCCGTTTTCGTAGGCAGCTACGTTGATAACGTAACCTTTACCACGAGGAGCACCTGGGCGATCATAGCTTTGCTCATCAGTAAACACAATGCAACGGTCATATGAACTCGCGCTGTTTACAGTCTTCATGGAATTGCCAAGAGCAGTTCCACCGTGACTTTGAGAGCTTGAAATAGCTTCGCGGAGAGCAAATCCACGACGAGGTGCAACGCGCACAGCATTATTACTAAAGCTATAAATCTCGACTTCCTCACAAACTTCACGGCACAGCATAGCGAGTGCTGCTGCCGCATCGAAGCGATCTAGATCTGATTTTGAGGAAATTCTGGTACCGAACATTGAGCCACTTACGTCGATCAACAGAACAGTCTTTCCAGGAATTTTTTGATGTGTCGCTAGGCTGCGAAACATCATTTGTTCTAGCATATCCTCGTATTGTGGAACAATACGTGCCGCCGCAATATAGCGGAAAGGCAGGACTTTGCTAACGTCAACAGTTTGTGCATAACTGCGGATAAGGGAATCCGCTACACCACTGTCGCGCATATTACGCAGATTACGCAAGAAAGCTAGAGCACCTAGCTTCTTCTCAGTCATAAGACGAGTAAACGTACCACACTTATCTGCGCCGCTAGATAATTGAGTTTCCCATGTGTCGGGAGTTTCAAGTGTATCAGCCGCAATGCGCTGGAACAGCGCTGTTTGCTCGGCATTTTGCGGTTTAGGGTGGGAGATAAACATTACATCGCGCAATTTGATTGCGGATGAATTCTTATTCCATTTGGCAAGCTGGTATTCCGAAAACTTGTTAAAGCAAGCTGCAAGGCCTTTTTTAACTTGGTTCGATACAGCAGTTTTGCCTTCCTTCCAATAGATACTCAAAAATTCAGACATTTCGTCTGGACGTTGAATAACATTGGTTAGGGCTTGTGCTTGCATTTTTCCGTTTCGAGCAAGTTCGCGTACAAGCAACAGAGGAATGTGACGAAGTTTAAACTTTGTACGGGCTTCCTCAGCCAGAGCCGAAACCTTTTCAGGAGCGACTTTGGCTACAAGGTCTTTGACCAATTCGGCATGAGTTTTACCGTCCATATAGAACTGGTTTTCCCACAACATTGCTGCCATGGTTACACGCTTTAGCTGACGTTCTGCATTAATTTGGGATACTTGCGTACCCACTGAATTTGTAGCAGGCTGACGCACAACACGATTGATCGAAGACATTTGATTCCTTGTAAATAAGTAAGAACTAGGCGAAACAGAGATTTGCGCGCTCTACCAACTGAGCTATAAGCTAGAGACCAGCTTAGGTGGACTCGAACCACCGACATCGTCATTAGAAGTGAAGTAACTGTTTCTTTCACTATACCTAAATTAAAGAACTCAGAGAGAACACTCTAGTTCAGGGCTGGAAGCGTTTACCTATCAAAGAACGCTTACCTTAAACTTAGGCAGGAGCAACGAAGACCTGCTGAATGTTGCGAATTTAACGGTAGTTTCATAGTATGAAGTACCTGAAATCTAATCACTACACTAAGTTCTTTAATTTAAGTATCTATTATATCAAATAATAACTGCGAGAACAAGTTCATTTTTCAGAATCTGTTCAGCGAACTATTGTTCTCGCCGCTAAAACATTAATTATACAGACTTTTGATTTCAACAACAAGTCTGAATTTTTTGTGGTGGACACGGCTGGATTTGAACCAGCGACCAACAGAATATGAACCTGCTGCACTACCGCTGTGCTACGTGTCCGTGCGATCTTAATCATCGCAGCTGCACTGGTATTAGTGCCGGTTACATTCTCCGGCGTGACATTTCGTTGACACTGAAGACATTGACGCTGTTTAAGATCCACTAAGGGGGCATAGTCTGTAGCCATAAGCAAACAGTAGCTTTAAGTGTGTGTTATTTTTGTGTCAGGAAACATCAAACCCCGTGAGAGCAGCCCATCTTGTTTTCGCTTCAACGGACGCAGGACAGTGGTATTAGCACTGATTTGTTTACAAGCCTGCAATGACAATGTAGCGTGGTGCTTATATCCACACATAGACGGGATACACCGGCGAGTTTCCTCAGATAAGCAATCGTATCTATTGTCAAAATATGGTGGCAGGCCAAGTGCCGATTTTACCAGTTCACTAAGCAGCTCGCTAGAGTGCTGGAAGGCCGTATTGGTTGCGGGGGAAGGACTCGAACCTTCCAGGCGGAGCTTATGAGGCTTGCCTCTACCCTGACTCCCCGCGTTAATACATTTTCTTAAAGTCGTCCTTGGCACGATACCAAGTACGCTCTAGTTCTTTTAATTCTGACCAAGTTTGTGGGTTTTGATCTTTGACGAAATCTTCAAATGTGTATGGTCTAAACACATCCTGAAGTTTCTTCATTAAATCACTTAGCATTTACAAACTCGTAAAACTTCTTGGACTTTTCCAGCATTTCTTGGAAGTCAAAAGGCTTGGGCATGAATTTTTCAATCATAGCCTGGGTGTTCATTCCCTTGTCAGCCAGGTTTTCTTGCATTTCGGTAATGAACTCCATGTTGGATTCATACTCAGCTTGCATAAGCTCTGCGGTCATCTTGAGGATTTCAAGACGAATTTCAAAAGGTGATTTACTCATAGTATCTCCTGTGTGTTGTGTGTAAAAGTGTGGGGCTTCCACCCACTTCCACATCGTTTTTGAGTCCGCGTGTCCTGGACTGTAACTTCGGGAGAAGTTATCTGGTACTGAGGGAGGATTCCGAGACCTCGACCTATCGCTTATCAAGCGAGTGCTCTGCCGCTGAGCTACCCCAGTGTGTGTGGTACTGCTAAGGGGAGTCGAACCCCTCTTATCGGGTTGAAAACCCGGTGTCCTAACCGATAGACGATAGCAGTATTGCGTAAAAGATAATTATACAACAAATAGGCTGTACAATCAAGTCTATATTTATAAGTTTAACCCCAACTACGGTCGAGTATGAGCCGAGGCGTTGGCCTATAGAACTACTAGGCTAGTTAGGCCGTTGGTAAAGGACTAGAGAACTACTCCAGCTTAGGGTCAAACTTATAAATACTTGGTGCCGAAGACTGGGGTCGAACCAGTGACACACGGATTTTCAATCCGCTGCTCTACCAACTGAGCTACATCGGCTTAGAATTGCCAGCTATTAATTGACTGCCACTGTTCGGCTTCATGACCGTCACAGTCAATGCGCCAAGGGCATTGTGACATAATATTGGTTGAGCAATCATCGTTACCCCAGCACGCTGGAGGAGTTTCCCCACGTAGTACCACAATTTGTTTGTGCACTAAGCTACGACGATTGGCTAGGTTGGCTTCTTTATCTAGTAATACTTGAATTTCTGACATAAAAACCTTTTGGGGTGAATCCGGGAATCGAACCCTGGCTTACTGTTTCACAGACAGCAGTGCTGCCACTACACTAGAAACACCATGAATTTGGCGGAACACGTAGGAATCGAACCTACTCACCCATTACTGAATGTCAGATTAGCAATCTGATGCCTTAACCGGTCGGCCAGTGTTCCGTATTTGGTAGCTCCACCGGGACTCGAACCCAGATGAACCAATTATCTGTTGCTTACGGGATATAAATCCGCCGTTTTACCATTAAACTATAGAGCCGTAAATACCATATTTGAGCACACTAGCATCCACTTTTGGAACTTGTACTTTGCTCCCGTAAACGTGTTGCCTTGCAAGGATTAAACAAGTGGTTGAACGCCATCTGCTAATATGCTCAAATATGGTAGACGCACAGAGAATCGAACTCTGATTTGTAGGTTAAAAGCCCACTACTTTAGCCGTTAAGTTATACGTCCAGGTTGCGCTTCCATTTGCCACGAAGCTGCTTGTGGCTTTTTTGATGTGAACCACTGCCGCCACGCTTCATCAGCGCAAGTGCAACGTGGTTCCTAGGTTTTCGTGTTTTCATAAAATTCTTCTTTGGCTTTGCGGAACTTATAGTCCCATCTAAAATCAATCATCATACAGCAAAGGCAAGACATTAGTTTTGTCTTTTTGCCACGGCACTTAACATTGCCAGCTCTGGCTCCGTATACTGGTGATTTCATATTATTCCTTTGGTGGACCGTGGGAGAATCGAACTCCCGCCTAAGCCTTGCAAAGGCCCTGTGCTACCATTATCACTAACAGCCCAAATTGTGGTGCGTCGAGAGAGACTCGAACTCTCAATCCTTTCGGCACTGGCTTCTAAGACCAGCGTGTATACCATTCCACCACCAACGCATTATACTACTAAATCTACATATAAGCCCTTGCCGTTTCCAGCCACAGGGAACTTACTGTAGGTAACAGACTGCTCAACAACTTGTCTGACTATTTCATGACCTTTAGCATCTTTATATGTTATATAAGATGTTTTCTTCATGTGGTCTGCATATAGACTTTGAACTATTGAGATAGACTTAATTACCATATTGTTGTAGCCTTTGTTTACTACCACACCCGCTAAGGCATCGGCTTAATTTTACATAGATCAATTACTTCTTGATATATATTAAGCTCAAGGTATAGACAATGCTTATCTAGAAAGCAAGGCCACTTCTTCTTGTAAAGCTCCGAGACTGAACCGGAATCTAGCAAAGGCCACAACAATATGGTCTCGATGGCAAGAATCGAACTTGCGCTTCATGCTCCCAAAGCACGGGTGATGCCATTTCACTACACCGAGATAACACTTTTTAGAATAGTGCGAAATCTCCCCGATATGAAGATCTGTCGGTGGCAGCAAGATCAGAAATCTGTAACCTTTTTGTTAGCTCAGAGCTGGTAATCTGAGGGTCTCGACCAGTGCATCTGTTTCACCATACACCCACTGAATTAACAGTGTTTCACTAATTGGCATACTCCCGCCCACATTGTTCTGATCTATCTGCGAAGTCCTATGTTAGTGTCGGAACTATCGCTGAATAAGTATCTATTATACAGTGTTTAAGCTGCACAATCAAGTCAATATTTTACAAGGGCCAAGATAACTGATTTGTGACCTACACCAAGTTCATCACGAACAGCACTGATTGCTTGTTCAGGAGTCATATCTTGAACTTCCCACACCAACAAATTGCCGTTTACTTTGGTAAATACTCTCATGTTGTGTTTCTTTCAAAGAGTAGTAATTATACTCGAAAAGCACAACTACCACAAGTGTAAATTTTTAAACCCATATTTAAACAGTCTGTTACTGCGACATAACAAGGTGGACATTCACCGGAGCCACAGTCTCGTTACCGCTGGCCACGCCAGGCTGTTTAAATATGGTGGGTCAGGTTGGCCTCGAACCAACTTCTCTAAAATTTCTGTTTCCCACAAGCGTATATTGCAAATCAGCCCAGAGCTAGTCACCGTGAACACCTGTTGCGCAGGGTTGGCAGGGTGATCGTTGTCTGAAGGGAGGAACAGTCCGGATTTGCGCTTTAACCACGTTAAGCTACCGACCCATATATTAGCATAATCAATATTACCATGTTGACGCATGGCTTTTCGCAGGCCGTCAAACCTACCGAAACGGCAACTGGATTTCCGCCCAGTTAACCGAACCGTCAATTACGCTAATATATGAGGGCCACCCCTAAGTGGCTCATATAGTCTTATGACTCTTGGACGACAGTCCTCAAGTTAGACAACCACAATTACCACCAACTACCTTGGTAATCGCATTTTACGAAGCATATAACTCATTAGGGAGCAAGTCAGTGATGCAAACGGGCCATTATATTATTTAAAGAACTAATTATACAGTAAAGAACACGATCATTCAAGACTGTTTTTATAGACTCGAAGTGCTGTAGCATCTAAGCTAGCATAAGTACGAAAGCTATCGCGACCTACTCGATCATAAAGATCATTTGCCATTTGTTCTAGCCGTACAAGACTCTCGATTGAAATCAAGGTACATTTGATGTAACGGCTCATGAAGGCATCAATTAAAAAGTCGCGTGAATAGCCTGCCATAATATCTCCAAATCAGCCTATATTATATCAACAAATAGCGGCTTCGTCAAATGTCAAAATTCTGATCTGAGTATCACCACGCTCGTCAGCTTGTTTTAGCCATTTTGATAGTACGTCTTGCATTAGTGAACTCATGTGATAACTGTCAGGATGACAGCGATATACACTGCCTGAGTAACCATCAAACTCCCACCAACCATCTACTAATCGTGTATTAGTAATGCCGGAATTAAGTTGCCAGCTATTAGCTCCAGCAAATCCGCCGTACCAACCCGCAAAAACTTTGCGTAGTGGTGTAGTCATACTGGGTGTCATAAATTCTAAAACAACCCATGTATCTGGTGTGTATGTACTCATTGGCATACCCTTCCCAGGATACTACCAGGCCACATCATTCCAGCACCAAGCATAGTAGTGCCCAAAATTAGCAGTTTGATTTCAAATGTACTCATTGTTGAACTCCGAAATGTTGTTTTATCCGCTGTTTGATAACTTCAGAAATGTTGCCATTGACACTATCTTCACGAGTATACCAAACCCGTTCTGTACATTCCTTGATAAGCAACTCAGCAAACTCTTTCATAACATCATCTAGCTGAACGCGGTTTAGGCTATGCCAGGTATATGGCACCTGTTTGTCTAGTGCTTTGCCCAGAAGTTCGTTTGCTATGTTGTTCATATTAGTCGTCCAAATCAGGTGCAGTAGTTTCTATATCGCGTTCTGTAAAAACGTAGCAATCGCCCTTGTATGAGGCTTCCAAGTCTTCTAAAGCAACTCCTTGGTATACTCCTACAATGCAGTCCCAACCAAGTTCAGTTGAAGTTACTACAACGACTGTTTTGTTCATATTATTTCTCCAAATCAGACTATATTATAATCTGATTTAAACAAATGTTCAAGTTTGAAATTTGGCCCGTCTGGCAGGAATCGAACCCACATCTCAGGGTGTAGAAGACCCTTGTCTTATCCGTTAGACCACAGACGGCTGTTATTATTTTGTTACTGGCCCGTACACATCAAACAGTTCGGTTTGAAAGTGTTCAACCAAACCACGCTCCATGTACTCGTAATTGTCTGGAATATCCAGGACAATTTGTTTTTGTTCAATTTGTTCCAGCAACTCACGGTGGCCCAGGAAGTTATCTTCCAATTGCCACAGATTTTCACGATTAACAAACACAATCTTTTCAGCCCAGTTAATCAAGTTGGCTGAGCAAGGTACTAGCGCATAGTTAAAGTTTGATCCGCAACTGCGAGCATTAATACCACGCTGAACGGCCAAAGCAGCACCAGTAGGACTGCGAAGTAGTCCAGCACTGCAAACAAATAACCAGCGAGGAGCTTGGCCTTGATATTGGTTGGCATAAGGTGCGCTAGTTTTAAAGATACTGTCATTTTTAGTGCCAGCTGCAAATGGTGTGTTATTAGTCATTTTGTTTGAATTTAAGTAGCTGTTTGAATAAGGCATCGCTTTACAAGTTTAGTGCTTGCTAAGTTTTTTTGTTTTGATTCACACATTATATCAGCATATGGACTAAATGTCAAGGCCCAAGTATTTACTGCTGAATTCCAGTAGTAGTCACTATGAGCACGCAATTTAGCAGCTGTAAAGCCCATGAACTTCAGTTCTTGGAGATTTGGTCGCATTGTTGGGTCGTGCGCAACAAGTACGTCTTCACGGCTGACACTATAGTGTACCACGGGACGAACGCCTCGCCAGCTATCAACCACACGCATAAATCGTGGATCGTTGGGTTCAATGTATTCGCCACTATTAATCCAGTGATGATGAATGTCAAGAACAAGTGCACAGGTATCTACCAACTCTAAGCTAGCATCAAGACCCCAGGTAAACTCGGCATTTTCGATTGTTAGGGTGTTGCGTGCTTCGGGGCTGAGTCTACGCATAGCAGCTTTGATACCTGCTGGGCCTAGCTTACCGCCAACGTGCACATTGCACTTGAAGTCTTGAAATTTGCGACCGTAACCCATATAACGAATCAAGTCAGCGTGATACTCGAACTCGGTAATTGAGTTTTCAACAACGCCAGGATTTTCGCTGGCAAGCACGCAAAACTGACCTGGGTGGAAGCTGAGACGAATGTCATGCTCGCGAGCAAACTCGCCGCACATACTGAGATGTGCTGAAATCTTGGCAACAACGTCGCTTTGGAAGTAGAATGGCATATAGTCGTCATGAGTATATGCTGGCAACAAGTCACTTGTAATGCGAAACATACGCTGATTAGCCGGTTGTTGCGCAACCCACTTCAATTGACGATAGAACGCATTAAGATTGTGGTCAAGCAAACCCCACAGCTTGGCACGAGCAGCGTCCGGAGTCTGACGAGCAAGATAGCTGATAGTTGTAGACTTGGTATTCAGGTCACTATTAGCTGTATCATGATCAGATTGAATTTTGCAGGCAAAGCCAACGCGATTGATAGTTTGATTAAAATATGTCATAGCCACAATTATAACAAAACTAATTCACAAAATCAAATATAAATTTATCGGCCTACTAAGCCGAAGCAGATTCGGCACACAGGAAACTCATCACTATCAGTTCTGTGGTCACTACCCCAAATACCACAGTGCGAGCACTCTTTACAGTACTCCTCTAGTAGGTAATCGTCTATGTCTTCAATATCAATGCCTGCATCTTGGCAGGCCTCTGTTAAAGTTTTGCGTGTGCCGCTGAGCCTTTTAGTTAGGCGTTTGTACATTTGGTTTGTATCGGTCATCTAGTTCGGGGTGGGTTTTCTCAAATTCTAAAAGGAACATAATACAGCAGGCTGCGTGAGCCAGGTGCGATAGCCCCGACTCAGGGTCAGTATTTTCACCATCATTGAAAGCTGTAATGTGTCGCATTGCTGCGGCTAAGGGTCGGCTCCAGGCAAAGCCCTTGCGCCAGTTGTGTTCTGCGTACTTTTGTGCACCAAACTTTAGCACTGCCGCTGTTTGATTCATTGCTTCAGTACTAAGCAAGTTAAGTGGGAGTTTGTCGCCATCAAATTTCAGTGCTGTACCAAATTGTTTTTGGATTGCTGCTAGAGTTTCTGGCGTAATTTGTACATTATCTGGAATCGGGGTTGCTGAACCAAATACAGTAATGTGTTCTAGTGTTTGTGTTAATTCTTCGTGTTTAGGCATTGTGTTAGCTTTGTATCGGGCAATTTGACTTGGCCCTGGTTTATAAGGTCGGCGAACATTCATTATAAACAATTTAACCGGTTTTGTCAACAGGAGATTTTACCAATGCACATAGCTTTGGTTTATTAACATCAATGTCTACTTCAGGTTTTAAATAGTTTTGTCTGCAATACTCCAAATAAGAGTAATAAGCGTGACGCGCAATGTATTCGCTAAATGTCATAAAAACACCTATAATATTCGATGATTTATTATATCACTCAAGTAACACATCGTCAACGCTAAAATTTTTCGTGCTTTGGCGCAGATCATATAAATTTTGACTTGCCATACAAAGCCGTTTGAGTTATAATGTAACTTCGACTATAAATTTAAAAGAAATTATGGACATTAATCTGCTTATACAACGTTTACGGCACGGAGATAGTTATACTGTGCAGGATGGGGACAACGACCCATACCAAGTCAACCGACCCCCTAATAGTTTGATGCTAAAAGCCGCTGATGTTATCCTGCAACTATCGCATGCGGTTCAACAAGCTAATGAAGTTGGCAATAACTTACAACGTCAATTAAATGAACTTAGCCAACAATATGAAACGCTTCGAAATTCTAGTTCTACTACAACATCTAGCTGAAAAGCTTGACACAGGCAAAGGCACTGCCCTAGAACAACAGAGTTTCGATACAATAATGGAGATCTTAAATGAAGACATTAAAAATCGGAATAGCAGCCCTAGCACTGTTTACCAGCCTGGGACTCAGCAACCTACACCTAAACCGCCTTGGAATATCACCTGTCAAACGGACGCCAATTACGCAGGCGCCCAAAGCAGAGATATTTTGCCTGGCCAAGAACATATACCACGAAGCCAGAGGTGAGCCGTTTGAGGGTCAGATTGCAGTTGCACAGGTTACATTAAACCGTGTTGCTGCTGGTACTTTCAACAAAACTGTTTGTGGTGTTGTTTATGCACACAGTCAATTTTCTTGGACGCTGGAATCTCGCAGACGAGTAACGGACGTTAAAGCCTGGGAATCAGCAGTTGATATTGCAGCCGCAGTATTAACTGGAGCAGTATTGTTGCCGGACTTTAAAGCCCTTTACTTCCACACAAAACAAGTAAACCCACGCTGGAATCGCAAAAAGCGAGTGGTAGCCGTAATTGGAAACCATATTTTTTACAGTTGAATTCCTTAACTCAATCTGTTATAATAAAGGCTTAAGGAAAAAATTATGAAGATCAGACTACTATCAGACCTACACACAGAATTTCGTCTGCCATACAAAACTCAGAGCTTTGCCGAGTATCGTGGTGAAGACGTGCTTGTGCTTGCTGGCGACATTGCTAGCGGAAGCACCAACACCATGGACGTTATCAAATTCTTTCGTGACCAAGGCTTTCCACAAATTGTGTATGTGCCTGGCAACCATGAGTACTACGGCACCGGCTTTGACGAGTTCAATGCCAAAATGGAAAACAAGTGCTTGGAGTTTGACAACGTGCACTTTTTAAATCCAGGAAGTGTGACCATTGATGGTGTCCAATTTGTTGGCGGCACACTGTGGACTAACTTTGATGAGAATCCCTTTAGTCAAAGTGCAGCCAAGCGCGGTATCAACGATTTTCGCATGATTCGTGACTTTGATGTTAACCGTTGCGCTAAAACTTACTACGAGCACTTTGACTATATCAAAGATCAGTACGAACAGCGTGGCAACAACAAAGTTGTGGTTGTCACACACTTTTTACCAGCTCGTGAGTGCATTGCACCACGCTTCCGTGCAGCAACCCTAATCAATGACTACTTTGCTAACAATCTTGGTGAGTATATCAGTAATATGTCTGATACTACTTGGCTTTTTGGCCACACCCATGACGCTACTGATATCGTGCTTGGTGATACTCGTGTTGTTGCTAATCCTCACGGTTACTACACTGCTATGAACGATGGTATTGGTTTTGATCCCTTTAAGGTGATTGAAGTATGATTGACGCCAGTGTATTTTACAAATGTGATCGTATGGTATGTGCTTTAGTAGGAAGTAACTTATCAGATAAATGGTGGCACAGTTCCAATAAGGCGTTTGATAATAAAACACCCTTTGACACTTTTTGTGATTCACCAGATATTGTATATAACTATTTGCTAGGACACTGCTTTGGCTAATAAAGGTTATAACGAAATTCGTGAAACTGCACTACTAGTAGGCTGTGAATACAAACTGGCGGGCAATGCTCGCCTTTTCGTTGAACACTATGTAGACGAACACCGCGAGTACTTTGCCCTATTCTCAAACACACCAAACTCTTATTTACCACTAACTATTACAACAAATGAACTTTAAAGACAACATTACTGCCAGGATCGTTGCGGACAGCACTTCACCTGAAGGTGTACGTATGACCACAATGGAAATTGAGTATCCACGTTTTATCTTAGCAGAACTCAATACTCACCGTATGCTTTCAAAGAACTCGGCAAGTTCACGTGCTATTCCTGTAAAAGCCATGCACGAGCAGATCAAAGCAGCACCTGCAGGCCCTGTGTTTTGGGGCAAAAATCAGCCAGGTATGCAGGCTAAAGAAGAACTGGTTACCAACGACTTGGCCGACGTTAAGTTTATGTGGACGCGTGCTATGCAAGACGCACTGCACTGGGCATGGGCAATGAGTGATCGTGCTGGCCTACACAAACAAATTGCCAACCGTATCACAGAACCTTGGATGACCATGAAAACTGTTATTTCAGGCACTGAATGGGCAAACTTCTTTTGGTTGCGCGACCACCAAGACGCACAGCCTGAGATTGCTGTGTTAGCACGCAAAATGCGTGAGGCATACGATGTAAGCACACCACAATTGTTAAATCCTGGTGAGTGGCACGTGCCTTATGTTAACACCTATCGCAGTATTATTAATAATGAGCTGCTTTATAGTGATAACAAGGGTGATGATCTTACAGCAGAAGAAGCGCGCGTTGTATCGGCCAGCTGCTGTGCTCAGGTGTCATATCGCAAGAATGACGACAGTTTTGAAAAAGCCAAGAAAATCTATCAACAACTAATCGAGTCAGAACCTGCACACGCAAGTCCTGTTGAGCATCAAGCTACTCCCATGGATATGGCTACAATGTGCCGCTTTGAGCCAGAAACTTGGGAAGAAGGCATTACTCATGTGAGTACTAACTCGGACTTGTGGTCAGGCAATCTTCGCGGCTGGATTCAGCACCGTAAACTAATCGCCAACGAGGCCAAGTGGTAATATGAACGTAGTACTCTACACCCAAGACTTTGAACCAATAACGGTATTGGATTTACCGCTATGGTTACTAGAACAAATGGAACGCCAAGGTGCTGTGCGTGTGGCAGTACAACAACCACTTAAGGTTACCGCACCTGAGGGTCCAATTGATTTTGAACCGCCGCCAATAGTTACTATTTACTGTGAGCGACTTCGCTGGAAGGATGGCACAGTTAAACCTGTGCTGATTACCAATGATGACGAACTCGCACTTGCATTACGACCAGCATGGTTGCCGGGCCAAAATGCCAGTATTCAAAGCTATAAAGCAGTTATTCGTGGTTTAACAGACCAACTTGTCAAAGCAATGCGAAAATAAACTCTTGATCTCGTATCCAAGACATTATATAATAATTTATTGGATAGGAGATCAACTATGTATTTTTGCGTAAAATGTTCAGATGACGTAAACCCCAAGCGCTGGGCATTGGGTAAACATACGTGCTTGCCGTGTGGCGAGCGTGTAGCCCGCGAGTTCAAACACTGTATTGTGCCAATGGCCAAAAGCAATTATCAACCAGTTACTGATCTTTCAACACTCAAACAACTAAATAAATATGCTAGAACTTAATATCAAATGTGAAACCATTGACGAGGCTCGTGTGTATCTTAATGGGCCTCAGTACCTTAACCTAATTGATGACTTTTACAACGCATTGCGTAGTGCTCGCAAGCATGGTAATGATGTGGATGTACTAAAACAAGTGGACTCTTACATGAACGAGTTACGCGAAGCAATCGACAACTCTAGTGGAGCCTACTAATGAAACAAAAATTTAACTTAGACAGACAATTTAATCAGTGGTTTTTTGACGAACAATATCCCGAAATGGGATCAAATCGTGCACAAGTTTATATGTACGGCAATCCACAAAATTCCAGCAATCGTGACTACTGGATGAAACAAGCGTTTCGCCAAGGTGCCCAAGCTATGTTTTTGGAGATTGATAATCTCTTACTTGACTGGGCTTGTGCGGTTGAGGGTCTAGACCCTGAGCTGATTGAGCCAAGTGAAGTTTACGATCGTGCTAGACAAAACCTGCACTCTTATATCCACGAACAATTAAGGTTATTTCCATGAAAGTAAAACTAGGCCCTTATACCAATTGGATTGGCCCTTATCAGATTGCTGAAAAGCTAATGTTTTGGGCAGACAAGTATTCCGACGATCGTGTGCACAAACTTGGCACTTGGCTTAGTGAAAACCGTGACGGAACCGATAGCTGGCTGACCAAAGCGTGTAACTGGGTACACAAACACAAGCGTCGCCAAGAGTACGTCAAAATTGATCGTTACGACCACTGGAATGTAGATCACACTCTTAGCTTAATCATTGCACCGCTGTTAATTGAATTGAAAAAGCACAAGCAAGGCAGTGGTTATATTCATGATTGTGATGTGCCAGAACACTTGCGTTCAACTGCTCCAGGTGCTCGTGATGGTTGTGAGAATACCTGGGATACAGATGCCAACTTGCACAAGCGTTACGAGTGGTTCTTGGATGAACTAATCTGGGCTTTTACACAGCACAAGTCTGATGACGAAACCGACAAGTTTTATGACCATGGTGAAAAAGTTCCGGGCGAAGACCTGATGCAGTCTATTGGCCGTATTAAAGTTGACTATCCTGGGCTAGAGGCACACAATGCTCGCAAGCAGCACGCTTTTCAAATGTTTGGCAAATACTACGAAACTTTGTGGGATTAAATATGATTAATTTGTTTATTATTGTGCTGGCGGTTGCTGGCATTGTTTGGTGGGCCTGGAAGGTTGCGGACTACTACTCTCAAAACCACCCAGTTGAGTCAGACTGTACTGGTGACTGTAACCAAGGTCGTTGCTGTACTTGCTGTGGAGATATGCCAGAAGACAATGAGCAGTGGCCGTTTCCAAGATCTAAACCATAAGTGTTGTTTTTCAGCAACAAATTATAGCCACATTTGCAGAAATGCACTTGTGGCTTTTTGTCGTTTGGGGTATAATATTCTTATTGAACAGAGAGAAACCATGACACTAGATCAACTTATTTTTAGACTCGATAACATTCGACGTGACGCTGGCACAGGTAACTTGCAAGTGCTGTTTCGCGACCCTGGAGCCGGTATGTTGTACGATGAAATCAACCCCTTCTTAACCGAAGTACTGCCAGACGACAATTTGGACTTGTACGATTGTTTTGACCTAGGCCTTGGCAACCATTACGTGGAGATTTAAAATGATTAAACCAAATACACTTTGCATGATTCGTGGCGTGCCACATGAGCGTTTGGGCAGCGAATTCAATGGCCGTGTTGTTACAGTCACTGGTTTTAAAGATACTCACCAGGATGGTTCTATACTTTACTGGATTGAGCCTGTGATGTTTGACAGCGAAGGTCGCCGTTTTACTGGATGCCGCGAGCAGTGGCTATTTCCGTTTAGTGACCCAGACACACTGGGCTTGAACAACAAAACCCTGGAGGCTGTATGACACAAATTGTAATTAATACCAGACACAGTGGTTTTGGCCTCTCAGAAGAAGCCATGGAACTATATCAGGCATTTTGCCGCGATGCAAATATTGAGCCATGTGAGTATGATTGTGAAATCTCACGAGACTCTGATCAGTTGGTAAGTGTAGTCAAGGTCTTAGGCGAACGTGCTAATAGTGCGTATTCCAGAGTAAAGATCGTGACCATTCCAGATGATGTGGAGTGGACAATTTGTGAATATGATGGAACCGAGTGGGTTGCTGAAGCTCACCGAACTTGGAGTTAATATGAAGATCTTTTTTCCAATTTTAACAGCACTGTGCTGTGCGGTATTTGCTTACCAATGGTACTTGGGCCAACTAATCCCAGCATGGCAAGGACTAATCTGGTGTGCAAGCGTTTTCTTGCACCAACTGCATGATTACTTGGAGTCGCGATGAACCACTACCGATTTCGCACCAACTGGGGCGGCCTGCTTATACTACAACGATTAATCAAATACCGTAACCGATATGGCGACCCGGACTTTTACTGGCGAGATGCCACAACAGAAGACTTAAAGGATTACTATGCAGAACTATGTAAAATACAAACAGCACCTACTTGCCAAGAACTCCGACGCCGCTTTGATGCTGAGTGCGGCTAATAAGCTGGTGGGCAAAGACCGTGAACAACTGCTGAAAAAGCTGGATGCTCACCTACGTGACGTTGAGCGTCGTGCACTGGAACTACTCAAATGAAACAATCAATAATCGTTTTTGCAGCAGCAATGATCCTAGGGTACATACTAAGCAGCTTTGTGCTATGGGACTGGAACCCAGGCAACTGGGAGTTTATCAGCAGGCTTGTTGCAGCTTGCATAACCACATTTCTAGCATTAGGCTTTGCCGGTGCAAATTACAGGTAAAATCATGAACATTCTAGAATTACTAGATCAAACACCCCGACTTCGTGCATGGGCAGCGATTGGCCCTGTGCAGCGTGCTGAGCTAGAACAGTTCGCACAAGCACTACTCGACTCCAGAGCTGTGGGCGTGACCTGTGACGGGTACTTTGTAGAACCCGGTGACCAAGTTTGGGTCTTCTCTAGCACTGGTAAACCCACCGCAACCACAGTTCGCAAAACTGAAGCTGTCACAGACTACTACCTTTTTGGCAATGTTCCAGTCACCCACAGCTTTAGCTACAAACAAGCCGCCGAAGACTACAGAAAGCACAACCAATGAAACAAACTCACCAAATTGCTTACAACTATTGTCAGGCCATGCTGACCCAACGTGCTCGTGAAGATGCTGTGGGTAAGGCACTAGCTTGCATTAACAGCGACAATCAAATCTTTGGCTTAGCTGATGCGGTTGAGGGTCCTTACACTGAACTGGTAGCCGAACTACTTGGCCCAGAGCTATTTGACTGGCTGATGTGGTGGATGTATGAAACCGAACATGGCACACAAAACATGGGCTTTATTATTGACGGTAAGGAATACGACCCCACAACTATCACACTGTACAAATTCCTGGAGATTGTTGATGAAAGTTAAATTCTGCAAAGATTGCCAACACTCGCGATCACGTGAAAAAGACTACGGAGCACTCAGATGCGTACATCCCATTGTAAACGCCAATGATAGCTGGGCACTTGCTAATACTGCGGAAGCCTATGGCAGTAGCTGTAATGAAGAGCGAAAGCAGCGTGGGTGGTTCACAAACTGTGGTATCAAAGGTAAATTATGGGAGCAAAAAAGTGAGAATGCTTAAACTACAGCTTTACCCAGGCATGAACACCATCAAGCTCACCAACCAAGACTGGAAGTTGCGTTACTTAAACGATCAGGATGGCAAAATTATGGGTTGGTTTGAAGTACTAGAAACCACCAACACAAATCCTTTTGAACACGAAGTGTATTTGGCACTAACTGGTGAAGAAATTCCAGACGGTTACCAGTACACTTGCTCACACCAAGTCCACGCAGGTGGCGGATATTTTCTAATCCACGCATACGAATAAACATGAACACAAACAAAACTCAATACTTGATCTGCAAGCTGCAAGAAGAAGCAGCTGAGGTAATTCAAGCGGTTTCAAAAATCAACCGTTTTGGTGAACAGAACCGCCACCCAGATCGCACAACCACTAACAAACAAGAACTTGTCGGTGAACTAGAAGATTTTCTTGCAATTCTCGGAGTTCTTGAGCAAATGGGCTGGCTTGATCTGACCCCAAGTCGCAACAACATTGCAAACAAGGCTATGCAGTTGCTAAAGGGCTAATGCCGTCTAAATCAGAGATTTTACTACTAGTACAAGATGCACAACTAAAAATACATCTTGTATTTTAATTTTTTTGTGTTATAATATATAAAGTAAATCATCAAAGATAGCAAATTGTGTGATAACACTTTTCTTCCTATGAGAAGTTACCTGCTGGCCCCCTGCAGGTTACGACGATTTAGGGTCTAATGAAAAGTGTGCAATCACAAACAATTTGTTTAAATGTTCAAATAGTATAAGTCTGCTTGTTTTTAAGCTTTGTATTTTGAACTAATCTCAACTATAAACCAATCACGATAATTGTCCCAACTTTGGGATATCGCCCACTCTAGCCTTGAGCCCTAGCTAGTGTGCGTGTTTTACTTTAGGGTCAAGGTATTTACCAAATGAGTTTTTTAACACGAACAACCACCCGAGAACTACGTTCGATTCCTTTTGACATAGCTTATAAAATGTTTATGGATGCCGCAGATATGGCAGAACAAACACTAGAAGCTGAGAATAGTGAACGATACGACGAATTTATTGCCCAACTTGAACGAAATTGGTCTGACACTCATGAAGCCCCATTTGAGGGTAATTTTTCAGATCAGTACCCCTACAAAAAACATCCAGAGTCTGCACGAGTACGCAATAAAGCAGGTAGCTCGGCTATTATCACAGATTTTATTCCCAGATACAAACTGGAAACTATCATGCAGACTTGGGTTATGCCACAGATCGTCAGCTGGCTGACCCATAAACCTATCAGGCTTGCTGAAGTTATGACGCCTGAGGGTAAAATCAATGGTCGCAAAATGGCGGCTCAAATCTTTGACTTCAGCAGCGAGTGGGATTTAGGGCTGTATCAGTTCTTGCTGCTTGACTCTCGCAGCAGCTGGATTAGCAGCCAATACAAAGGCGAGGGCCGCACATACTGCAGCTTAGTTCCCCTTATTCCTTTTGCCTTTAAATTAAATCAGAATATCAAGTATTCGGAGTGGGATCGCGATACTATCAAGTACGTGGTCAACGATAGTTTGTGTAAAGCCATGTTGTGTGAAGTTCCAGACATGGCTCGCGAAGAAATTTTGCAGGCCCGAGAGCAGGGTTTGACTTATAAAACTGGCACTAAGGCGGGTACACAGCGCAACCCCTTGAGTACTTTTAAACTATATGATACTACTGGCACTAAATTGCACAAAGTGCCAGAACTTGCACAAACAATGATTGCTCAAATCTGGTGTGCACATCCAAGCAATCGTACCAAGTATATGATTTTGGACCCTCAAGCGTGGGATTCAATTCCTGCTCCACTTATTTCCACAGATATTTTCAAGCAGGAATCCGTTTCTAAGCCTCAGTTTAAGTCTAATGGTGAAAACCCAGACTTTCCGTGGTTATAAGGAGTCACAAACATGAAATACACCAAAGAAATTTGTGACCGTCTAGTAGCCGACTACCAAGCGGGGGTGCCGGTTCACCAGCTCGCACAGCAGCTCGACCTGCCCGAGCGCTCAATAATTGCCAAGCTATCAAGCCTTGGAGTCTACCAAAAAAAGTCTTATGTCAACAAGCGCGGTGAAATTCCAGTGAAAAAATCCGAACACATCGAGCGGATTGCCACATTATTGGATTGCGACCTGGAATTGCTGGAATCCCTAGAAAAAGTCAACAAAGTAGTACTTAAATTGATTGAATCGCGGTTATCTGACCCTAAATCGCCGTAATCTGACATAATTTGCGTTAATTAAACAAAAAGCCTCTAATCAGTGACGATTAGAGGCTTTTTTGCGTCCACAATTTGCACTGCCTTAGGGTCAGTATGATTAAGAAAACACACTTGACGCACAAGGTTCAGCACTTGTATAATGGCGCAGGACCTCGAAAGTTTTGCACTTGAATTTTGGCGCACAAGTGTTGTGGCAAAACAAAAGCCCTACACGGAGCGACCGTTGTAGGGCTTTTGAAAGAGGCAATCGTCACTGCCATGTCTTTTTTAGTTGCTCGCTTCAGGATTTATAGCCGGGCACCACCCGGAGTATAAACTTACTACCTGACCCTAAACCAGAACACCTTTGACTGCTGTTAGGTTATGGCAGTTGTAGTTTTGGTAGGTGAGACTTTTGATGGGGTTCGACCATCACTCGTGGTACGGGTTCGGCTCCACAGCCCTGGATGTTTTACGTGACGACCTGCACGGCCCACGCTTCCAACGCTCGGCACCTGCTGACAATTTTTAGTGACCCCTCAGCAGTTTAGGGTCGGTGGTTATGCTTCGGGTATTAAGCCCGCCTGCAGTCACAGCTTTTAACGACTTGGGGTCGGCTGGTTGAGGGTTAACGACTTCTAACAGCTTAGGGTCGGATCACAGTAACGAGGATCAAGCTCGGGCCTGTAAGTAGGCCACTCTAGAGCCAAGACCATTTTACGCCGGTACCAGATAAGGCGACAGTTTATATAGTAACTGCTCACTAGGACTACTCCTTGCCAGAATACCATCAAGGATTCAGATCTGGGGTTTCGCACAATACCAATTACTAAGTTTCAGGGACTTGCTAAGCAGAGATTTCACCCGCACGTATTCTGTGCTTGCTACTAAGTCCGCGAAGGTTCGCCCTTCCAGTTTTCATTGGGTTCCTGACCCTAAGGTGTGGCAACGAGCGTAGTGGGAGCTACACTGCAAATTGCCCCGAGCCTTAGAGTTTCGCCAGACTTGCACTGGCTCATCAGAGGGTTGGTGGGCGGTGACTAGAGAATTCGGTCACCATCAAGTTGTTATACTGCAATAAATGCAGACCTCATAACGCCCATAATAAATTGCTTAGCAAAGCCTAGGCCGTGGTTGTAGCATTACGATGTTCGACGATTCGGCCGAATCCTACTAATCGGATTATCTACACGACACTCCTAGCACACCAGGCTAGCACTGTCTAAACAATTTATTATAGGCACTAAGGGCTGTGGCTCGGTATTTCCCACAATTAAGACGTATTTAACAAATCAAATGGTATTGTTAAACCGCTGTCACCCAATCTATATATCTATTATACAGTAATTGTACTGTATATTCAAGTAAAAAATTAGACACTCGTTGCGAACAGGCTGGCCACACAGATGATTGCAATTCAATTGCTGGTTAGGTGGGTGGGCCGCTGTCGCTGAACGGGCACCAAATTCATTACTGAAGTGGTATTCATTAAGCCCTTCCCGACTGTCTAAGTATATATTATACTTGAATTTGTTGTGAAGATCAAGCCAATATTTCTTGACCCTCAAGCAAGGCTATCAGGCCATGCGTGCCACAAGTGCTTCCAAGACATCGTGGTTGGCTTTTTCCAGCGATTCAAACACTTCTGGAGCCACGCCGCAGGCCACAGCCAAACGGTCTACCAGCTCAGACTTTTTCACACGGGCTTGGCCGGTTGCACGAGTCTTGGCCACGTACACGCCTTCGCGTGACAATTTGGCAACCACCGAGCGCACAGTTTTGCCCATGGTAGCTGCGATAGTTTCCACAGCAGTACCGGCTTGGTAGGCTGCGACCAATTCCAGGGTTTGTTCTGTGGTGTAGTTGGTTTGAGTTGCTTTAGTCATCATATGTCCTTTAGTTGGTTTCTGCGCTGTTTAAGTATATATTATACTGTTAAAAGGGAATGTCGTCAAATTCAAAATTTTCGACTTGTGGATTGGTACACACGAAAATTTCATGACGTTGTGCTCCCACAAATTCGTGGAACCAGTCGTCCTGAATTTGTGCAAAAAATTCGTTGTCTGTCATGAGCCGTTCCCTCCTGTTGATATAATAATTATACAAAACTTAACAAAATCATTCAACACAAAATTTTTCCGGGTCATGCAGGCTCGGCCGAAAATACACTTGACGCATAAGGTTTACCACTGGTATAATTTGGCGCAAGCTGACATGCGAATTTTTACACTTGTTTTTGCACTGGCGCAGGTAGCCCAAGATTTTGCACTTGCCAAGTTTTTCCACTGGCGCAGCATGCTTGCATGCGTACTAAAGTACACATATAAGCGTTGACTTATATAAGTGTATTCTTATATAAGCATACACGCAATTGCGAACGCAAATGATAATGATTCGCATTTGGCCGCAGGCGCAAGAATCGTGCCAGGTGCAAGAAAACAACACAAAAAATATATTTGCAAAAACCCTTGACACGGGCCGCAAAATTATGGTATAATTTTGGCGCAGCCAAAAGTAATACTTTTGTTTCTAATTCAGTTTAGCAAACAAAAGTACACATTTTGGGGCAAAATAAAACCCCGATTAATCGGGGTTGGTTATTAAATTAATGCGGATCTGGGGATTTTAATCAATTGATTAAGATAATCAATTTCCCATTCATAATGCTGGAAAATCTCATAATCATAATCTCCAGTAAAATCGCAGAGATAATCAACCGCACGATTAATATAATCTGGCCTGATTTGTTCAAACGTCCAGCCATTATATTCTTGGGGATTAATTCCAATTTGAGCAAATGTCAAAATCACGGGTTTATCAGCAAATGATGGCAAATTATAAAGCATTTTATTTCCTTTTGAAAATAGTATTTTTAGCAAAGTTAAAAAGTAAATACCCAACCATGCCAACCCAAAATCCGGGGATTTGATATTGTGCATACCCAATTTCAGTAATAAACCAGTTATAAGCAAAATACAAAACCGGATAAACCAGAAAATACGTTCCGAAAATCGCGCCCAAATAATATGCAGTTTTATTTGCCATTTCATTTCCTTTTGAAAAAATCCTATTATATGGGGTTTCCCATATAATAGGGCTTTCACCCTATTATATATCAAATTGGCTTAGAATTTGCCAACGCTTGGAAAATCTTTTCCAATGCCGTTTTATTGGCTTTGGTCAGAGATTCGATTTCCGATTCAGTCATTTTGAGAATCGCGCCGATAGCGTCAGCGTGTGCATCCTTTTTGACTACTGGAGCGCCAGTTTTTGAAACGTAGGTTTTAGCTTTATAAACCCCTTCGCGGCTCAATTTTGCCACAATCGACCGGACAGTTTTGCCCAATTTTTCAGCGATTGCTTCGGTGGTCACACCAGCCTGATAATCGGCCACGATTTGGGCAGTTTGCTCGGCAGTGTAGTTTACAGTTTTTGCAGTCATTTTAAATTTCCTTTGTGTGTTGTGTGTTGAAGCCTCTATTATAGCAGGTTTTGGCAACTTGTAAAGACTTATTTTTTGTGGGGTCTTTGCTTGTTTTCCTAATTTCCTGCTATGCCACAATTATACCACGGCTTTGTGTTGTTTTTTAAACACACACAAAAAATAAGTTATCAAAAAAAGCTTGACACGGGGCAAAATTATGTGATATAATTTTGGCGCAAAATTGAATACCTGAGTATTCAATTCTTTTTGTGAACCAGAGTATTAAAAAAAGTTGTTGTAAATACCCAAAAGGTTTGCGGCAAAAAATGTACCGTTCAAAACCCCTAGGGCTTTGTCACGCTTGACCCATGCCACAATCAGCCAAGACAGTGAACCAAAAGTAAACAAAACATAACCAATTTTAAACATTGCGCTTGCAACTGCAAACGAACCCAAAATTGAAACAAAAGTACCGAACCAAGACAAGATATTAAGCATTTTTTGAAATCTCCATTGTGTGGTGTGGATTAGCGTCTAGCCCATATTGTAACATCATTTTTTGCCAATTTTCACCGTGACCACAAATTTTTTCAGATTCTCCGAAAAGATTATAATCGGCTTGGTGGATTATTTCATGCGGAAGTATTACATCCATCATGTAATTGAAGTATTTTGGGTTAGATTTAAAAAATTTGTAAGCCATTTGTATGCGGTTTTCTTTTTGAAAGCACGCACCAGCACAGCGCCAAAAGTAAGGATTAAGTTCTATTTTTGGTTCATTGTAGTGAACCAAAGGTGTGTACATTTCGCAAAGTGAGTCCCAAATCATTACAGTTTCGAGTCTCAAGTGCTTTAAAAGTGCTTTTTTGTCCATGCTGACATTGTACCATGAAATTGTGTTGTTTTTTAAACACACACAAAAAATAAGTTATTAAAAAAAGCTTGACACGCCCACAATTATAATAGTATAATTGGCGCGCCCGGAAACAAAAGTATTCATTTTTGGCCGTGAGTACTTTTGTTTACAGACGCAAAAAAGCCCCTAATGGGGCTTTATTATCTTTTGGGTTTTATTTTATAATACGCGATTATTGAAATAAATATAATGTTGGCAGTGTAATTGAATATCAACGGCCAATGCCATTTTGGGATAATATAAACAATTGTAAATAATTCGCCCACGCCCCACATAATCAAAAATCCCCAAGTTAATCCGTCAGAGTTTTTGGTTCGATAAGACTCTACGGCCTGAGGTAATCCGCAAAATGCCAATAATATTCCACCAATCCAGCCGATATATTCCATTATTCATTCTCCCCATTATCTGGCGAATATCTGTCAATTTGATTATTACATTCATTGCAATGTAATACCCCATTAATATCATCCATTACGCTAGTTTCCTCATAATGGCCAATTTCGCAATTCTCACATAATTTGTTTGTATTATCCATTATATAATCTCCGTTTGAGTTTGAATATTAAAAGGCTTTTTATCTATTTCAGAATCAAGCCGTTTATCCTCCAATAAATGCAAACAGAGGGCGATTATCCAAAGTGTTTTCATAATCGCCCCCTATATCAAGCCGCTTTAAAGTGATTTTTAACCTGAAACTGTTTCCAATTATATGGGGTCATTTTCTCGCGCCAGTCACGCTTATTTACAATGGCTTGCAAAATCGGCAATTCAAAATCTCGGGCATCTTCTAAGGCAGTATGAGGCTCGATTTTAAATTCACCATCAATAAACCCGCAAACTGATTCAGCAGTTGTGGAAAATGTCATATTGTGATTAACTGTAGGTTTATTGAACAAATGATTATCCAAAACAAATTGTTTATATTTGCGAGAATTGCAGATATTACCAATAGCCGCTTGCCACAAACAAAACTTATTCGAGAAACCCGACAAATCAATATCAGTATTTTGGCATTTATCCAAATCAAAAGCCAGATTATAGGCCGTCAAAATAGGGTCATATTTGCCAATGGCTTGATTAATCCATTTATTAACCGCATTAACTGAGGCCAGCATACGTGTACCATTATCCAGCATTTTGACATAATTGGCTTTGCGTTTTTCCAAACCGGCATAGCCCCAAATATCGTTGGCTTTTTTGTCGTGAAACAATTCAAAATTATTATAATGGCCATTAATCAAAACAGCGCATTGATTATGGATTTTGCCTTGACGGTCAACGATAATAATGGCAAAATCGGCCACGGTATTTTCAATTGTGGTTTCAGTGTCGAGAATCGCAAAGAATTGTTTTTTAGCCATTTAGTTTCCAATTACCGGATACTGCCGGAATTCGCAGATTGTAGCGTTTTGCTCCAATGAATGTATTATACACGGGTTTTGCCCAAAAGTCACGCCACACGCAAAAATTTTTTAAAAATATTTTTTGTTGTATTTGCGCAAATTAGGGGTTTACCCTATTGACACGGCCAAATATTATATAGTATAATATTGGCGCAAACTTGCAAACCAAAGTATTCATTTTTGGTTTGCAAACAAAAGTGTTAATTTTTACGTTTCTGCCAAAATTGAAATTCTAGTTTGAATAAGTTAATGGCAAAACCCCTAACTTCTGGATTAGTTGGTTTTCTATAATGAAACCATTTATCTGTTCCTACAATATCCATATCCCAATTAATAATCCATAGACATTTAATAACGATCATTACCACAATTGATATTGGCCAAAATGCAGAAATAATGAGTGCGGGTGCAATATCGGCATTTTCTGTTCTAATTGCAAATGCAATCATCATAATAATCACGCCAGCCATATAAACAATTAATTCAACCATTTTATTCTCCAGATTAATTTGAGGATATAATCCCCGAAGGGATTATATTTTAGTGACCTTGTTTTGAAGGAACATAAACACCACGGATATTGAAACGATCACAAACCGCTTTCAAATAAGTGGTATTATCTTCATAAAATGTAAATTCAGCATCTTTGAAATTCTTGAGATTAAAGAATTTAGCCAAACCAGCGATTTTCAATTTACCGCCTGATGTAGAATCACCATCCATGCGAGAAATAATATAATCAGGTTCACCGAGAATATCACGAATAAATGTATTATCAGCTTCACGCAAAACACGGGCAGTTGCAATAATCACAAAAGTATTTTCATCTTTTAAATCTTTGCGATATTGTGAGGCCAATGGCAAAAGAGAATCATCCATTGCGCGATATTCGTTTTCTCTCCAATAATTCAAATCAATGCGTTCACCATTATCGTCAACAATTGTGCGGTATCTGTGCAAACTGCAAACAATAGTACCATCCATGTCGTAAATGCTAACTTTAGTAATCTTTGCCATTTTGAACCTCTGTTCTGTGTTGATGTGTCAATTATACACGGCTTTTCCCCAACTGTCCCCAACTCACACAAATATTTCGATTGTATTTATCAATCGTGCCCATTGAAAAAATCAATCGCAAAACCCTTGACACGGCCCAATTATATGTGATATAATTGGCGCCCCCGATTGCAAACAAAAGTATTCATTTTTGTTTGCAACCAAAGGTATTCATTCTAAGTCAACATCTGGAATATAAATTTCTTTTAAGCCAAAATGTTTTTCCATTTTGCGTGCATATTTAATAAACGCTGGCCCATGTGTTTCACACGCTTTATTTTCTTCTTGCCAAGCATGGATTAATTCATGAGCAATTAATACATCCAAATCACGGGTATTATTCTTATAATATACCGTAATGCAATGTTCAAGCAATCGGCCATTATCTGAATATTCTGCCTCATATTCGGCATCTGCCCATTTATTCTTGCGGGTTATAATCCGCAAATTAACGGGCCTTTTTAATTTGAGAAACTTAATATATTCATAAAGGTTAAACATATTACAATCCAATCTGAGAATAAAACCAATCGTCAAAATCAAAATCCAAATCTGAATTCAAAACCCATGCAGGGCACGAATTCATAATGGCATCATAGTATGCGCCATTCATAGCCCATACCGCATAAATTCTATCTTGTTTGTTCATGAGTGAATTATATCACGGGTTAGAGTGTTGGCAAGTGTTTGGTCATTGTATTTATCAATCGCCCCTATTGAAAAAATCAATCACCAAACCCTTGACACGGGCGATTATACTGTGGTATAATCGGCGCCCACAGAAACAAAAGTATTCATTTCTGTGAGCAAAGGGCGTTAAGCCCTTTGTATTCAAGTCTTTTCAGCCTTGATGAAATCAGCAATAGCCTTCAAAGCGTTTTTGTTAGCTTTTGTTAGCGATTCTGTATCAGCTTCGGTCAAGCCCAAAGCCTCGCCAATGTAGTCGGCAACTGTATCCTTTTTGATTACAGCCTCACCAGTCTTGGATACATAAGTCTTAGCCTTGTAAACCTTTTCGCGTGAGAGCTTGGCAACAATAGAACGAACAGTTTTGCCCAATTCTGAGGCCATTTGTTCTACAGTAACGCCAGCCGCATAATCGGCTACCATTTTTGCAGTTTGTTCTGGGGTATAGTTTACAGTTTTTGCAGTCATTTTAAAATCCTAAAAAGTTAAGGGAAGGGAAAGAGAAAATCAAGGCTTCATTACAAAAGCAAAGTATAACACAAAAGGCAGGGCAATGCAAGCCATGCACAATGCCAAATCCAAAAATTCTTTAATCTTAGTCATGTTTGTTTCCTTGTTGCGATGAGTCTAGTATATCACAGTGGTTTCAATTCTTCAATAGCTGTTTCCAAATCTTCTATCATTTGCGAAACATAAACCATTTGTTCCTCATTGTAATAACCTTTGCGTGCATTGCTTTTGTAGCAGTCCAAATTGCTATACATGAATTCCAAAGCCAGGTCAACAGTGCGAGGTGAGAGAGTCATAGTGTCTTTCGTTGTCATGTATGTATTATATCAAAGAATTGGAGTCGTGCAAGCATTTACACAATTATTTTCTAGGTATTTACCCTATGTAACCTTTCGTTCACAGACCAGGGGCGGTTTGTAGACCTTTGTTTTCACATACGCTATGGGACCCACCCACACGCGGCCTACTCAAAAAAATCCCACAACACATTTGGGTGCCATAACCAACAACAAGCGTCCCAATCGACCCTAAGTCGCCACACCCGCCCAAACGTCCCAACTGACCCCAACCTCCACCAAAATTCCACACTTGCCACCCGACCCGCCCCCATGTTATAATCGCCCCAAAGAGGATTATTATGACGCAAAATTTACCTGCTGAAACCATACAAATTGCCCCAGAAGCCCTGGAAGTGGCAAACTGTTACCTGCAACTACAAGATGCCAAAAAGGTCGCCAATGAACTGGACTTATCACCGGACTTGGTCACCGAAATATTAAAGCGCCGTGAAGTCAAGAGTTATATTGACCATGTGTTCATGGATACAGGCTTTAACAACAAGTTTCAAATGCGTGCTGCCATGGACGCACTGCTCAAGCAAAAGTTCCAGGAACTGCACGAAGCTGGCACGGGCTCCACCAAAGACATATCCGAGCTCTTAGCGCTTTCACATAAAATGTCAATGGACTTGCTAGACCGCGAGATTCAACTGGAAAAATTGCGTGCTGCACCTGGAGGCCCGCAAAAGCAAGTAAACGTGCAAATCAATGAAGGACTTGATGGATCAAAGTATTCTAGTTTAATTTCACGTTTGATTTCAGGAGATGGTGTTTAATGTTAACTATTTCTCGAGCCGACGTTGAGTCAGATCACATTGTAGAATTTCCTGCTGATCGTCGCTTTATCAAACTGCCAATCACCAACTATCTTAAACTATTGGGCATCTGGGACACCATCAATCGTCCACAAATGGCCCTGATCAATGCCGTCAACGACCCCAAGTATCGTTTTGTTTGTGCTGCACTAGCACGTCGTTTAGGCAAAACTTATATTGCCAATGTGGTTGGACAGCTGGTCTCCTTAGTACCAGGCTGCAATGTCTTAATCATGTCGCCAAACTATAACTTGTCGGGAATTTCGTTTGAGCTGCAACGCAAGTTGATCAAACACTTTGACTTAGAGATTGTGCGTGATAACTTAAAAGACAAGATCATTGAATTGTCAAATGGTTCAACCATTCGTATGGGATCGTTGTCTACTGTGGATTCGTGTGTTGGCCGTAGCTATGATTTGATTATTTTTGATGAGGCCGCACTAGGTGAAGATGGTGAGGCTGCGTTTAACGTTGCACTACGTCCTACTCTAGACAAGCCCAATGCCAAGGCGATTTTTATCTCAACACCTCGTGGTCGCAACAACTGGTTTAGTCAATTTTGGAATCGTGGATTTGACCCTAACTTTCCGGAATGGGTTAGCTTGCAGGCGGACTACACAGAAAACACTCGCATGGCTGAGTCGGATGTTGCCGAAGCTCGTCGTGCTATGTCGCGTGCGGAATTTGAACAAGAATACTTGGCCTCGTTCACAGTGTTTGAGGGTCAAATTTATAGTTTGGATGTTACCGATGTTTGCGAAAGTCCCCCAGGGTTGTTGGGCGAAGCCATTGCTGGCTGTGACCCTGGTTATCGTGATTTTACAGCGTTTGTGGTAATTGTTTACGACCAGATCGCAGATACATTCTGGATAGTAGACGAGTACTTGAAAAATGAAGCTACCACAGCACAACACGCCGAATCGTTCCGAGAACTGTCGGCCAAGTGGGGCGTAGAAACAATATTTATTGATTCGGCTGCAGCACAGTTTGCCAGTGACCTTGCCTACATCTACGACCTGGCCTCAACAAAAGCCAAAAAAGATGTACTACCAGGCATTGCGTATGTGCAGACTTTAATCTCACAAGGTCGACTCAAAGTCGCACCACACTGTACACATTGCTTGGCAGTGTTTGACCAGTATCGCTGGGACACCAAAGAAGGTTTGCAAAAAGAACGCCCAAAGCACGACGACTACTCTCACATGGCTGATGCTATTCGTTACGCACTTTACACGTATACTTTGTAACTAAATAACCTGTCCCACCAGCCAAGCTTTTGCAGTCGCTGTAGTTCAGTTTTATGGTCAAAGTACCTGTTCTTGAACTCATTGGTGAGTGCCAGCAAATCCTTGTAGTCTTGGTCAATAATATAACCACTATCTTTGTACTCAGACAGTGCTTCTTCTGCTAGTTCTCTGGCTTCGTCTGCTTGGTTGATTTTTGATTGTGCACTGCTAATAATCTTTAAGTGGTCCCAGGTACACAACTCAAGCAGTTCGCGATTTGAATTGATAAGGTCGGCAATTTCATCTGTGCGTTCTAATTTTGGATATGTGGTGTTAAGCATATCACCACATTTAAATTGGTCGATCAACCACTCTTCCATGATATCGATATGATCTTGGTGACAAAGAAAAATTGCCTCTGTTTGGGGTAGTCCACATCGGTCGTACTCTACCTGCATTGGTCTGGCAGCTTTGCCAGTTGCAAACTTATTAAAATGCTGTTTCCAGCGGGTTTCAAGGTCAAGTGATTTGCCGATATAAAACTTCCCACTTGAGAAGGTAAGCCTATAGATTCCGCTAGCCATATTTCTCCTAAAAATTCAATTATACTCGTTTTGGATTCTGAAGGCAAGTTAAAATATACGACCTGCAACAAAAAATATGGTATTGACATTTTTGATCTAACCATGTATAATACTAGTAATCTCAAGAGGTCCAATTAAAACATGGCCAAGAACACAAATAAACGTATCCCAGTTAAGTGGGTTCGCGACCGAGCGAAGGCAGCATACGATAAAAAATCTCAGTGCTTTATCTGCGATACTGATAAAGACTTAGAGCTACATCATTTACATTCAATCACAATACTTTTAGAAACGTGGGCTGATAGAAAAGGTTACGACATATCAACTGACGAAGGCATTTTAGCTGTTCGTGATGAATTTATTGAAGAGCACAAAGTAGAGTTATATGACAAGGTTTACACCCTTTGTAATCCACATCATGTAGCGTTACACTCCATTTATGGAAAAGCCCCTTCTGTAGGTTCAGAACCTAAGCAGCAGCGATGGATTGAATTACAGCGCCAAAAGCACGTACATGGTGATAAAAGCGTACCAACTTCTACACACAACTCATTTTTCTCTAGGTTCATATAAGGGTAAAACATGAGTTGGATAACAAAATCACAAGACTGGATTCGCGAAAAGCTGAACCCAGCACAAACACGAATAGCGCAAGACGCTGGAACGCAAATTGGCAGTGACGTTAAGGTCACATACTTTCAAAGCTTTCAGAAACTAGAAGCAGTTAACCGAAGTGTAAGCATGCTGGTATCGGCAGCTAGCTCGCTAGACTACGATATCAAAGACAAAGTACATGACGGCGTAGTAACTGGTATTCGTCAAAAGACGCTTAATACACTACTTAACTTCCGTCCTAATCCTTATCAGAGTGCACAAGATTTTCGCACAGCATTATTCACAGACTTTGTACTAGAAGGCAATGCATTTGTACACTTTGATGGTGTGTTTATGTATCACTTGCCAGCCGACAAGGTAGAAATCTTAACAGACGAAAAGACCTTTATCAAAGGCTTTCGCTACAATGGTGCAGTAGACTTCAAAGAGTCCGAAGTTTTTTACTTTCGTGACCTGGCCAGCGATTCAATCTATCGTGGATCAAGCAGATTGCAAAGTGCAGATCGCAGCGTTAAATTACTGTACTCAATGCAGCAGTTTCAAGAAAGCTTCTTTGACAACGGTGCTGTGTTTGGCCTAGTACTAACAACTGACAACACACTGTCGCAAGTTGCCAAGGAAAAAACAATTGCTTACTGGTTACAAAAGTACAATGTAAAAAACGGCGGCAAGCGTCCAGTTATCTTGGATTCGGGCCTAAAGCCACATCAGCTAGCCGAAACAAACTTCAAAGACATGGATTTTGATCAGTCGATTAAAACTCATGCAGAAAAAATCATGCAAGCAGTTGGTGTCCCACCGATTCTGTTGCAAGGCGGTAACAACGCTAACATCTCCCCTAACTTACGCTTATTCTACTTAGAAACAGTATTACCAATTAATCGTAAGTTTATCAGTGCAGTTGAGCGTTACTTTGGTTACGACGTAGAAGCTATTACCAGCTCCGTTAGTGCCCTACAGCCCGAACTAAAAGACATTGCCGCGTATCATTCAACGCTGGTAAATGCCGGTATTATTACTCCCAACGAAGCTCGCGTAGAACTTCGTTACGAGTCTAAAACTGGCAATGATGATTTACGAATCCCTGCAAATATTGCAGGTTCAGCCGCAAATCCTAGTACTGGAGGACGACCCGCCTCCGCTAAGGAATAACACAAAGGGGTATTATGGTAGATAAAAATAAAGTACTGTTTTTTAGCAGTTCTTTTACAAAGAGTGAACCTCTACCAACTGCTGACGGCAAGATTGATAGTGTGACCATCGAAGGTTACGCTTCAACCAACGACGTTGACAGACACGGTGACATTGTTCCAGCCAGTGTGTGGGAAGCGGGTATTAAGAATTATTTGAAAAATCCAGTAATTCTTGCGTACCACGACCACTCAGAACCGGTTGGACGAATGACTGATCACCGCGTTGATGAGAAAGGCTTGTATGTAAAAGCAAGAATTTCTGCAGCAGCTGAGGATGTTTTTAATCTTGTAAAAGACGGCGTGCTAACCGCCTTTAGCATTGGTTTCCGTATCGTAGATGCGGAATATAATTCAGCCTTAGAGCTGTTTGTTGTAAAAGAACTGGAACTACACGAAATATCAGTTGTGTCTGTGCCAGCTAATCAAAATACACTATTTAGTCTTTCTAAGGCGTTTTCAACGGCCGAAGAATTTAAGAGTTTCAAAATGCAATTTGCTACCCCAAGCGACTCAGCTAAAGGGCTAGAAGCCTCCGGCGATGCAAAAAGCGATATCACAAAGGAATTGGAAATGACTCCAGAAGAACTACAAAAAATGTTGGCCGCTGCCGCTGAGCAAGCCACTAAGTCCCTGCTAGCTGCACAAGAAAAAGCAGCTGCTGAAAAAGCACTTGCTGACAAAGAAGCTGCTGACTTAGACGCAAAAATCAAGGCTGCTGTTGCTCTAGCAACACCAACCACAACTGGTGCTGAAGCACTATTGGCTGAAGTTGAGAAGCGTTTTGCTGCTCAAGCTGATGAAACTAAATCTGTTGTTGCAGGTCTAGAAGCCAGCCTAAAAGAGAAAGCTGCTGAACTAGAAGCTATCCAAAAGTCACGTATGCAATTCACAGACGGCAAAGCCGGTGAAATGTCTTATGCTGACAAAGAAAAGGCCGTTATCCTAGCTAAAATGGCTGGTAAGGCTCTAGAAGGTACTAAGTTTGGCCAGCAAATGGTTCAAAAGTACGGTGCTCACGTTCCAAGCGCAACTTGGGAATTAGAAGTATCCACAAACATGGAAAACGAAGTTCGCCGTCGTTTAGTGGTTGCCCCTAACCTGCGTGGTATCACTATGCAGACCAACGTAATGACTATTCCTGTGAACCCAGAAGCTGGTGTTGCTACATGGATGGCTAACACAGCGTTCGGTTCAACAGCTTCTGCTGGTACAGAAGCAACACACGCGCTAAAAGAAATCACTTTGAACGCGTATAAAGTTGCTACAAACGAATACGTTGCATACGAAGAAGAAGAAGACAGCTTACTGGCAATTATGCCTGTTATCCGTGACGCTATGGTTCGCCGTGTTGCTCGCGCTGTTGACCGTGCTATGTTACGTGGTGCTGGTTCCGGTAGCGATCCAGTTAAAGGTCTGGCAACTTACGACGCAGTAAGCGCAGTTACTCTAGACATCTCTGATGCCGCTAAAATGACAGTTGCAAAACTGCAAGCTATGCGTCGTGACCTAGGTGCCTGGGGTCTGGATCCTTCAGAATTGGTTTATATCGTTTCCACAGAAGGTTACTACGACCTGCTAGAAGATACAAACTTCCTAACAGTCGACAAAGTTGGTCAACAAGCCACTCTGTTAACAGGTCAAATCGGTGCAGTTGGTAACACTCCAGTTATCGTAAGCGCTGAATTTGCAGACAAAGCAGCTGACGCTGTGGGCGCTATCTGTTTCAACCCAGGTAACTTCCTGGTTGGTAACCAGCGTGGTCTGCGTGTTGACACACAAGACTTGGTAGAAACACAACGCCGTGTTATGGTAGCTAGCCTACGTACCGGCATGACTCAAGTTACAACAAACCTAGGCGGTGCAGTTTCCGCTCTACGTTACGTAGCTTAATCTAAGTAAGACAAGGAACTTCGGTTCCTTGTCTTTTATAAGCGCATTATGTGCGTTTATAAAAGACATGAAAGGATACTATGGGTAAAAATCTCGTAACAAAAACAGAGTATAAAACCTATGCAGGTATCTCTAGCACCAATCAAGATGCAGAAATTGACTTGCTGATCCCTAAAGTTTCGGAATTGGTAAAAACATACTGCCGTCGCACATTCGTTGACTACACGGACGAAAGCCTAACACAAAAAAGCAATGGCGGATTTGATAAGATTATTTTAGCAGAATGCCCTGTAGTACAAGTATTAGGTGTAGCCACCAGCACAGACTATGGCAAGACTTATACCGATTTAACAGAATATACCGATTGGGTACTAGATACTGAAGACAACACGATAGCCTCACTAGCCGTTGGCGGTTTTGCAAAATTGATTAATGGATATCAGGTAACTTATTATGCTGGCTACGAAGCAGTACCAGAAGATTTAAAACTAGCTGTATTGGACTTAATTACTTACTATCGCAAAAACGATGGTGCGGTACACAATAATCGTACACCTGGCGGCGGTGGCAGTGTTCAACTAGAGTATATCATGAACACTAATTTTCCAGCACACATCAAGCGAGTACTTGATCAATACGTGGCGGATTATACATAATGGCAGAAATTGATGATAAACGACTACAGTATTTAAAAGAACGTATATCTTCAAAACTACCAAAACTATTAGATATTATAGAGACAGATTATAGAAAGTCTTTAGATGATCGAGTAACTATCTTAGATTTAAGCTATGAGGCACTAAAGGTAAACGTATATAGAGGCTCAAAACTATCTGCAAAAGAACTCGCCGCATATAATATTATCTATGATAAGTTAATTGAAGTAGTGCGTGGTGCTACTAAAGCAAAGACAGTAGCAGCAATAGATAGTGAAAAGTTTACGAAGCTATTTACTTCCGCAAAAAGTGTTGGAGCTATCTTAGTGGATAGTGGAGATAGAAATAATATATTTTTAGTAGGTAAAAATTTCGATGCTATAAGAAATTTTGTTACAAAATATATCTCCAATAATCCTAGTTTAAAAGCTACTAGATTTGGTGCCTATACGCAGACATTGGTTAAAGCCGAGAAAACTGCGGCCGGAAGAACCATTTATACTGAGTCAACGGTTACTCGAAGTAAAGTTGATATTGGGCACATAGCTACAGAAGGTACCGAAAACCTACAAAGCCCACTAGAATCTAAAATTCAAGGAGTACTTGAGTTTGCCACTAGTATGGGTATAGGTGATGGTAAAATAGCTAGTATTGCAAATAATGCGTTAAAAGATTTATACGCTATTCAAGCAGATGTTAGTTATAACTTTAAAAATACTGCTCAAGAGGCGATTACAGCCGCACAGAAGGCTTTAGGTACTGGTTATTTAGTAGTTACACTACATACTCAGAAAAAGAATAACGACTTTTCAAAAATAGAAAAGCGTATATATGATAAGCTACTGTACGAGCTAGCATTAATATGTAGTGACGCAGCTAATTTTCCTGGGTCAAATACAATTAACCAGGATATACGAGATTCTTTACTTAGTTTATTTACAGCAGATAAAAATAGAAAGAAGCCTCCAAAAAAGCACCCGGAACAGCGAGGTACTACTGGTAAAAAGCCGCTAAATATAAAACCAAAGCCAGCTTCTAGTATTGGTAGTTTAAAACTAAACCCAGCTTCTTTACTTGCACAAAGCGCTCCAAGCGTAGTAAATTTACAAAACCTGATAAACAGCCAGCTGCAGGACGTGATTAGCGCCAACATGGGTGATGGAGGTCGTCGCGATGTACTGAACTACCGTACAGGCAGATTAGCTAGTTCAGCAAAAGTAGAGCGCTTAAGCGAGTCGCGAGAGGGCATGATTACTGCTTTTTACAGTTATATGAAAAACCCTTACGCAACTTTCTCACAGGGCGGCAAGCAAGCCAATCCCGCCTCACGTGACCCTAAGTTGTTGATTGCAAAGTCAATTCGTGAGATCGCGCAACAACAGGTTGCTAACAGAATGAGAGCCGTTGCACTATGAGCAGTAAAAGAAACTCGATTGTAAAAGCATTGTGTGAGAAGTTCAAAGACATAGACGGTACTGGTGTTTATGCTACCAATCTATCTGGTAACTCTTATGCAAAATTAAAATTTTGGGACGAAGTAGAAGACTTTCCTTGTGTTTATGCAACTGCTGGCAGTGAGATGCGTGAGTATCTTCCTGGTGATTTTACTTGGGGATTTTTAAATATCTCCATAAAAGCTTATGTTCGTGGAGAAGATAACGCACAAGAACAGTTAGAAGCGCTGTTAGCAGACTTAGAAACTTGCATAGATGCTAACAGAGTATTAACTTATGACGAGCAGGGGCATCAGACAACTGAGATTCTGGTTCAGTCAATAACCACAGACGAAGGACTACTAAATCCTTTTGGTGTTGGTGAGATAAACGTACAGGTGCGTTATGCACTTATATAACCACGCAAAAGTCGATACAACACAGATAAAAATCTCGTAGGATATCACGATTGCAAAAATATAAAAAGGAAAGATTATGGCATTAAATTTAGTCCGTAATAGTAGAGTATTTTTTACTACTGATGTTGCCGCAACAACAGGCGTAGTAGATATTGGTGCTCTGGAAAGCGCGAAAACTTTCGAGATTCAGGTTCTTGATGGATTTACATTCTCACAAAATACTGGTCAAGAAACAGTAACTATTAACGAAGCAGGTTCCGCTCCTGTTCGTGGTCAGCGTAGCTTCAACACTAGCTTGGATCCAGTTGACTTTTCAATGAGTACTTATATGCGTCCTCGCATGGGCACAACCAACGTTGAGGCTGAAGAGTCTGGACTATGGGGTGCACTAAGTAGCGTAACAGGTGACGGCTGGGCAGCAGGTGCAAGCTTCTCTACAGTTGATTTTGACGCATCCAATGCACACCAACTACAAAAGTTTGGTTTGATTATTATCTTGGACAATGTTACCTATGTTATTGATGATTGCGTTTTAACTCAAGCAACCATTGACTTTGGCATTGACGCTATTGCAACAATCGCTTGGTCCGGCCAAGGTAAAACCCTACGCAGATTGAGCTCAAACGGTACTGCAGCTGCAGGTACTTTTGGTGGTGGATTAACTGGTAGCTATACACAGAAAAATACCACAGCACCTTATATTGCCAACAAGCTGAGCACAGCTACTGTTGCAAAAGGTGGAGTTACTTATCAAGTAGCATTAACTGGTGGTAGCATTACAATCAACAACAATATTACTTACTTGGTTCCAGCTAACCTGGGTACCGTTAACCAACCGGCTACATACTTCACAGGCACACGTGCTATCAGCGGTAGTTTAAATGCTTACCTAAAAACTGGTGCTTCCACAGACACAGGCCAACTGTTAGCAGCTATGTTATCCGACGTAACCAACGTTGAACCTAAGTTTGACCTACAAATTGCTATTGGTGGTAGCTCAAATGCAATCAAAGTAGCACTAGCAATGCCAACAACAATGTTGACAATCCCAACTGTTGACGTTCAGCAGGTTGTGTCCACAACCATTAACTTCACAGCACAGGGTTCTGTTGGTGGTCTTGCAAGCGATGGATATGACATTGCTCAGGCTAACGAACTAACTGTTAAATACTACGCCGCTTAAGTAGGCTAGTTTTTCAAGGTACCGGACTGATCCCCGGTACCGCTTTTTTCCACTAATATAAATATAAAATGTCATCTTTATCCCTAAAATCACTTTTAGTACCCTCAAAAGCCGTTGAGGTCGAATACCCTGGTATGCCAGGTTTTGTAGTGCATATTGCCTTTTTGAGCCGTGAAACGCTTTTAAACATTCGCAAGAAGTCTACAAAAACCACATTTAAAAACCGTCAACCAGCAGAAGAATTCAATGAAGATTTATTCTTGCAACTTTACGTTGAAAATGCCGTCAAAGGCTGGAGTGGTTTAAAACTGACTTATCTTGAGCAACTAGCGCCAGTAGATTTAACTGGACAAGACATGGAAGCTGAACTAGAGTACAGTGCTGAAAATGCGCTCTACTTGATGAAAAACTCTTCAAACTTTGATGCGTTTATCAGCGAACAAGTTGGGGACTTGGGAAACTTCACCAAGAGCAGCTCACAGAAGTAAATGCACTACTAGTCAACTACATACAAAACGGTAATGTTCACATGACCAAAGACACATACTTTGAGATGTGTGAAATGCTGAACACACCGGTAGTTGAAGCAGATATACCCGTTGAATTTGATGACTTCCCACTAGAAGTACAGCAAGCATTTGGCGTTTATCGTATGTTACGCGATGAGTGGGACACGATGAATGGCAACTATTTAGGCAAAAGTTTGATTGGTATAGCAGACCTGCTAGAAGCAGCAGAAATCGAGCCGCAAGAGAAAAAATTTATTACTATGTTAGTACGTTTGATTGACGATGTTCGGTCAAATGAAATAAATAAGTTAAAAGCACAAGAGCCCGCTAAGTAAAATTAGCGGGCTTTTTTATGTTAAAAATTTTTTGGTTTGACATTTGAGTGGTTCGGTGTTATAATGATTGCTAGTATAACATACTCGAAAAATTTTTCGCCACCAATCCAGCAAGGAGTATAGATGGCCAATCAAGTAAAAATAGATTTAAGTGTACAAGACGGTAGTGGTAGTATTAAAAAACGCACTGGCGAAGTACAAAATTTAAACAAAGAATTAACAAAGTCTCAGCAACTGGCTACTGGGACTCGTACTGGTGCCGGTGCTGTAAAATCCAGCTACAGTGCTGCCAGCGAAAGTGTATCTTATGGACAGGCACGTGGAAGCATGGGAGCTACCGGTGCAAGCGGTCGTGACTTTGCAAACCAAGCACAAGGTCTTGGTGGCTTAGTTCGACTATACGCTACTTGGGCAGCTAACATATTTGCTGTTAGCGCTGCGTTTAGTGCACTAAGCAATGCTGCAAACGTAACTAACATGATTCAAGGTATGAATCAACTTGGCGTGTCCAGCGGTATAGCTTTGGGCAGTATGGCTAAACGATTTGTAGAAGCCTCTGATGGGGCGATTAGTTTAAAGGACGCAGTTTCCGCAACTGTTAAAGCAGTATCTAGTGGATTAAGTCAATCGCAGTTTGAGCAGCTAGGCAAAGTAGCAAATAACGCTAGTAAAGCTCTTGGTATTGACATGGCCGACGCTGTTAGCCGTCTTACTCGAGGTATTACCAAACTGGAACCAGAACTTTTGGACGAATTAGGTATTTTTACAAAAGTTGGGGCAGCCACAGACGACTACGCAAAAAGAATAGGTAAATCCGCCGCTAGCCTAACAGATTTTGAAAAGCGCCAAGCATTTGCTAATGCTGTACTTGCAGAAGGTACCGCTAAGTTTGGTGGTATTAAAATAGATGCAAATCCTTATGACCAACTAGCCGCTTCTCTAACCAACTTATCAAATAAGATGCTGGGTTTTATTAACACAGCCTTGGGCCCGCTAATAAGCTTGCTAAGTTCTAGTCCCACAGCACTTGGCGTAGTTGTAGCAGGGTTAGGTAGTTTGTTACTAAAACAAGCAATACCTGCAATAGGACAGTATAAGTCAGCATTAGCGTCATCAGCAGATGAATCTGAAAAAAAGTGGCAGCAAAAAAGCGACGCTATCAAAAAGATTGAAAAAGATCAGTTTCAGTACATTATTAATATGTCAGAAGCTGAAGCCGATGCCAAATTAGCTTCGTTTGAAAAAGCTGAACGAAGACTAAAAAAGTCCAAAGGCATGACTGGTGTTTTTGATGAGCGTGCACAGAGTATCTTACAAGGCACAACACTTAGTAAAGAAGATCGCGGCTATTTACAAGCAAAACAAGCAGAGGCAGCAGCAGCAGGCAACAAGCAACTAGCTGCAGCATATAAAGAAGCTAGAATAGCCTTAGATAGTTGGATAAAGTCTGAGAAAGAACACGAAAAATTACTGGATAAAATCAGTAACCAAACAAATAAAAACATTTCTAGTGCTAGCAAAATGTCAGCAGCTGGATTCGCCAGAGACGAGCTAAATAAATCTAGAATCTCTAAGTCTAGATCAGCATTAATATCTGAAGCAGCAGAAAATGCTTCTGTTGGTTCAATGTCGCAGTCTTGGGAAAAGTTAAACAAAGGCATCAAAGAAGAAAAGCTAACAGGGGTATCTGCCGGACTGACAAGATTAGGCGGTGCCGCTGCAATAGCCACCACCGTTGTTTCTAGAGCTGCAAGTGTATTGACCGGATTTTTCGGTACAGTTGGTATAGTAGTGGGTGTACTATCTACAATGTATTCAGCTATGTCAACAAACCGTAAAGAGGCAGAAGCTTTAGGCTCAGCCATTGAGCAGTCGGATGAAGCAGTTAAAACAGCCACAGGTACGTTTGAGAAATTTAATAACGTACTCACTTCAGAATCCTTAATGGCCAGGGCAAATGCAACTGTTGGCTTGGTGGATTCTATGGATAAGCTAGTTGGTAAATTCATGGAGTTTGACAAAGCTTCTGGTGCTGTGGACATGGTATGGGAAAGCTTGAAAAGCTTGGTAGGTTTATCACAGCAAGATGACGTAGCCAAAGGCTTGGCATCTAATATAACCAAACTGTTGGAGACCATAGATGATCCGGGCTTAAAAAGCGACTTTGAAACTAAGCTAAAAAAGCTACTTTCAATCGAAGACTTAAACTTTTTTGCAATAGATGATGCACTAGAAAACATAGACCCTAAAAAGTTCAAACAACTAACAAAAGATGCTGAAGAACTAAGAGTAAAAAACCAAGCCGTAGCTGCATCCGTTGCACAAATACGCGATGGTTTCAAGAATGTAAGCACAGCATTTACAGCCTTAGAAAATACCCTAAAACCAAATGATGTAGTATCAAACTATGCGAGCGCAATTGCAAAACAGTCTGATATTATGACCAAGGCGTTTGAAAACCCAAAAGTTGCAGTAGCCACTTTTAATGATATACTAGCAGACACAAGCAAGCTAAGCGCCTTCCCTCCAGAAGAGGCCGCTAAAATTTTAGCAGCTGCTGATGATTACAAGACACTATCAAAGTCAGTTCAAGACGCAGAAGTGCAACTTAAGTCTTTGAGCGGTGCAAGCTATTGGGATGATATAGATACCCAGGCCTACGATTCGCTACAACGAGATGCAATTTCTGTGAAGTTAGAGGCAGATAAAAAGAGTTTAGCAGAACTTGGTAATACTCTAAAGAAAGCTGCTGCTGACTCTATGGAGTATGCTTTTAAAATAGCTTTAGCAAAAGTAAAAACAGCTTCAGCACAGGCAGGCATAGATCAACAAAAGGGCCTATTGTCAGCACTTCCAAAATCACAAGCAACTATTCAAGCACAGATGACTTTGGAAAACAAGTCAATTGATATTCGTAAGCAAGAAATTCAGGCAATCTATACCCTTACAAATCAGCTAAAAATAACAAGCGCTAGCGATAAAGTTAGATCTTTAGAACAAAGATTAGAAAATTCCGCTTTGCCAGAAGATAAAAAAGCAGAAATATCTAAACAGCTGGGACTAGCTCAAGCCGAAGAGCAGATTTATAGAGGTACAATAGCGCAAAAAGATGTTCCGCAAGAATTACGCGGCACTTTCTTCGATCAGCAGCAGATACGTACCGGCATGCAGTCCCAACTAGCGGTACTGGATATAAATAAAATAAGCAACGAACAAAAAGCAGCACTTGATAGAAAGCTAGCTTTATTTGAACAAGACAATAAAAACGACGCTGATTATATAAAAGAAAAAGAAGCCCAGAGAAACAGTCAGTTAGCTCAAGAAGGGTTAACTCTAGAACAAACAGATACTATAAATAAACAGTTTAACTTAGTAACTCAGGCTGAAAGACAGCGCCAGGCTACAATAGCAGAGCGCCAAGCACTAGTTTCTACAAGAGGTGTTATTGACGTAGTAACTAAGCCTGGAGTTAATGGTATTAGTGGTAATGCAGCCCAAGCTGGCCAAGACGCGCTAAAAGCTGCTCAAATCGATTTACCGATGTATGAGCAACAACTCAAAAATGCCGAAGCTCGATTCAGCATACAAGAAGCAACTACAGCAACCGAAGCCAAGTCAGCGTTGTTAGTCGCAACTACTGCTAGAGACTATGATAGAATAAGTCAAGTGCTATCAGATAATGCGGCAGCAGCTAATCTAGATTTTGATGCCAGAAAACAGGCAGTAGAAATAGAGCAGAACTCACTAGATACAAAACTAGCACAAAGAACTATTACTCAACAGCAGTATGAAGATCAAACAAAAATCAATAGTTTAAAGGCTGTCGAACTTGATACTGCACAACAGCTAAATCAAGCTCTTGTAGACTACACAACTAAACTTAATGGGTTAAATCGCGAAATAGCTGCTGGAAATGTAACCCCTGAGCGCAGTGCCCAGATAGAAACCGATAGAGCTACAGCATTAAAGTTTTATACTGATTCTACTCAAAAAATCAAAGAACAAGGTGCTGCACAAAAAGATCAGATAAGTATACTTGGTGAGCTAAGCGTACGACAAAAAGCTTATGCAGATATATTTGAAAACGCATTTAGTGGTATGGCTGATGCTATTGTTCAGTGGGCACAAACAGGTAAACTATCTGGCAAAGACCTATTTAATAGTCTTTTAGCAGATTTAGCCAGATATGAGCTAAAACTTCAAATGATGCAAATGTATGATGCTGTAAGGCCTGGAATAGTTAGTGCCGTTGCTTCAGTATTTGGTGGAGGTGGTGGATATAGTGGTATGTCAAACACTAATAGTAACGCCGGCACTAGTGGTAGCCCTTTGTTTGCTAAAGGCGGCGCTTTTGACTACGGTATCCAAGCATTTGCCAAAGGTGGTGCATTTACCAACCAAATCGTAAATTCGCCAACAATGTTTAAGTTTGCCAAAGGCACAGGACTAATGGGTGAGGCCGGCCCAGAAGCTATTATGCCCCTAAAGCGTGACAGCAATGGCAACCTTGGTGTTCGAGCTGGTAGTGGTGGCGGAAACACAGAAGTAGTTGTTAACAACTATTCTACTGCACAGGCAGAAACTCGAGAGACCAAAGACGATAAAGGTAACCGCCGTGTTGAGATCATAATTGGCGAAGCAGCAAGCACTGAAATGGCTCGTCCAGGCTCAAGTACTCAAGGTGCTATGCGTAATACTTACGGAATAGCTCCAAAACTTATTAGGAGATAAAAAATGGCCTATGCCTACGTATGGCCAGCAGGTCTTCCACAAGTACCACAAAAGGGGTTCACTGAAAGCGGTGGGCCCCGTATTGTGAGAACGCAAACAGATGCTGGAATAGCAAAACAAAGATACAAAGGTTTAGGCGTTTCAAACTTAAACCTATCTTTTATATTAACCACTGCACAAGTCTCTCTTTTTGAGGACTTTGTGCAGTCCACAATACATGGTGTTGCACGTTTTGGGTTCCCGCACCCTCGCACTCAACAAACCGTTGAAGCTCGTATAGTTTCAAAAGGCGAAGATATGTATTCATTAAGCTATTTAGCTCCAGGATACTGGACACTTAGCCTACAACTAGAAGTATTGCCATGAGTAGACTAAGTACTATGTCAGCTGCTGCACTACGTGCAGTATTTTCGCCAGAAGCAGAAGACGACTTAATAATACTAGTAACTATTTATAATCCTAGCAATCATTCAGAAGTATTGTTTCGCATATGTGATAACTTTATGCCAGATCCAGAAGATCCAACTAAAGCATTACGTTTGAGCACTACCACAGATGATCAAATATTTTATGGTGTTAGACTAACATCTGGTACTGAGTTTACATTCTTACCTATTGAGATAACTCTCCCAAATGAAGATGAATCTCAGTCTCCGCGTTGCTCATTAACAATGCATGATGTAACACAGTACTTAATACCTTTTGTTCGTAATAGTTTAACAGGGCCTGCTCCTGTTAAGCTAGAACTAGTACTTGCAAGCGACCCAAATAATGTAGAAGCTAGCTTTAGTGGCTTGATGATAACAAATATTTCTTATAATGCTAATACGGTAACTGCAGACTTAACAGCAGTTAACTATGATCGCGAGCCTTTCCCAAAGCACTCGTTCAGCCCACTCTATTTTCCAGGATTATTCTAATGTGGTACAATAAATATATCGACATACCGTATAAAGACGGTGGCCGTGATGCTTCCGGACTAGACTGCTGGGGATTAGTGCGACTAGTTTACGCCGATCAATTCGATATTCAATTACCTAGTTTATCTGAGCAATATAGTACTGCCAAAGATCATCAACAAGTAAGTGAAGTACTGGCTCGCGAAAAAGAAAACTGGACTATTCAGAATACACCAGAAGTTGGTGACGTTATAGTGTTCAAGATGCTTGGCACAGAAACACACGTTGGTGTCTACATTGGTGAAAATAAGTTTCTGCATATTCGAGAAGGTGTCGATTCGGTTGTAGAGTCGGTAGAGTCACGTTTATGGAAAAATAGATTGGTTGGGTATTTCAAGTATACGCAGCAACAACCTGCTAATACTCTGGTAGCTTTACCAAACCCACTAAAATCAAAACCAATAGTTATACCAGTGATTACTGGAACTAGTTTAGAGTTTTTAGGAGAATGGTTAAAAACCGAAGAAAATATATCGCAAAAAACTCTAGAACGCTCAATCTTTTTACTTAACTCTAAGCCAGTTTTTTATCCGCAGTGGGCAAGTACTCGTGTAAGCCAAGGAGACTCACTTGAGTTCCGTGCGGTAGCTGGAGACAGCGGTGTTTTTAGAATGTTTGCTATTATTGCACTATCTATTGCTGCACCGTATTTAGCAAACGGTTTTATGAGCTTAGCAGGAGGTTTTGGTACTTCAATTGCTGCTAACGTAGCCACTGTAGGCGGGTTTACAGCAGGACTTGCTACTGCAGGTGTTATGATGGCAGGTTCGTTGATAATCAACGCAATAGCCCCAATACCAGAACAGCCAGTTGCACCATCAGCAACTCCGTCTGAGTCGCAAAAGTTTATTAATGGTGCCAACAATCCACTTTCTCAGTGGGGTTCAATACCAGTTGTGCTTGGTAAAACTCGTATGACGCCACCGCTTGGTGCATATAATAATGTGCGTTTTGGCAGTGATGATTCTATTTTAAACGGTAGCGGTAACTCCAGTAGTGGTGGTGTAGCAGGCAGCGACACCTATGTAGACATGCTACTGATATGGGGTTATGGTCCACTGGTCATAGATCAAGCTACTTTACGTATAGGACAAATAGGTTATTATAACTTGGATAATAGTGGAAGTATTACTGGTCAAAACTATGACAGCGCTGTTCAGGTTACACTTGATCGCATTAGTGAGCCAACCGCTGACATGTTAAGTCGTTTTAACGGTATCTATGGCACAGACATACAACAGGACTTCCCTAACTTAACCTTAACATATGATGGACTACCTCCAACCGGTGCTAGCTACTTTGGAGGTATGCGCTGGACACCACAACCACGACCTACCGCAGATACTGGTTGGTCAGAGTATGGATTTACACAGCCAAGTGACAAAATTTCTGTTAGCATTAACTTTCCACAAGGACTACGCAGTACTAAAATAGACGGAGACGGTGCCGGAAATGAGTATACCGCTCCAGTTGGTTTAGAGCTACAATACAAAGTAGGTAGTGGAGCATGGACACCTTGGCCAGGTAGTACTGCAATAGATGCCGGTCCAGGCCACTACACTGTTGGCGGCAAAGTTTCTGCCCAAACCTATTCGTATCAAAACTCTTACGAGGGGCTGATTAACGAAGGCTATGGAGATAACTCTTATCAATATTGGGGTACTATCACAGAAACTATTTCTGCAACACAAAACGAAGTTTTGTCTGGCACAATGATTCCGGACGGGTTTACTTGGACAGTTACCCTAAACCGACTAGACTCATCCCCACGCTGGGCTGAGAATGATTTAGTGTCTGTGAGAGTTCGTCGAACTACTGGCAGTGATCAGGAGCCCGGTGGATACAGATATACACACACTGCTATTATACAATCTGTTACATCAATTCGTAATGCTACTCCAGCTGTTGACCCTAGCGGTGTAAAAATCGCCAAAACTGCGCTTACATTAAAAGCCACAGATGAAGTAAATGGCCAAGTTGATGGTATTAACGCAGTTGTACAAACTTACTGCAAAGATTGGGACAGTATTTCACAAACTTGGGTAAACCGTGGCACTAGTAACCCCGCCTCACTGTACAGGTATGTACTGCAGCACCCAGCTAACCCTCAACCACTTGACGACAGCGACTTAGACTTAGTTCAACTACAGCACTGGCACGAGTATTGTAATACACAACGCACAGTAACATATAACGGCACCGCCTACTCATACAAATTAGAGTATAATAGTATTATAGCTGGACAACAACGCAGTGTAATGGATACGTTGCGTGAAATAGCCAGTGCAGGACGTGGAAGCCCTGCTATGTCGGATGGTAAATGGTCGGTGGTTATTGATGAGCCAAAATCTACTATTGTACAGCATTTTAGCCCACACAACAGCTGGGGTTTTGAGGCTTCAAAACTACTGCCACGTATGCCGGACGCACTAAAAGTGCAATTTAATGACCGCAATAGCGATTATGTACAAAAAGAAATTATTGTGGCATATACTGGTAAAGATGCATCCAATGCACAACTACTAGAGGCCATATCATTACCAGGTATAACTAGTACCGGCGAGGCTGTAAGTCATGCAAAGTGGCACTTAGCTCAAATCAAATTACGCCCTGAAATATACACAATAAATACAGATATTGAGTATATTGTATGTAATCGTGGTGATCGGGTTAAGTTAACACACTGGGTACCTCAATGGGGTGCAGGCAGTGGTCGTATAAAGAATACTTATGGAATCAGCAGTAACAGTCTGAGTATTTTTGACTTAGATGAGCCTGTATTAATAAATCCAAGTGTACAAAATGCAATACGCGTTCGTAATTCTAGTACTGGCCAAAGTAGCGAGCATCAAGTATTAAGTCAGTTTACTATTTCTGCTTATTCACAAGCTGGAAATACTATAAGCGTTTATACTCAGCAAAATCACTCACTCCAGGCCGGAGATATGGCCACTATTACTGATAGTCTTGCTACGGTGCTTAACCGTACTATTGGTGAAGTCAAGGGTGTTATACTAAGCTCCGGTTTACCTGTTGGATTTACATTTGACGTGTTAGACTCCGCTAACACTAATTTAACAAGCACTAACGGACTGGTTAAGCTGGTAACAGAAAGATATGGTAGAGTTGTAATTTCTCAACCAACCTCGTTGGTTGCTAACACGGACTTATTTTTATTTGGTGAGTACGGTAATGAGTCACAAGATTTAATAGTAACAACTATTGAACCAACAAGCGGTAAGTCAGCTAGAATAACTATGGTAGATTACGGAGTTACTAGTAGCTATAATATTTTTACAGATTATAGCAGCGACACTATAACTTCTAGTACTATTTTCGAATCGCAAACAACAAAAGTTCCAGAGCTGCTTAATCAAGTAGGAAATATAAAGCCTATATTAGATTCGACAAAGTTCATAAGCGACGAGCGAGTAATGCGAGTAATTAGTCCAGGTGTTTTTGAGTATCGTATGAAAATACCCTTTGAAAACCCTGCAAAACTGTCTAATGATGTATCAAGTATCGCAGCTGAAATTTATCCTGCAAATAATCCGGACGCTAGTGGTACAATAACCGTTAAAGTACCGGTTACATCCGGTTCCGTAGATTTTACTAATTTAGTAGAGCTAGAGGCTTATCGCTTTAGACTACGTTATGAAACTAAATCTGGTAAAGTTGGTCCTTGGACTGATTGGTATGTTTATGGAGTAGTTGGTAAAACAAATCCTCCTGCTACTGTAGCGCTTAATGGTTTAGGGTACACAGAGTTACAAGGTGGCTTAAAATTAGTCTGGAATGATAATGCCGAGGTAGATATTCAGTACTATGAAGTTCGCGATACTGACGCAAACTGGGGTGACGAGCAACACCTATTCCGTGGGCTAACCACTGAACTACCTGTTGAACTATCTGGACCAGGCATTACTGATACTTGGTATGTAAAAGCTGTTGATTACGCAGGTAACTACAGCACTCAAGCATTGGCGATTAGTTATACTTACCCACAGCTGCCTAATATCACAGATATTACTGCAAACTATAGTGCTAGTAGCTTAACGGAAGCAACTGTAACCCTAAGTTGGAGCCCTGTAGTAACAAGCAAATTCGGAGTTAGTGCATACTTACTAGAGTATGCTGGTACGTCAGTACGAGTAAACTCTACACAGGTAACAGTACCGGCTAACTGGTTGGGAACTAGAGCTTTTACAGTAAAAGTAATAGACTTACTGACGAAATCTAGTAGTGGATTTACCAAGTCTATAGATAAAGTAGCTCCTAGCCCAGTAACTGACTTCCGTGTACAAGTTATTGATAATAACGTACTACTGTATTGGAAAAATCCTGAACGTACTAGTCTACCTGTTGCCCATGCCTTAATCAAGCGTAGCGACACTGCCGGAACATGGGAAACAGCAGAAGTCGTTGGTACTAAAAGTGGCGAGTTTACAAGTTTTAGCGAGTTAGTAGCTGGCGAGTATGTTTACTATGTTGCTGCTGTTGACACAGATAACCGTACTTCTGAGTATGTATCTAAAGCCGTAAACGTAGCGCAACCTCCTGACTTTGTTTTCTATGGTGATCATATTTCTAGCTTTGAAAGCAAAACAAATGTGGTTAGTTCATATGTAAACTCTAAGAAGTATGACGGCGAACTACTATTACCAGTTAATACTACTGAAACGTATGAAGAGCACTTTACTGCTCCAAATCCAGACTGGGTAGGTCCAAGCTCACAGGTTGCAGCAGGATATCCGTACTATATCCAGCCGGGTATATCTAGCGGTAGCTACACAGAAGAAATTGACTTTGTTAATATTATTGGAAGTAGTCAAATAGATGTAACTGTACTTGGAACAAACTTAGTAGGTAATTGTACCAGAGTTGTACAGCTATACACAAAAGCAGCTGCCGGTGATGCGTATACACTAACCAGTGGGTTTGCCACAAACTTTAGGTTTGTTAAGGTAGTGGTAACTCTAACGCAAGTTACTGCTGGAAGCATATACAGCGTAAGTAGTATCTACTTAAAACTAAGTTCCAAGCAGATAACAGAAGCAAATAACATAACCGTAACCGGATCCACGATCTTAAACCTTACTAAAGAGTTTATTGATATCAGCTCCATTACTCTAACAGCAGGTGGCAACACAGCTGTAAATACTGTATATGATTTCAAAGATGTTGTAAGGTACTGTACTTATGCAGTAGTTGGCAACGTATGTACAATAACTCTTCCTGGCAGTACTGCACACGGATTAGTAACAGGTCAACTGGTTAAGGTATATTTCACATCGGGAACCGCCCCTAGTGGTAGATATATAATAACTTCTACGCCAACAGCAAGTACTTTTACTTTTGCTTTGGTTACCGCAAATACTAGCGGAAATGTAACTGCCTATCCTAATAGTTTGGTAGTATATGCACTTAATCCACAAAATGGACAGGCAGTGACTGCCCCCGTTTCTTATTTAATCAGAGGATATTAATATGGCAGATCACAGTTTACCTCAACTATCGAGTACCTATGTTAACTTTTTAGGTAACTTAGATAGTAGACTTGATGATATAGCTCGTGGGCTTGAACCAGTTCTTACATCAGTAACAAATCCCTTAAACGGCTATATACGGTGGGTAGCTGCTTCTAATAAGTGGCAGCGTTGGGATAGTACATTGCCCACACCTGATTGGGTAGACTTAACCAGTACTTACGCAATTAGCATTAGCGGTACTGCCGCTAATGCTACTACCTTGGGAGGGTTAGCGTTAGCCAGTGGAGATAACGGTCCTGTATGGGGTAGTATTCCACGAATAGGTACAGATGGTGTGAGTAATATTGGTAGATACCTAGATTTTAGTAACACTAGCAATAGTGGTACTAATTTTGCAGTTAGGTTAGATACTAATAATACTACCACAGACTTATTTATTACACCAACTGGCGGCAGTGCTTCTAAAATAATCACTGCTGCCAACATAAGTGCCAGCGCAGTAGATTTAACATCCACACAAACTGTTGCAGGGTCTAAAACTTTTAGCTCAACAATAGTAGGTAGTATTAGTGGTAATGCCGCAACAGCAACTAATGCTACCACTGTTACAAACGGAGTTTACCTAACCTCTACACAAACACTAACAAACAAAACTATTCAAGGTACTCGTGAAGTTAAAGTTGCTATGTCAGCTAATGATATAGACTTAAACTCAGGTAACTATTTCACTAAAACTATTTCTAGTACAGTTACCTTTACGGTATCTAATATTCCAGCATCTGGCACAAGCAGTTCTTTCATATTAGAATTAACTAACGGTGCTACGGCTGTTATTAATTGGTTTAGTGGTGTAAAATGGCAAAATGGGGTAGCCCCTATACTAACTACTTCAGGTAGGGATGTGCTAGGGTTTTACACTCATGATGCAGGCACTACCTGGACAGGCCTGTTCCTAGCAAAGGATGTTAAATGACAGTACGTGATTTACTAATGGGTGCTGCACAAAATATTGACCTAACAGAAATAACAACAATACTTCCTGGTGACATACTAGCCGGAGATCGATTTGGTTTCCGGACTTGTATAAGTCCGGACGGTAATAAGCTAGCAATTTCAGCCTATAACAAAGATGTTGGAACCGTAGTCGATGCCGGTGTTGTGTACATATTTACACGTTCCGGAAGTTCATGGGTTCAGCAGGCTAAACTAAATATTTCCAGCCCAGAGACAAACGACCGGCTAGGGTATAGTTTGGCATTTGATGCTAGTGGCACTAGTTTAGTAGTAGGTGCGCCTTACGACCAAACAGCTACTTACTCAGATAACGGTACTGTTCATCTATACAAACAAGACACTAATGCCCTTACCTGGACATTGTCCCAAGTATTTGTTGCCTCAGATAGGTTAAATAGTGACCTATTTGGATTTTCAGTGGCTATAAGTGCACTAGGCACTACTGTAGTTGTTGGAGCCCCATCTGACGACAACAGTCTAGGAACTAATGCAGGTAGTGTATATGTGTTTAGACAAACTTCTCCTACTGCATGGTCTTCTACACGTCTACAAGGTACTACCAGTGCAGATATACAACTAGGTATATCTGTAGCTGTTAATGCGGACGGAGATAGCATAATTTCTGGCGCATCAGTAGGAACAAGTCCAAACTACTATTCAAGTGTTCATCATTTCCAATACGATGGAGCCTCTACGTGGACACCAACTAGATTTAGTACAAATATAACACTCGACGGTTTTGGAGATTCTGTTTGTATTTCTGCCGATGGCAGAACAATGGTAGTAGGGATACCTAATAATGACAAAGTATACGTATATACACGTACTTCGGGTAGCACTACTACATGGTCCGCACCAACCGTAATACAAAGAAGCGGAGCGTACAAGTTCGGATTTAGCGTTGCTATAACTGCAGACGGAAAAACTTTAGCCGTTGGTACGCCTTATGAGAATAGTAATCGTGGTACAGTGTATATTTATAAATACATACTGGGTAGCTGGATTTATACTTCTAATATATCGGCAAAATACGTATCAGCTATTGGTAACGTGCAAGTAGGGGAAAGTGTTAGCTTAAGTGCAGAAGGAAATACATTACTGGCGTCCAGCAGTTATGCAGATATAGATAGTTCTAATATAAATTCCGGAGAAGCTTACGTGTTTACCGGATATACCGGAACAGACAGTGCTAACTGGATAAATGGTTTAGAGATACCGGTAGTGCCCGCGTATACCTCCCAGACTAGTGAAACCATAGACATGAGAAAAACCATGGATGTGAGTGCAGATGGTAGTACCATGGTGCAACTAAACACTACTGACAGCGCCAATTACGCAGTTGACGTTTATAAAAAGATTGGGACTTCCTGGACATACAATACTACTATACGGTCTGTAGCTGCTAATGACCTTTTCGGTACTTCAATAGCTATTAATGGTAATGGAACAAGATTTGTTGTAGGGTCAAGAGGCACGGTTTCCAATAGGGGTGGCATAGTTGTGTATACATACACAAGTGGAACATCTTGGTCGGAAAATAAAATAGGTCACCCAAATAGCTTGGCATTTGGCGATCAGTTTGGTTGGGCTGTTGATATAAATTCCGCAGGAACTAGAATAGCAGTAGGTGCTCCAAACAACGACAACGTAAATGGTACCAATATGGGGGCCGTTTATATACTTGAAGAAAGTACGGGCTGGGGAGTATCAGCTACACTAATTACTGGTAATGTTATACCACAAATATTCGGAAAAGTACTTAGCTTCAGTCCTGACGGAAACTTACTTGCAGTAGGGTGCGATCGTGGATATACTCAGGGTGGTAGTGTATTCGTATATGGATATACTGCTGGAACTGGCTGGACCGAGAAAAAATATACTATATTTGGTGCAGGCACCACTGGATTCGGGTCTAGTGTTGCAATAACCGATAGCGGAATCTTGGCAGTAGGTGCGCACACTTATAGCACTACACCTTCTCCAACCCCATATACCTATTCAGAAGGAGGAGTATACATATTCCCAGATTATATGAATAGTAGTAGTTATACCATTCTACGCCCTAGCCCTTTACAGACTAGTGCTTATTTTGGTAAAAACATATCCTTAACCAGCGACGGTAATGTTATAGCTATTACCGCCGAGGCTATGAACACTAACCTAAGTACCTATGGCGGAACTATATTTGTATTTAGAAATGTCAGTGGAAGCTGGCAGCTAGCAAGTAAAATAACCGATAGTTACTCTGTAAAGGATTTCTCCGCCTTTGGGACCGGGCCTGTAGTTATCACTGATGACCAAACTATTTTTACTAGAACATTTGATTCTAGTTATATAAATAATAACTATACTGTGAGTAAGAAAACAGTAATTAGGTATAAAACAAAGGCATAATATGTTAATTAATTTAGAAACCAATGAGTACCCTGTATCAGAGTATTACGTTATAGCTCAGTACCCAAATACTTCTTTTCCCAGGGATTTTTCAAATATTGACTGGACTCAGTTTGGTTACGCATATGTGCATGGTGTAGCAAAGCCGGCCTATGATATAAAAACTCAGGGAATTAACGAAGTTTTACCTCAAGCAGACCAGTCCGGTGTCTATTTTCAAACCTGGCAAGTATACCAGCTAGATAGTGTTACTATGGAGTTAGCTGAATTACGAAATACCGAATCTTTAGCCTATAATGCTAGAGCACTTAGGTCTAGACTATTAGCGGCCAGCGATTGGACTCAAGTAGCTGACTCACCCTTAACCGCAGAAAGTCGAGCAGCCTGGGCAGCATACAGACAGGCTTTGCGCGATATTACTCAGCAGGCAACTTTTCCACAAGAAATAATCTGGCCAACACAACCACAGTAACTTTAAATACCCAGGCTAAACCCCTGGGTATTTTTTTGCATTGACAAATCCCTGCCCTTATGATATAATAGTACAAATTATTTTAAGGCGTTTTAGTTGCAAGGCTACAAAACTCAGTACCAGGTAAAATCAATAGCGACCCTAAATCGTATCAATCAATATTAAGTATTGCTTAATAGCAAAGAGAGGGCCTAATATGTTAGGTGTTACAGCAGACAGTTTTATTGAAGTGCTGGGAATGGTAGCATTAGCAGTTATTGCAGTTTTTATAGGTGTGCAAAAAATCTTAAAAGATTGGAAGGCCAGCGCCGCTGAAAATTCAATAATTACCCTAATGCACACTGAACTAGAGCGTATGGCAGAACAAAATACTGCACTAAGCATAGAACTAGGTAGGTTACATGGCGAAGTAATCACACTAAACCAGCAACTGCAGAAACTAACCTTTGAAAATCAAAGATTACAATCAGAAGTAGTAGCCCTTACCCGAGAAGTTACTAGACTTCAAACAGTGCTACATAAAGGAGAGCCCAATGGCAGCACCAATTAAATTAAATTTAAAAATATATCAGGGCAGCACTTTCAAGCAGGTATTGCGTTGGGAATCGGCTACAAAAGTATACGTACCAATTACATCAATAGCTAAAAGCGCTCCAATGGTAGTTACCGCCACTGGCCACTCCATCCCACTAGGGTGGCGTGCACGTGTATCGAATGCAGGCGGCATGAAAGAAGCTAACTTATTAGATTACCAGATAGTCACCGGCACTACTAGTGACACAGTGACTTTTAATCAGGTAAACTCACTGGGATTTACCGCCTATACCACTGGCGGTGTATTAGAATACAACCAACCAGTCTCACTAAGTGGACTAACTGCACGTATGCAAATACGTGAAAAACTAACTTCCCCAGAAGTTATTCATGAACTTACCACACAAAACGGCGGTATTGTTTTTGATAACACAAACAAAACAATCACATTAACTATTCCTGACGAGACAACCACTTTACTAAATTTTGTTAGTGGCGTGTACACCTTGGAATTTCAAACGGCGGGTGGTGAGGTTTCAACTTTTGCTAGGGGCTCTGTGTCCCTAGAGAAAGAAGTGACTCGATAATGGAAAAAATAGTAGTCGCAGAAGAATCCGGCGTACTACCCAATGCCGAAAATTTATTAGAACAAGTACTTGTAACAGAACAAGAAGTTGTAGTAGTAGATACAAACACCACCGGAGTCGTAATAACCGGTATAATGGGTCCGCCCGGGCCGGTAGGGGCTACTAACATCAGTGACATGACGGACGTAGACGCCACAGAGCTTGTAGACGGGGCCGTATTAGTATATGTAGCAAATACATCTACCTGGAAGGCCACAAAGAAACTAGACAACCAGATACTAGAAGCTGGTCAATTTTAAAGGAACGAGATAATGGCATCTCTTATTAAGATAAAAAGATCAGAAGTATCAGGTAACCCAGCCGTATTAGGTGCAGGTGAATTAGCATACTCTGGTTTAGGAGATAATGGCTCCAATGGCGGTGATAGACTGTACATTGGTATGGGTACAGAAACTGACGGCAATGCTGTTAACCACGTGGTAATTGGTGGTAAGTTTTTTACTGACCAAATCACAAATTCCACAGCATTAAACACAGTCAGCACGCTGGTAAAGCGTGATGCTAGTGGTAATTTTGCTGCTGGCACAATCACAGCGGCATTAACCGGTAACGCTAGCACAGCAACAAAATGGCTAAATGCCCGATCAATTGCACTAACTGGTGACGCAACAGCTACTTTTGCCAGTGTGGATGGAAGCGCTAACGTAAGCACAGCTATTACACTAGCCACAGTTAATTCAAATGTTGGAACTTATGGTAGTGCTACTGCAGTTCCAATTGTAACAGTTAATGCCAAAGGCTTGGTTACTGGTGTAACAACCGCTGCAATTTCTACCTCACTTTCAATTGCTGGCGACACTGGCACAGATATAGTAGCTCTGGGCGAAGAGTCCTTGACATTTGCAGGAGGTACTGGTGTTGCCACTACAGTTACCAATGGGCAAGTAAGCATTGCAATTGGTCAGGCTGTTTCAACAACATCTAGCGTAACTTTTAATAACGTAACAGTTAACGGCACACTTAGCTCAGACGATATAACCGCAGCTAATGTTAGTATTAGTGGCAATGCTACCATCACAGGTAACTTAACTGTTCAAGGTACGACAACCACTATTAATTCAACAACAATTGCAGTTGGTGATTTAAATATTACACTGGCCAAAGATGCTACAGATGCAGCCGGTGCAAATGGCGCAGGTTTAACAGTTGTTGGCCCAGCAGTTTCTGCTACATTTACTTATACAAGCGCAGACAATCGTTGGAATCTAAACAAAGATTTAAATGTTGGAACTGTATACGGTGCACTAAGTGGTAACGCCTCAACAGCTACCAAATTAGCCACAGCTCGTGATATTAGCATAAACGGTGATGCTAGCTGGACAATAAATTTTGACGGCAGTGCAAACACCAGCGCCGCACTTACCTTGGCTAACACAGCAGTAACTGCAGGAAGCTATGGTAGTGCTACTAGCGTAGCAACTTTTACAGTAGACAGCAAGGGTCGACTAACTGCAGCAGCTAATGCGGCAATTCCAACAGCAACCGCAAGTGTATTGGGTCTAGCAAGCTTTGATAGTACAAACTTCTCTGTGTCTTCTGGGGCAGTTTCCATTGCCACGGTAGACGGCGGAATTTATTAATAATTACAGGCAAGTCTATACTTGCCTTAATACCTTTTTAGGAACAAGATATGTCAACGATTATTCATAAGAAGTCGTCAGTTGCTGGTAAAATACCGCTAGCAACTGATCTTCAATACGGCGAATTAGCCGTAAACTACGAAGACGAAAAGCTTTACTATAAAAATACTGCGGGACAAGTTAAGTCCTGGAGTCGCAATAGTGATGTTTATGCCAAGGCCACCGAAACGATTACAAAAGGTCAACTTGTAATGTTTGCAGGCTCACAAGGCGACCATATTCTTGTTTCTAAAGCAGACTTAAGTGCTGTGGGTTTTGTAGACACTTGGATTGTGGGCGTTGCAGCACAAAATTTTAGTGCTAATGCCTATGGTGACGTGGTGTGGTTTGGAAATGTAGAAGGCATAGATACCAGTGCTTGGGCTGATGGTACTATACTATACGCGTCTACTACTCCAGGTGCATTAACCGGCACAAGACCAACACAGCCAAACCACATTATTCAAATTGCAGCAGTAACAAACTCACACGCTAATAATGGTAGTTTGCTGGTTAGACCATCCTTTGGGTCTCATCTTGGTGAGCTACATGATGTTTATGCACCTGCTCCCACAAACAACGACTTATTAAAGTGGAACGATACCACAGGTCGTTGGGAAAATACTGCTTTAAAAACCGTTAACGGTACTAGCTTAGTAGGCGGCGGAGACTTGAGTTTATTTGGGGGTGGCTTAACAAAAGTACAGGTTGTAACTAGTTTGCCTGGTTCGCCCGATAGTACCACACTATATATTGTTACTGGAGCATAAACATGAAAATTGATTTTGAATTTCAAACTGAGCACGGCTTATTTCGTGATGCCTTATATTTACCAGATGAACATGACCTGACTGCTGAACAGATAGACGAGTTAAAACTACAGCGGCTTAATAACTGGATTAATATTATTACTACAGTTAATACTATTGAAGACGTGGCCGTTACATTAGTATCTGAGGAGGCTATAGATGGCTGATAGATATTGGGTTGGTGGAAGTGGTACCTGGAATACTACCAATACAGCAAACTGGTCAGCTACTTCTGGAGGTACATCAGGTGCAAGCGTGCCAACAGCTAGCGATAATGTATTTATTAATAATCTGTCTGGTAATGCTGCTACCGTAACTGTTAGTGGAGTAGTAAATTGTTTAAACCTTGATCTAACTGGATTTAACGGTACTTTTACTGGAAACTCTTCTCAGAACGTTAACGTATATGGCGGATTAGTTTTAAGTAGCCATATTAATTTTAATTGGGTTTCAGGCCCTTCACTAACATTTTCCGCAACTTCCGGCAACTATACCGTAGTTACGAACGGAAAAACTCTAGATTCCCAAGTGTACTTTGGGCTTACAGCTTCTACTGCAACATGGGCGCTTGGTGATGCATTATATATGTCCAATAGAAACCTATTTGTTTCTAGAGGCACATTTGATACTGCTGGATACGCGTTATCCGCTGGCGCCTTGTTTTCTAATTCATTTGGACCTACAAGAGCTATTTATCTTAGATCTAGTACTGTATACTTAGACAGTACTGCTGGCAATGCTACCTCCGTAGTTGACTTTATTTCCAGTACCTCACCGCTTACAGGATTTACTTTCGATGCTGGAACTTCTACCATTACTGGTGTACTACAAGGCACGGCCACTAATTTTAAAGGCGGTAATAATACTTTTAATAACGTTAATTTAACGGTAAGTTCTGAATCTAATATATTTCAAGGTATTACAGTATTTAATAATTTAAGTCTTACAGCTACAGGTACTACAAACGTAAAAACAATTAGCATAGATACCGGTAATTCAATAACTGTCAATGGAGTATTTTCCAGTAGTAGCAACTCTTCAGGTGCTAAACGTATACTACTTAAGGCTACTGTTCTGGGTACAGCACAAACAGTTAGCTTAAACGGCAGTACTAATCTAACCGATATTGATTTTAGAGATATTACAGTTAACGGTACCGCCACACCTATATCAGGTACTAGACTAGGAGACTGCGGCGGCAATTCAGGTATTACGTTCCCAACCGCTAAAACTGTATATTTAGTATCTAGCAACTCTGCGAATTCTTGGACTGATGGTTCTATTTGGTCATCCTCAACCTCTAGTGCAGATGTTAGTCCCACGCAGTTTCCTCTTGCGCAAGATAGTGTAGTAATAGGCAACTATTCCGGGCCAGCTAGCTGTACGCTAATGATATTGTACAATTCGTACTATGTGGCATCTATTGATGCTTCTGCGCGTACCTTAGCACTTACTATTAACGCTTTTGCTTTAACCATTACTAATGGTCTAATATTGGGCAGTGGTGTTAGTATGAGTAGCACTACCGCTACTCTACTATTTATTAATAGAAGTAGTTCTGATTTTGTGCTAAATACAAACGGTCGCACTCTTGGGGGCTTTGCTAAACTAGACATATATATGCTAGGCTCTGGAGCACTAACACCAGTATCTAGCGCAACTATTAGTGGTGGTGTAGACGTCACACTATATGCGGGTACACTTAATATAGGGGCGTCGCAGATATTTACTTGCGGCTCATTTGCAAGTAGTTCAGCAACGCGTCCGAGATCTTTAGTCTTTGGAACTGGTGCCTCAATTAAATTAGCCCCTAATATTGCCAGAACTAATTTATTAGATATAAGTAATGGTACTAATCTAACAGTGTCAGGAAGACCAAAAATATCTGTGACTTTCGCTAGCTCAGCAAGTCCAGGAAGTTTAATCTGGTCTGCAACAACAGGAATAGATCAAACAAATCCAGTAGATGTAAGCCTACTTTCAGGCACATATAGCGCAGCAACAGTGTTAGGTCAAATAGCAGTATTAGGTAGTTTAGACTTTACAGGTTTTAGTGGTCAGTGGTCTTGGTCGGCTTCTGTTGCGTTAAACTTATACGGATCTTTAAAACTATCTTCTGGGATGTCACTCGTAGCCTCTGCTCCGCTAACTTTTGCTGGAACTGGCCCCGGACTTTCTATAGACCTTGTAGGCAAAACTATTCCAGGTGATATTATATTTGCTACACAAAGTACATCGGATACGTATAACTTTACTAGTGCATTTAGGTCTTCTGGGTATCTTGTATTTAAAGTTGGTAATGTTTCTACAGGAAACTGGCTAATAAATGCCGCCTGTTTTCAGTTTGATACTGGACCTGCTAAAACTATTTACTTTGGTACTTCCGTAGTTACCTTATCTAGTACTCCATTTTTATGGATATTGGATAATAATACAACACTATCAGCTAGTAGTGCGACATTTAACATTACTCAAGCAGCCTCTAATCTAATAGTAGACTTCGGAACTGATCAGATCTATGGTACTGTTTCCATTAACGATATTACTGTAGCTACTAAAGTTTCACTACTCCACAGCGGTAGTCTTACACAAATTAATAAGTTGGTAGTAAAGGGGGTATCCACCTCTAATACTGTTAGAGAGTACATACAGTCTGCGGACGGCACATTTATTATAGGGCAATTAGATACTTCGTTTGTTGGAACTTCTTCACCTATAGTTTATAAGTCAAGTGTAGAAGGCACTAGAGCAACATTGCTATTGCAAGCAGCCACTACAGTTCTTGAAGATATTACATTTAGAGATTGCGATATAAGTCACTTAGGTAATAATCCTACAATTACGCGTGTAGGGGATGGTGGTAACAACGCTGTAACAGGATTTACATTCCCTGCTGCAAGAACACTTTACTGGGTGGGTTCAACTTCTTACTGGACAAATAGTAACTGGTCTCTAACTGCGGGCGGTTCTACTACTGGCGTGGACTATCCATTACCGCAAGACACTGCAGTATTTACTAATACCGGAGTTGGTGCATTTTCCGTACCAGATCGACTATTGGTAGGTAGTATAGATTGTTCTGCTAGAACAAGTTCTTTGCAGATGCAGATGCCTAGCGCATTTGCTGTAGGCGATGTTGTATTAGGCTCGGCTGTATACGGTAGTTTAGGTATAGCCCCGCCTATAAGTACTATTAAAAACTTATCTGGTACTTCCACAGCAATAAACGTAATTCAAAATGGATCTGGTAGTGTTAATTTGGTAGGCAATGTTAATACCGGTACAGGTAACTATACCCTTTCCCTAGGTTCGCTAGGTACAAATGGTTATGTTTTATCGTGTAATACCTTCCTGTCGTCTGGAACAGCTTCGCGACAAATAAACGGGACTTCTGGCGGCAGAATTGACGTAGCAAGCGCTTCCGGTTCGGTAATTGACTTTACCACTAGCACTAATCTAGGGTTCTTTGCATCCCCTACATTCAGACTAACTGGAGCCTCTACTTCAGGGCAGACACGTACGGTATCTACGCCTACTAGCGGCACGGCTACTTATAGTCTTGAAGTTACTGCTGGGGCTGGCACACTATCAATTAGTAGTGCTACTTCTCGTTTCTATAACTTAGATTTATCAGGATTCTCCGGTACTCTAAATCCAACAGCAGCTCAGACCCTGACAATATACGGACAGACATTATCACTATCGTCTGCGCTTACTTTTGGTGCCAATGTTACTTCTTTTACTCTAGTTACTACTACTGGCCTTACTACTAATTTAACTACCTCTGGAGAGGTACTTCCAGGCTCACTATCAGTAAGTGGAGCAGGAAATTTAAAACTACTAGATGCCTGCGCCGTTACTTCTGCTGTAACGCTATCTTCATCAGTGGGCCTTGATCTAAATAGTTATACACTTACTGCAGCTACTTTTTCTGCTTCTTCTGGGGCTCCCACTATTGCTTTTGGTAACAGTGGTGCAATTGTCCTAAATAGTACTGCTGCTGGAACATTATTTACTACAACTTCAACCACTATTTTTACCGGCTCTAGAGAGGTGCGTATTGTTGGTAATACGCCCTCTGGTACTGCACAGTCTATTGTAGGTAACACAGCAGCGGTTAGTTCCGCAGCACCAAACTTACGTGTTACTTCAGGTGCGGCTACTGTTACAATTGGTGGGCAGTGGAATAATATAGACTTTACTGGATTTAGTGGTGTTTGGACCAACTCATCTGCTACAGTGTACGGGGACTTAACTTTATCCGCAGGAATGTTGGTAACAGCAACCGCTAGTTCTCTTACTTTTGGTGGCAGTACTGTGGCCGGGGCTACCTGGTTAAATCAAAGCGTCTCTATATCGCTAGCAGGTAAGTCTACAGATATGCCTATTACCTTTAATCGTGGTATTGGTAACACGGCAGTATTAGGCTCTAATCTTACTGCAGGGTCTACACGCACGCTAACGTTAACTAGTGGTTCTATAAACCTAAACGGCTACGCAGTTACATCAGGACTATTTTCATCATCAAACTCAACAGCTAGAGCTATTGATTTTGGATCTACTGGCACTATTACCGTAAATGGCACAGGTACAGTATGGAGTACTCCTACGACTACTGGAATGTCTTGTTCCGGAAATCGCGTTGTAAATATATCAAACGCAACTGCAACTGCAACAACAGTTAGTCCAGGTGCGTTGGGTGAGCTTAATTGTTTATCTTTTAATATAAACGCTGGCACTTATGCCCTAACTATTACTGCATCTAGTGACATCAGAAGCCTTGACTTTACAGGTTTTTCTGGTAGTTTTACTATTCCAATACTAAGTGTATACGGTTCCTGGAAGTTTTCAACTGGAATGACGGTTACAGGTAGCGGAGCCCTCTCATTCGCATCCACTAGTGGGAACCATACTGTTACTAGCAGTGGGAAGTCTTTTGGTGCAAGCGCCCCTACGTTTGGAGCGTCCGGAGCCAGTGTAGCAACATGGAGTTTATTAGATGCACTTACTACTACCGGCGCTGTAACACTTACTTCAGGCACATTTACAACCAACAACTATAATGTAACCGCCACAGTACTGTCTTCTAGTAATACTAATGTTCGCGCAATAAATCTTGGGTCTTCTACGCTTACATTAAGTGCCTCTAGTTGCGTATCACTAACTACATCTACAAATTTAGCTTTTGATGCCGGTACATCTAATATAATTTGCTCTTATCCAAGCGGTAATGTTCAGTTTTTTGGTGGAAGCTTAACTTTTTATAATGTATCTTTTACCGGTACTATTGAGGGTATAGTTACACTAAACGGAAGCAATACTTTTAATAACTTATCAGTTTCCGGAATAACAACAGGAGCAGGCGTAAAAACCTTAAGTTTGGGGTTAGATCAAGTAGTTAATGGTATTTTAAACCTAACTCCTGGAACTAATGCTACAATGCGCACTTTTGTACGTGGTTCGTCTAACATAGGTATTCAATCAACATTGACTTGTGCTGCTGTGTCTACTTTACAAGACGTAGACTTTATGGATATAGGTATAAGTGGAAATGCTGTTACAGCCGGTAATATATCCGGTACTAGATTAGGTAATGGTGGCGGAAATACAGGCATTACTTTCACCACACCTAAAACCGTCTATTGCAGAGCTACGACAGCGTCAAATTGGAGTTCTACAACAGGTTGGTCCGCTACTATTGGTGGTACTGCTGATATTACTCAATTCCCTTTAGCACAAGATACTGTAGTATTTCCTTCCGCAACTTACCCAGCAACAGCTACTACTATTACATTGGATAAATCATACCTAATTGGTACTGTTGATATGTCTGGTCGTACCACTAATACAATGACATTAGCTACTGGTACAACTACTCCTATAATTTTAGGTAATTGGATAAACGGTACAGGAACTACTCTTAGTGGTACAGGAACCTTAACATTTGCAGGTAGAAATACTCAGGGATTGACTACAGCATCTCGTACTTTTACCCAAAATATTACGCTATATTCTCCTGGCGGTACTTTAAATATTACTGGAACACTAGCTAATGGCTCTTCCGTGCTAACAATAACTCAAGGCACTTTTAATACCAATAATGTCAACGTAACTACTACAGCAATAAATTCTACTTCTTCATTAACACGTAGCTTAAACTTTGGTTCTTCTACTGTTACAGTATCTGGATCTGGAATTAACTTTGGTACATCTGGTGGCCTTGCTTTTAGTGCTGGTACTTCTAGCATTAATTTGTCTTCTGTGTCTGCACCAACAGTCTCTGGAAACAACCAGAACTTTAACAATATATCGTTTACAGCGCCAAACTTATCAAGTGCTGGCGCATTAGACAATATAGCGTCTATTAGTAACTTAAGCGTAGCTGCTCGCACTACAGCAGGTATTAATCAAATTGCGGTTACAAGCAATATTACGGTAACTGGTACATTAACGCTGTCTGGTAGTACTGGTGCACATATGCGCACATTTTTACGCTCAAATACAGTCGGTACACAGCGTACCTTAACCTGCAACTCTGTAGCTGCTTTAACTAATATTGATTTTAGGGATATTGCAATTACAGGCAGTGCTGTTAGCGGCGGCAGTTTAATAGGTACTTTACTTGGTGATTGTAAGGGTAATAGTAATATCACTTTTGATAGTCCCAAGACAGTTTATTGGTCCAGTACTCAAACTAGTTGGGGTGTTACAGCTACACCTACATTCTCGCTTACATTAGGCGGAGCGGCAAGCCATAGCGCTTTCCCACTAGCTCAAGATACTGCAGTTATTGGGGCTAGTTCACCAGCTAGCGGTAGTACTATTACAATGTTTGCTGCATATAATATTGGCACAATAGATATGTCAGCTAGAACTACCAACACTAACACTTTCGCCTTTTCAGTTTCTCCAACAGTCTATGGTGATATTATAACTGGAACTGGCACGACATATACTGGAGCAACAGGGTTTATTTTTAGTGGTAGAACAATACAAAATTTTACCAGTAGTGGTAAAACATATACTGGCATTATAAGTATTAATTCTCCTGGAGGTTCTTTGCGTCTTATGGATGCTATGACCACAAACGGCGGATTTGGTACGCTTACAGCAGGTACTTTAGATTGTAATGGATATTCTCTTACATTTAGTGCTGGTGGTATTACTGGGTCAGGCACAGCCTCTAAAACTGTAGCTTTCGGTAATGGCAGTGCAATTACGTTAACAGCCTCTAGCACTAACATTTTCAATTTTTCTAGTGGCGGGCTTTCAGTTACAGGAACCGGCACAATTAGTGCTAATGGTTCAACGGCTAAAAGTTTAAACTTTGGTACAGGAGTTACAGCACAAGATGTTACTATTAACCAAGGTGGTGTAGGTACTTTAACAATTATTGGATCTAATAAATTCGCTAATTTAACTAATACCGCCATTGGTCGTATAGAGTTCAGTGGAGGAAGTACCAATGAGTTTACTAACTTTAGTATAAATGGTGCTTCTGGTAACTTATTACAATTAGGCAGTACTAATACTACTCCTGCTATACTAAAGAAACCAGATGCCTGGAATATTGGATTAAACTCTACGGATAGTGGTAATAATACTGGACTTAGCTTTAGTGGAACTAGCCCAAACTATTTAAACGTAAGCTATATAAATGCACAAATACTATCCGCAGTACTTTCTAGCATATACTATTCTGCATTAAATATATCTAGCATATACTATGGTAGTATGCCGGTTTCGGAAATTTATTATGGAGCAATAAAGGTATTTTAACAATGTTTTGGATTTTTAAAATTCTTCCAGACTTGTTATGGCCCTCAACTATATTACTTGGAATAATCTGCTTTGGCTTGAGCTATTTGCCTCAAGCCAAAGCGTTCCACCTGCCTATCAAAATTCTTGCCGCTACACTCATTGCGGCAGGAATTTTTTTAACAGGAATGTTATACAGCAATAAGGTCTGGCAAGCCAGGGCACAGGAGCTAGAGCTCCAAGTAGCCCAAGCCGAGCAAAAGTCTCAGCAAACAAATGAAATTATACGCGAACGACTAATCACTAAACTACAAGTAGTTAAATTACGTGGAGAAGAAACAACTCGGTACATAGATCGTGAAGTTACAAAGTACAACTCTGGTTGTGTGATTCCACCAGAATTTGTTACTGCACACAATCGTGCAGCGGAGCCACCAAAATGAAACTAATGTTACTACCCTTAGTCGTAGCACTCAGTGCATGCACCACAGTTGTGCCAGTTACGCAAACATGGCCTGAAGCCCCGGGCATGCAAAGTGTGCAACCTTGTCCGCCACTAAAGCCGCTAACACAAACGCCACAACTCAGCGACGTTGCTAAAACTGTGGCTGATAATTACTCCGAGTACTACCAGTGCGCTACTAAAGTAGACGCCTGGCAGGAATGGTATCGTAAACAAGAGTTAATACACAGAGGACTTAAATGACCCATCAATTAAGCTATTCAGAGTTGCAACAGCTGATTCCCAAAAACCCTTATGTCAAACAATGGCATGCAGCACTAGCACAGCTGTTACCAGACTACGAGATCAATACGCCACAACGTATTGCTGCTTTTATTGCACAGTGTGCACATGAATCTGCTGGCTTTACTGCTCTCCGTGAAAACTTAAACTATCGTGCCGCAACGCTTCGCAAAATATTTCCCAAGTATTTTCCCACAGATGAAATGGCACAACAGTATGCAGCCCTGCCCAACAAGCAACAGGCTATTGCTAACCTAGTTTATGCTAATCGCATGGGCAATGGGCCACCTGAGTCAGGTGACGGCTATCGTTACTGTGGTCGTGGATTGATCCAGCTAACAGGCAAAGACAACTATAGTTGGTTTGCAGCTAGCTTAGAAATAAGTGTTGAAGAAGCGGCCCAGTACTTGGAAACATTTGAAGGTGCTGCTCAAAGTGCTTGTTGGTTCTGGGAAACCAATAAGCTGAATCAGTGGGCCGACACCGGAGATATTCTAACACTAACCAAACGTATCAATGGTGGTACTATTGGCTTAGAAGATCGCATCAAACACTACAATCATGCACTACATGTACTAGGAGTCTAAGTGCTTAAATATATACTTATACTTTGTTTACTACTAGTATTTGGCGGTGTGCATGCACAAGATGCCGTTGTAAATACCAATAGCACAGTAACTACTCGCAGTGACTCTAATACAAATGTTCGTTCGCCGCCAGCATCTGCTATTTCACCTACTATAAACAATGCCAACAGCGACTTGTGTACTGTGGGTGTAGCAGGTGCAGTACAAACACAAATCTTAGGTGTTAGTGCTGGCTCTACCGTCAAAGACATGAACTGTGAGCGGCTAAAGCTTTCTAAAACACTTTATGACATGGGCATGAAAGTTGCGGCTGTTAGCACTCTTTGTCAAGATCGCAGAGTATTTGATGCAATGATGATGGCCGGCACGCCTTGTCCATATGACGGAACAATCGGTGCAGAAGCCAAAGCCGGCTGGAAGGCCAACACCAAACAACAACCTGGCGAGTCGGGTTCTAAAGAATGGACTACAGATGATAAAACGTGGTTTGGCGGGGCTGGTCTTGCTGCTCTGCTGCTTTTACTCTTATTGTGATACCGTAACCGGTCAAACTCCAAATGCCGCTGCCGTAGGTTTGCAGTGGACTATGACCAACGTACTGCCTCAATATACTGGCCTGGAAGTAAATTCTGTTAATTACCGGTACACTGCAGTTAAACGACCAGAAGACGCTTTTGAAGTTAGTGTGCAAAACTACAATCCCAGTGAAACAGGTTATGTGTTTCGCAGTCAGGATAGTTGGACAGGTAGACCTGGCACTACTATTACAAAAACGGTTCCTGTGGCTAGCATACCATTAACAAGCTGGGGACGTGGTGAGATTGCTACCACTGGCACAGGTCGTGTGGAAAATTCAACTGTGATGTATGGCTACACTTACGATACCTGCAAGCTAACTCCAGTTACTGACTCCACTTGCCCTAACTACAAACCTCCTGCATTAGCGCCCATAATAACAGATCCTGTAGAAGTAGAATATGTACAAAAAAGTGCTATTCCACGCTCTGTAGCTCAAGAAGAAGAAGATAGAATATTTTTACAGTTAGCTCGTGATAGTACAGCTGCCCGTAAGCGTAATGTTGAACAATACCGTGCAGTACAAAATGCGCTATTAACAGCAGAAGCACTAGCCCAGGCCAATGCTTTTAATGCTCTTAATAATATACCAAACTTTGCAAGCTACTCTAGACAAATACCAGGCGGTACTTATCAAGATAGCTTAAAATATGTTGATAAAATATTGCCAGATAACAAAGCTGGCAGGGGCTTATCAGGCGCTCAAGAGCGGCTACACAATAAGCTATTTGACTCCCAATTTCCTACTAAAAGATCAGAGGTAAAAAATGATTAAGTATATATTAATGGCACTAGCCCTAAGCTTAAGCTTAGCTACACAAAGTGCAGAGGTACCTATTCGTGGTATTGTTTCTTCTAAGTGTGTTATTAACACAGATACACAAGGTGTATATGGCAACTCCACACCAAATACACTGAGCACAGCTCGCGTAGATGGTGGTATTAGTCCAGTTATCAGATTCGACGTTGTTGAGTCTGGATACTACAAAGCCACAGTAACTGTGCCTACTGCATTTACTTCTAGCCCTACATTAACTGATGCAGTTAACTGGACTGGTGGCGTGGAAGTAAGCAAGGTAACAGATGCAGCAATGTCTGCTTATACAACCAACAAGCGTGTTTATAATAGTACCACAGAGTTTGACTTAACTGTGCCTGGCACAGTATGGTTTACGGCCAACTCAAAAGCGGAATATGGCTACAACAAGTCATTTCCAGCAGGTGAATACAAGGCACTGGTATTAGCAGAATGTATCGCTCTGTAATTGGTTTAGTACTAGCTTGTATTACTGCAGCCGCTAGTGCTCATCAGTTTACTCCTACCTATCCAGTTTTTGACTCCTCTTACATAGAAGGAGTCATGCAAACAAAGCTGGAACTTTTCAATAAACGAAAAGAGGTAGGGTACTATGAGCTAGCGGTTTATGATAAAGACTGGCAGCCGGTTACGTTCGCTTCCGAAGATAAACTCTTACAAGTTCGATACTTAGAAACAAAAAAGATAAACGTCTACGTAAAGCAGCAAGACTTATCTAAAGCAGTTTACATATGTACTGAATCTAGGCTAAGAAAAGAAGAAGTTTCTCATACAGTAGTTTCTTCTAAAATATGTTCAAAAGTTAAACAATGAATAAATTACTTTGCTGCTTAGCCTTGATTATGCCAATACTGGCTACAGCTAATCCAAGTTCATTAAATCTATCCTTGCCCGGTTCTTACGGAAGCTATCAAAGCGATAGCTTCCGTGCGGACGGCATGGACTGTTCTATGGCTATAGGTTCTAGTACCAACGTAGAGTTCGGCGTAGTAGGGCTTATTAACCGTAGCGCCGCTACTGTTACAACTGACCCAAGTGCTCAAGGCAGGGAAGTTGGTGTGTATGGTAGGATCACAATTCCTATAGGTGCGCCGCGCGAACGACTAGACTGTAACGAACTGTACCAATTAGAGCTTCGTAAAAAGCGCATAGAAGTTCAGCGATTGGAGCGTGAGTTGCAGAATCTAAAAAACCTGAAGTTTGAAAATTCAGGCAACAAATAAGGAGCACAATGTCTGAAAATAAAAATTTAGATAAAAAAGTCGAAGAACTAGAAGCCGCTGCAAAAAAGTATGCTAGTAAAGATACGGTTATTAGCATCGGTGGTTATGAGTTTACGCCAGCTAAACTAATGATAGCTTTTACACTTGCTAGTTCTATTCTTGGAGGACTATACGGTGCTTTCGAAGTCTACAAAGACTACGTAGGCATGAAGAAAAAGATTTCAGAATATGCTGCACCTGATCTAACTGATTTTGATAAACGCCTTGCGGTAATTGAAGAAAACAGTCAAAAAGGTGCTGATTACACTCGTGATATTAAAAACGACCTAAAAACAGATATACGCCGTGCTGAGTCAGTAACTGAACAAATAGAGCGCAGTGTTAAACAAGCACAGCGTGAAACTGACCAAGACTTGAAGCTTATGCAAAAAGATTTACGCGCTAACTTAGATCGTACTCGTGACGACATGGATAAACTAAAGCGCGAAACGGATTCAAAGCTTGATAGGTTAAACCGAAGCGTGGATGACAAGATCCAAAAAGCAATTGATAACCCACTAGCAGGAAAGTAACATGAATGATTTAAAAATGGTAAAATGGCTGGCATTTTTACTAGTACTGCCCGTTGGACTAGCATTTTTTGGCGGTGACCGATTCCGATACCCCTGTCAAGATCCACAGAACTGGGATAAGCCACTATGCCAAAAACCACAGTGTGACGTAACACGCACCTGTCCAGAGCACGTGTTCAAAGGGCAACGTGATCCACGACTTGGGCCTCCAGAAGAAGCCCAAAACATTTTAGCAAAACAACAACTAGGTAAACCAGAGGTGCGTTGCGATGTCAAATAATTCGTTTATATATACTGACGAGCAGCTAATGGCTCGTTTAAAATTCTTTATTGGTGTTTGTTTAGCACTAACACTAACAGGAATTGTGTTTGTGGTACTCTACTCACTTATTTTTGTAACACAACCACTAAACGCTATTAGTCCAATAGATCAAAAGTTCTTTGAACTAATTGTACCAATTGCCACATTCCTAACAGGTACGCTAAGTGGTATTATGTTAGCAGGTGGAAGCAAGGAAGAAGTAGATGCTACACTAGCCATGATGAAGCAAGCGCAAGACAACGCCACTGCTGCAGCAAAAACCAGTTACGTACCCAAGCAAGAACCAACGTTTTCGCCTGGATTAAGTACCACGGCTGGATTTAATGGCACTGGTTTTGCACCGCAAGTTATAATGATTAATGGTAAGCCAGCTCCACAGCCAGCACCACAACCGGAGATTTAAATGAAAAGATTAATTGGAAGCGTATTAATGGTAGTGGTAGTATGTTTAGTGTCCTATAACCATCCAGCATTTGCGGCAGAAACCAAAAAGGTTTGTGTTGAGCAAACGGACGCTAAAACCAAAAAGCCAAAAGAAGTCTGCAAAGAAGTAAAAATCCACAAAAAGCTTGAAGGCACAAAAGTACCAGATAAACAGGCTAAGTAAATTTTTATTTGACATATTTTTAAAGGGGTGGTATAATCTATACTTACCCCCAGTTTTATAAACCAACAAGGAAGTACATGGCAAGAAATAGTGGTAAAACCCATCGCACCTTTCCAGCAAAGAAGTCTAGTAATCGCCCTTCGCAAGAAGAAAAGTCTAGGCTGCGCAGTGAAAAACATGCTGGAGTCAGCGAACCTGTTCCTCAACGCAATTATACCTTTAAAGAAGTTCAGCCACTAAACTTCGTACAAGGTGAATATCTAGACGCTATCAAAAACAACGATGTTATATTTGGTATTGGCAGTGCCGGTACTGGTAAAACATACATTGCAGCCAGTTATGCTGCAAGTGAACTATTTCACAAGCGCATAGATAAAGTTATCTTAACCAGACCGAATATTGAAACTGGTCGAGGCCTTGGATTCTTGCCAGGCACTCTTGAAGAAAAGTATGCTCCGTACTTGCTACCCTTTGATGCAATCTTTACTAAAGCACTTGGAAAAGGTTTCTATGAATATTGCTTGAAGTCAAAAGACATTGACCCCACTCCACTTGGGTTCTTGCGAGGCACTACATTTGATAATTGCATTGTGTTAGTTGACGAGGCACAAAACTGTACTCGTGAAGAAATGAAAATGCTCTTATCACGAATCGGTAAAAATTGTAAAATGATCTTTTCAGGGGACACAGAGCAATCTGATATTCCTGATAGCGGGCTAGAAGATGCAGTAGATCGCTTAGAAGGTATCGAAGGAATTGAAGTTATTGAGTTCCTAGATGAAGATATTGTACGTAGTAAGATGTGTAAACAGATTATTATGGCTTATAGGAATTAAAAATGGCAGAAACATATACACCCACAGAAGGCATGGCCACAGCGGCAAAACGTGCACTAAAGTGGAAAGAAGAAGGTAAGCCGGGCGGTACACTTGTTGGACTAGCCAGAGCAAATCAACTAAAAGACCGTGATCCACTAACTGGCACAACTGTGCTACGTATGCATAGTTTTTTCAGTCGCCACGAAGTAGATAAAAAAGCCACTGGGTTTAATAGTGGTGAAGAAGGTTTTCCCTCAAAAGGGCGAGTAGCCTGGGATTTATGGGGCGGAGATGGTGGTCAAACTTGGGCAGCGCAAAAGCGTGACCAAATCATGCGAGAGCGAACTGATGCCAAGGACTTGTTGTTTGCGGCTAACTTGCTGGAGTCTTCGGACGGTTAAATAAAAAAGCCCGCTATATTGCTATAGCGGGCTTTCTTTTTATAGTTCCATTGAGGAATACAGCGGCCATCCGTGTTTACGATGTTCATCAATACGTTCACTTAAAAAAGCACTTAATCCGTGTTCGGAGTATTTTTCTGCAAGTGCATTGGCGCACCCTGACAATTTTTGACGACAAAAAAGCCCCCGCATCGCAAGATTCGGGGGCTTTTCTTTTGGCTAGAAGTTACTCTGCTTTAGCTGTTTCTGCTGTGTCAACAGTTTTTGCGTTTGCGTCGATCTGAGCCTGTGCCTGAGATTTGAGTTTCTCAGATAGTGGATTACAGATCTTGCCTGGCAACTCTTGTAGTGCAGCTAAAATTGCATTAGCCTCATTAAGATCAAAGGTAAAGGTAAATGTTGGATTTTGTTGTGTCATAATTATTTAATTGGGCAAGCGCCTGTGGCACATTCTGCATCTGTGATTTCGTCAAAACTATTGGTATTATTGAGATCAACTTCTCCTAGTGTTTTAACATACTCTTGATAAGTGGACTCGTCTACAACTTCTTGTGGAAGGTATAAGTAGCCCAAGTCTTTGGCTGTTTTAGTTGGGTCTGTGCGGTAGATAAAACTCACGCCAACATAACAATCCCAGTTATCTAGTAACCAGTCAATGATTGCTGGAATCTCTGATTGGTCATAGCTGATAGTTACTGACGTGTTTTGTTGATTCCACGATGTTTGTAGCAGTTTGTACCGTTCAAGCTGTACAACTGCTGACTCAATGTTGACTTCTTTACCATCAACTTTGTCAAAAGGTACCCCGTCCCACATTACCGGAAACGTAACAAGCACTCCAGAATCATCAACAGGATGATTAATAACACGGTAACCCGCTTCACGTAGCTTCTCAACCACCGGGTCATGTTTACTAAATTGAACATTGTTGAAAATGTACTTTCCTAGTGGTTTGTGAACACCCTCAGTTGTATCCATGATCTTGCTGAGAGTTCCTGATGGTTTGATACAGGTTACATTCTTTGGAGCTGGCAATCCAAGTTCCTGACTCATGCCAATAGCAGCACCTGTTGCAGTGCGCTTCAAGTATTCGTAGTCATAGCTGCCCATGTCTGGACGCATTGCAATACCTGTTAAACCTACTCCGCATAGTCGTAGGAAATAGTTGTTAAGATGCCAAGATTCTTGAAGTATGCCGTCCTGAAGATTAACACAGGTTTGTCGATAGTTTGCACGTGCTGCCAGTCTAATAGCGTTGTGCAAGCCGGCAGTGTCGCCTTTGAACTTGGCAATGTCAGTTTCGGTAAGGTTACAGAAAGCCTTGTTACCGAGTAAGATCTCAACGCATGGATTGGCTCCCTTAAACCACGGAGCACGTCGGAGGGCTTCGACTTCATTGATAAATCCTGGTTCACTTCCGCCAGCTTCTGTCATCATCCCAAAGATTTTTTCTAAATCTGACTTAAGCGGCTTCTTTTTAAATACTAAGCTGTTGTTTGATTGTGTGCGGTGTGCATTGTTATGCAACCACCAGTCTTTTTTGGCTACTGCAAATTCTTCCCACTCTGGTTGGTCGTAGTCGAACAAGGCAATTTCAGCGCTCCGACGCGAACTAAGTATGGTACCCAGATGATTAACGATATCCAGAATATCCATACGAGTAAGAAGACTATCGGCCCTGCCATTAAGAATATTAGCAATGGCAGTATAGGCAGTGCTAATAGCACTATCTCCACTAGAAATCCATCCATAACCTTTTAACCTTTCACCAGCAGGTCGCAACTGACTAAAATCAAGAACGAGAGTATCAGCAGGGTACTTACCCGCAAGCAGCTTACCAATAGACTTTGCCCAAGCCTCTGCGCTGTCTCCAACTGTGATTGTCCAAGTTTTGTTTTCAGGATCAAACGTTTCGGTATTAGATTCATTACCACCTTTTTCAGTGCGTGTGCTACGCACTACACGAATATTTTTAATTGGCTTTGAAAAGCCGTTTAGTGTACCAACAATTGGCTTGAATCCAACACCACAACCTTGTAGCAACAACCATAAGACGTCAACTACGTCATAGATTGTTTCAACGTGTGTGAAGCTACAATTAAACTGCGATGCTTCGCGAGTTTTAGCAACATTAGTTCCACCAAGCCAAAGTGTACGACCGCTCATCAACACTTTACGATCTAGCATTAGTTGCTCCAGATCATAAAGCTCTGCGTACTCTTGGTCATTGAGTTCGCGTCCTGCTGCTCGTTCCCACAACCACTCTTGGTGGTCGATAACGCGAGCTACCGTTTCTTGCCATGTTTCAAATTGTTTTCCGTCGTCTGAAGTTGGGCGATTATATGTACGACGTGTAATTACCTGCGCTCGTGTTGATGGTGTGTTCATCTAATTCCTTAAGTTCTGCAATATGGCAGCGATACAATACGTACGCCACCATCGGGTTGTTTTTGTTGTTCAGCTAATTTTTCACTTAGCTCTAGGCAAGCATAATATGCTTTGCGATTTTCGTAAGCACTGTACTGAGCGCCTACTACTAATATAATTATTATAGCTACTACAGCTACTAACACGTACTTTAATTCTTGCATTTAAGTCCCGGTACTGCCGAAACCGCCGGCACCTCTTGTAGTGTCATTCCAAATATCTTTAAACTCAGGCAGCAAAACTGGCATAATCACCAGTTGTGCAATACGGTCTCCAACCGAAATTTTATAAGGGTCTTCTGAAATATTTTTCAGCAAAACTTTTAAATTTCCACGATAATCAGAATCAATGACTCCAACAGAATGTGGGATTGTAATGCCTTTTTTCCCTTGCGAGCTGCGATTGAAAATAAAGCCTCCGTAGCCTTCTGGAATTTTGATCGCTATACCCGTATCCACAAGTTTTTGTTCTTGAGGATAAATCTCGTGTTCTTCATAGCTAAACAAGTCTGCTCCGGCATCTGTGCGGTGTGCACGTTTGGGAAGCTGTGCACCAGGCTGTACTTGGCACTCCAGCTCTGGCTTTACTGGCACTCCACGGCTGTGGTCGTAATCTCGGTTAATGTTTAAAAAATGGCTCATTTTAGGTAAATGTCTAGGGTTTCGTTGATTGTTTGGAGATTTTCTTCACCAATAGCTTCGGCACAGTGTGTAACCAAATCCATTAGCTGGTAGTTGAGCAGCAACAAGTCTTTGCACTTGTTTAAGTTTTGAATATAAACATATTTACCAGGAATTGGAATACTAGCAGCAATATCATAGGCTGTGCCATACTGTTTGACCAGTTCAACTGCACGTTTAGGACCAACCTTGTCAACGCCCATTACATTATCGCCACTATCACCCATCAAACACTTGATCGAGATATAGTCTTCTGGATCAAAGTCATAGTGGTCATTCCAGTTGTCAATGGTAACTTCCTTGCGTGTAACATAGGAGAATCGTGATACACCTGGGCCAACCAATAAGTCCCAGTCTCGGTCGCTCGAAATCAACCAAATATCGTCAGTGCTCAACTTAGACTTTTGTGATACAATATATGCTGCAATATCGTCGGCTTCTACTCCCTGAAACTTTAGCACTGGGTAGCTTGTAGTTTCTTCAATCTGTTTGATAGTGGCAAGGAAGTCTTCAAAGAAAAGTTCAAAAGCTGCGCGCTCAGCATCTGTTTGCTCAGCTTGTTTGTCTTTGCGGTTTTGTTTATATTCAGGACTAAGTGCTTTACGATAAGTTGAACTGCCTTGATCACAAGCAATAATAACGTGCGAAGCTTTATAAGATTTTTTAAGACTGTCTACTGTGCGAATGTAGTCTAACGCGAAGTCAGTAGCTCCTGAATGTTTATATCTGAAGGCCAAGTTTAGTGCGTCTACAATCAAAAGTGTGTTATTGGTTGCAGTAGCTTGTTTAAATGTAATACTCATTGGTTATATTCTTGTGGTTAAGTGTATATTATACACTGTTAACCTTATTAAATCAAGTTACAAATTCAGGTTGCTCATACTTCAACCAATCTTCTAGGAGAGCAACATAAAACTCATGCGTTTCGTGATTGTAGTAAAGGCATCGGTAGTCTTGACTATCGGGCATATCGTCAAAAGCCACAAATACTTTGCTTCGATTAAATTTAAAGATAAGCAGTGGCTTTTTACCTACCTGAATTCCTTGACGTACTGTTTGTTCCCAAAACTCCACAAGCTGCGGAGTTTTTGAAGTTAACAGGTGTGAAGTAAGGTGATCTTCTGCGTAACCTTTGACTTCGGTACAGTAGAGGTTAGTTCGCCCAGGCACATAAAGATCGCCTTTTAGCAAATGTTTAGGGTCAAGGGCACCACTTCCAGGTACTCGCTCCCACCCTAAACCTGTGTGTTTCTTTAAAAGATCGCGTACTGTAGTCTCAGTACGTGCTCCTTTAGCTCTAGCGTCTACGACCATTATGCACGCGGCGTTTTACGAACAGGTTGTACGATAGGCTTGGTAACCTTGGCGGCAGGTACTGGCTCTGCTGGTGCGGTTGGCTCAGCAGCTGGTGGAGTGGCTGGCTGGCTGGGTTGAAATTCAACTGTTTTTACCTCCAGTTCATCAACACTATACATGATGCTACCTGACTCAGCTTCAAGGGTATCTAGTTCAGCCTGCGTTACCACCATGCTTAGTGTTACTAGTTGACGCACACCATTACGAAGAATCGTAGGGTTAATGGCTGTACTTCGTTCAATTTTAATCATTTTATACCTCAATTTGTGATATGTTATTGCTTTTCACCACGTTTACTTTTTCTAATAGTGGGTGGCTAAAGCCATGAGACACCAAAAAGGTATTTAAGTGCTCTTCTCGCAATAAAACTTCAATTAAACGCTCTTTGCCGTCTACGTCCAGTGTTTCAACCGTCTCGTCCAGAATCAACAAGTTAATTCGTGAACTGGATAGTGTTTGCATCAACTTACGTATAGCCAAAAGCGTCGCTACGTTTACTCTAGCACGTTCGCCTCCCGACAGTGCTAGCATTTCAATATCTTTGCCATTATCTGTGATAACAACATTTAACTTATCACTTGCATTTACACGGAAACTAATCTGAAATCTTCCATCGGATAAGTCTACCAAGTATTTGTTAGTGATTTCTTCCAAGTCTTTTACCAAGCATTCAATCTTGTATGCAACCAAACCTGTTGTTGAAAAAGTTTTGGTTAACACATTAATAATGCTCATGCGCTCGGACAGCTCATGTAGTTTACCTGAGTAGTTTTCCAACTCCTCATTCATTTCAACCATCTGCTTGGAAACAATCTCAACCTTGGCATTATGAGCACTGGCTGCTATATTACGCTTTTCGGCAAGCGCAATAGCTTCTTTTAAGGTAACAATAGACTTTTGCAAACTAATAAACTTGGACTCAAGCTCGTTTTTGTCCAACAAATCTGATTGTATGCTATCATCAATAAGTGCGTGATATCGCTCCCATTCTTCTTTGGATTTACTCGCAGCTTCCCAGGTTTGCAATCTGCGAGTAATGTCACCACGAAGGTCATCAAGTTCTGTTAGGCGTGCAGTAATACGCAGGTTACTGGCTTGTGCAGACTCTTGAATTTTTGTCTGTTCCGCAATCAACTCAGCAATCTTGGCTTCGTCAATTTCTTGCAAACAAGTCGGGCACGTTCCGTGCAAAGCGCTGATCTTTTTGGTAAATGCCTGCGAATCGCGAATGGTTTTTGACAATTCCACAGATTGGGTTGTTAGCGCACCTGCTTCTGTTTGCAATGGCTTAGGGTCTTCAGTTGGCTTTTCTGGAATAGGAAATAACTTGATTTTTGCCTGTACCTGCCGATAAGTATTGTTTTGAGTAATCTTTTTATTGATAAACTCCAGGCTTTTTAGTTGTTTGTCTACTTCTGTGGATTCAGTTATTAAGTGCTCATCAACCACAGGAACTTTGCAGTATTCTTTTAGCGTTAAGTCAGTACCGGCGTACTTGTTTAACCAAGAGTTAACTGTATTAACTTGCGCTTGAACTTGTGCAATATCTTTGCTCAACTCTTGCGCTGTTTCTTTGAAAACTTCTTGTGCCTGCGTGTACTTGCCTAAGTTTAAAATCTCAATAAGAAACTTTTTACGCGCTGTATCAGGAGCTGTTAAAAACTCTAGACTGCTGGAGTTGCTTTGATAAACAATCTGTGAGAATGTTTTGTGGTCAAAGCCCAAGATTTCTTCGATGTTTTTGTATGTTTGTGTGCTAGTATGTGCACTAATATCCGTGCCGTCTTTGTACAGTTTAACAGTTTGTGTACTGCCACGAACTGTTACAATCTTGTATTCAACTCCGTCTTTGTCGAATACCAGTTCAATAGTATAAGACTTGGCTTTGACATATCGGTTGATAATATCTGCTTTTTTAATAGACTTGGAGTTCTTGTTAAAAAGCACTTCTTCTAAGATTAGTGCAATAGAGCTTTTGCCATGACCATTCTTACCCACAAGTTGTGTAAGAGGTGCAGCAGAAAAGTCAATCTTGTTGTCTGCGCCGTAACTAAAAGCGTTAGACCATGCTAGTGTTTTTATTGTTATCATCTGCTAATTTCTTTTTTAGCTCAGGCAGTCCGCCAACATATTCACCGTCGATAAAAATCTGCGGAACGCTACGAGCGTGTGGAACTTTTTCAATTAAGTCTTTTTTGGTAAAACCGTTAATGCCAAGCATCTTTTCAGTATACTTTACACCAAAGTTGTCTAGCATACGTTTGGCTTCGGTACAAGCAGGGCAGTTAGTTTGTGACCATACTTCGGCAGTTGAGTTACGTAAGTTTTTCAGCATGATTTTGCATCTCCTGTAGAACCTTATCAATAGTTGGTTCTGGTAGTTCTAATATATAAGTCAAGTATTCTTTGACTTCAGCGTCCAGCGACATTTCAGGGTCTAGCATTAGTGCAGAATCTGTGTCACGTTTAATAACTTTTGAGGCAATTAACTCCGAATCTTGCAATTCTCCGAGTTCTTGCATATCGCCTTGCACCTCATAGATTGTGTGGTCAAAGGAGGTGGCATTGGCGGAGGTGGTGGCCTCTTCGGCAGTGATCGTTTTCTTGATGAGCTGCGGTAAGTTGAATTTCCGCCACTCATGACTGAGATTATCAGCATCAAGGATAATAGCGCCAGTGTCGACCTTGGTACGGTGAAAACTAGTAGTATAAGGGCTGCCAGGATAAAGAATATTGCGCTGAGAGTTTTCATATGAGTGCAAGTCACCTGCCAAGACTATGTCCCAGCGGTTAAAAATATCCAAGTCTACTTCTGGTTTAACGTGTGGAGGAATCTCGGCACGAACGTGAGTGCATAAGATACGCCCAGAGAACTCACGACCATGTTTTTCAAAATCTTTGAGCTTGTTGTAAGGAATAATGTCCAAATTAAACCCAATATTCTCGTAGTAGTCATCTACTAAGGTTACCAGGGGGTTTAAGCGATGTGTGGACTTTTTGAGATTTGACAAGAAAGTGGTATCTTTCTTTAACATTTCATGATTGCCTGGATAGATTAAGGTGGGCTTTTTAAAACTCTCAACAAAGTCAAAATAAAGTTCAACTTCATCCATTGTTGGCAGTCTGTCAAATACATCGCCACCAACAATCACCAAATCAGCATCGGCCTGCATTTCCGCAAACTGCTCACAAAACATTTTAAATCTATTACGCGCCCAGTCTACTGGAACGTTCTTACTGCCTAGCTTAATGTGTACGTCAGCTGTAAATAGTATTTTCATTGTGTATAAGATAAGAAAGCCCGTTAAACCTTTTAGATCTAACGGGCTATTGGTATATTAACCTAGTTCTTTAACTGCTTCTTGAGCGGCATCGTCGCCAGCTTCGTCATCAGTGTTAGAGGTAATCTTTTCCAACAATGCCAATACTTCGGCTTCGGTTGGACGAGGGTACTTTTCGTCAATGTTTTTAGCAGCCTGAGCTACTTCGCGTTCTTCTGGTGTAAGAGCACGTTTTTTGCACTTCAATGGCTTAAGATCGTAGCTGATGTTAAAGGCCAATGGGCCTGTTTTAACACGGTTGAATACAATATCAAAGCCTTCGTCAAAGTCCGTTGGGTCAAGTTCCAAGTCAGCTGCTGTTGACACAATTTGTTCAAACAGTTTCTTTTTCAAGTTCAGCGCCTTAACTTTACCGTCTTTGGGGTCAATACAGTTAACTGTGTAGCTCCAAGAACACTTCAGGTCTGGAAAGTATGTTGGAACATGATCTTTTTCCAGGTTATCAAACTTTTCTTTGTCACGGCTAAAAGCCAAGCACTCGATTGGAATGTCTTTGTTATTGCTGCCCTTAACCCAGTAGATGTAGCGAGGAAGAACTCCGCCAACCAATCGCACTGTGTTTTCGCCGTCTTTGTACTCGTATGCCTCAACTTTGTTAGATTGAGCCTTGCCTTTGGTGTTTTTAAATGAAATTGCCATTTTTTAGTTGCTTTCGTATTTGAAATATATTTTGTTTTGTGTTATTGTGAGCAGAGGGTTTGTTTGTAGTAAGCTAGTGTCAATATCCTTAAAGTAACTTAAGTCTAGGTAAGTAACGCGATACAGTTTGTACAAGCTATAATCACGTCGTCCGGCTAATCTTATGTATTGCGCTTTGTGTGCAATGTCTGCGGTATCGGAAAAAAGTTGATCGGCATTTAATAAAAAGCTGTGGCCTGATAAGTTTTTGAGTGTAACTCTATCACGATGGTTTTTAGGTATTAGCTTTTTGCCAAAATGCCTTTCAAGCATACTTAACATTAGTTTAGGGTCACATTGAGATTCTGCTTCCAGTAATTCTAAGTTGAAAAAGAGTGCCATATCTTGAACTCAGACTATATTATATCATAATGACCAAGTGCTGACAAGTGTAAATTTGTCATACCGTTACTATCTTCCAGCCTTTACGCAAATAAAGCGCAAGGCGATCATTGTTTTGTTTTTTATCGGCAAAACCGGCAAAGTTAATATCTACAACTAGCGGCTCTAGTTTGCCCTCGTGCATACGCTGTACGCGACCAACGACCTGTTCTAGTAAACTATCGTTTGACATTGGTACTGCTAAGATCACACAACTGAGGCTGTTAACAGAAATGCCTTCTGAGAAGATTTGCCGACTTCCTGCGATAGCTTTTTTCTCTCCACTGAGGATTTGCTCTTTGACGAGTTTTCGTTCTTCAAACTCGGTGTCGCCTGTAACAAGCGCGCAATCTTCACCAACATATTCTTTAACTTTCTGTAGGAATTCTACTCTGTCTGCAAGGATTAGTACTTGATGCCCAGCTTCAATGTGCATCATGGTTAAACCAGCAATAAACTGCTGATAGTTCTCGCTAGAACACAAGTCCGTGATCTTGTCAACCCAAGTTGCTCCAGGCTTTAGTGTAATTCCTGACTTAACAATGTGCACTGTTGGAGTCATGGTATTAGACTGTGGTGGTTTGTAAACAACCGGCCCAAAGTAATCACGAAAAAGTATGTGCTTGCCGTCTTTGCGAATCATTGTGCCACTTAAGGCAATGCGGTATCGGGCGTGGAATACGTCCACTGTTTGTGCAAATGTAGTGGCAGGACAGTGGTGGGCTTCGTCCAGGATAATAGTTCCAAACTCCTTAGCAAGCTCCGGCGCAACTTTGGACAAGGTTTGGATGTTGGCAACGGTGATAAAGTGGTCGGCGTAGTCCATTCGTCCACCACCAATAACTCCGCACTGCGTCCCGAATAAGACTTCGATTTCTTCACACCACTGGTCTCGTAAGGCTGCGGTGTGGGTAATAACCAGAGTTTTTTGTCCGAACTTGTGTGCAAGGTGTAAGGCTGTAAAAGTCTTTCCCCATCCCACAAGGGCATTGATAAAGCAGGTATCGTCGATTGGGTCATAAACGACTTGCTGTTCGGGTCGTAAACCGAATTTAGGCGTTGGGAAAGGTACATCCTCAAGCACTCGTTTATCAATGATTTCATAATCTTCAGGAATCAGGTCTAGACGACCTTGTGGGATTGATAGAATACCCTTTGGCAGTACCTTATAGTTCTTGATAGTTTCAATGGTAGCAAATTGCTTGCTGCCAGTGTCTTTTTTGATTTTATAAGTAAGTTCTTTGATTACTGTTTTGGTGTGTTCTACACCAGGATTATCCATGTATATTCGGTTTGATATTACAGCTTTAGGCATTTAAACCATTCTCCAACTATCAGGCTTAACTGTTTCGCAAAAGCCATAAAAAATAAATCCCATGCCAAGTTTTAGTACTCTGGCAAAGTGCTGATGCTCACTAGGACGTTGTAGCGATTTAAAGCGCGAACTAATGCCCACCAATTCAACCACACACCCTAGACCATCCGCAGGTAAAACTTGTTTGATTGGTTTTGTTTGCAGTTTGGCGCGAGTATTTTTTTCGTACTGAAATACTCTGCCGCTGCTATCAACAAACCAAGTTGTTGATTTTGCAAGTTTAACTAAGTCTGCTAAAAAGTATATGGCTGTGCGAATTGGAAACAAATTTTCGTCCTGGCTTTTAAGCTGTAGTCGACGTAACCCAAGTGTTTTACCACTTAGGTTAGCGTCATCTACAATTCGTAAGGTTACACTCTCACTATTAGATTCATCAACATAGTGAGTGTGATAGAACACCAAGCCCTTATGCTGTTCTGGCTGACGCTCACCCAGCCTGAACACGGGCCAAGCTATCTCCGATAATTTGGTATGTTTCGACAAAATGTCCAAAGCTATAGTCCTCTCCAATATCTTGATCCACACCGATTGGGCTACCAGGAATCTCACAGCCCCACTGGTGTTGAGTGTTACGCTTTAGGATCTCGCAGTATTCCACCACATCTTCGTCTTTTACTAGCGCAACAAT